CCAGACGAACCAGATGAACCGCTACTTCCAGAACTACCACTAGTTCCTGCGGTTCCACTCGAACCAGACGAACCAGATGAACCAGATGAACCAGATGAACCAGATGAACCGCTACTCCCAGATGACCCACTTGTTCCTGCAGTTCCACTCGAACCAGACGAACCAGACGAACCAGATGAACCAGATGAACCAGATGAACCGCTACTCCCAGATGACCCACTTGTTCCTGCGGTTCCACTCGAACCAGACGAACCAGATGAACCGCTACTTCCAGAACTACCACTAGTTCCAGATGACCCATTCGTTCCTGCAGTTCCACTCGAACCAGACGAACCGCTACTTCCAGAACTACCACTAGTTCCAGATGATCCACTTGTTCCTGCAGTTCCACTCGAACCAGACGAACCAGATGAACCGCTACTTCCAGAACTACCACTAGTTCCTGCGGTTCCACTTGAACCAGACGAACCACTTGAACCAGACGAACCACTTGACCCAGAAGAACCACTAGTTCCACTAGTACCCGGATCACCTTTGTCACCTGTACGGGCAAACGTTAATACGCAATCATCTCCGTTTGAAAAAGGATTAGTTTCTGAACTATCGATAGGAGAAACTGTAAATCTAAAATAACCAGCGTTTTCAGAAATAGCAGTTGTAATTGCAAACATTATAAAAGTAGAAGCGTCGTATAGTTTACTTACTTTTACATGACCTTTAATTGCAGATGTAGAATCATCTATAGTGCGAATATATTCTTGAATATCTGTTCCATTTAAGTCTACATCATCAATATTAATTCTAGTAGATGAATTTTGAGCAACAGAATTAAATAGAAAATTACCGCTACCCGGATCTGTGTCAGTTATCGTTGTTAAAAAATTATACTTAAAAGAAGCGCCGCCAAAATTACCAGTTTGACCTGATGAACCACTTGATCCAGATGAACCGCTACTTCCAGAACTACCACTAGTTCCTGAGGTTCCACTCGAACCAGATGATCCACTTGTTCCTGCAGTTCCACTCGAACCAGACGAACCAGATGAACCGCTACTTCCAGAACTACCACTAGTTCCAGATGATCCACTTGTTCCAGATGTTCCAGATGTGCCTGAAGAACCTGAAGTTCCTGATGAACCATCAGTTCCTGATGAACCATCAGTTCCTGATGAACCATTAGTTCCAGAGCTGCCACTAGTCCCAGATGATCCAGTAATTCCAGAACTACCACTAGTTCCAGATGATCCACTTGTTCCAGACGTTCCAGATGCGCCTGATGAACCATCAGTTCCTGATGAACCATTAGTTCCTGATGAACCATTAGTTCCTGAGCTGCCACTAGTCCCAGACGATCCACTTGTTCCTGCAGTTCCACTTGTTCCAGATGTACCAGAAGAGCCACTAGTCCCAGAGCTACCGGCAGGACCCTTCTCTACCGAAGAAGTAGTAACAGTAGATCTCGGTGTTAAATTAACATCGATTTGATTACTACTTGACGATACATTTACATCAATTTCTCCCATATCATTATAAGTGTGTTACATCAGGTAAAACATTTAGTCTAAATTCGAAAAGAGTTACATCTTTTATACCGGGAGCAAAAAAATGAATATCTCCATATAAATTTATAGGAGGAAAAGCCTTCGTATTGCTAGCAGGTATATCAAAAAATACAGACGCACTTAAATCTCCCGCTGAAGTTACGGTAGGGATAAATTGATAAATCAAGCTGCCATCAGGATGACTTCTGATTTGACCAGTACAGGTCAAAGCTGTAAAATCATCTGTAGCAGATGTTAAATTAATTGTTTGGGTACCAAGTGTATCTCCTCGAATTATAGTAAGTTGTGTTGCCACATTCTACTTTACACTTAATACAATAAAAAAAGAAGAATAACTAAATTTCTCCTAATATTTTTATGACTTTTTGATGCTCAGGGTCATTAGGATCCAACTTTAAAGCTGGGTTCTCAACTGACATAGCTATTGTAGGTTTATGAGTAGATTTAAATTCTCTTAATAATTTACTTTTAATATCCATTCTCGAACCGCTAGCAAAAATGCCAATTTTTTCGCACATATGCTGCATGTCAATTAACGTCATCTCACTTAATTTTTCTTTGAAAATTTGTAAATTTGACGTGCCGAAAGGGTTTGACTTTTCTATTCCTAAACACACCTCCAACTCTCTTACTCTAGCTATATCAGGATCTTCATGAACTTTGCCGTCAGCAAAATTTAAATCGTCTAATTCAGACTTCTTCTTGGACTTAGTAATTTTTTTAGCCATATATATATTATAAAGTTAAAATTGAAAATTCAATAAAAAAGGGTGCTGCCCTTTCAGGCAGCACCCATGTAGTGGATCTGATTGATATTAAACGATAAGACCAATGAGAGCGCGAGTATCAAGAACCATACGTCCCTCTTCGAGAGCTCCAAAGTAACCAATTTTACCTTGGCGAATGGTATATTGATCGTCAGCCTGTAAGTTGAATTCAGAACCTGTGTCAGAATCAACTGCTACCGCACGAATAAGAGAATCGCGAGATCTGTCAAGACCGACAACAACCTGTTCACTTGCTTGAGCAAAAGTGGTTCCACCACCAGCTACTGTATGAGCAGCATAGGTTGTAGCAGCACCACCGACAGAAGAGAAGATAGTGTTGAATTTCTTGCCATCACCTAATTCCAATATTTCCATAATAGAAACACCATAAAACTCAGGTAAACCTCCAGAATTAAATAATTCCTGACGAATTGCCTCTGGAGCTGTGATTGAGTCATCACCGGCTGCAGGAGCAGCTGTCAAATTAGGCCCTTTTGTTGAAATAGGATTATAAGCCATTCCACGAATTTGCTCGACAATTTCAGGAGAAACAATGAGATCTGTTAAACCTCTACGAGCTCCAGAAGGAGTTCCCCCAACGAATGAAGAGTTAATTCTCTTAATCTTGGTGAACATTTTATTTAAATCGTCAAGAACGAAACGGTTAGCAGCAGCAGAACGGAAAACATGCAAGTTATCTGTTGCTGTAGCGCTGTTACCCGTAGAAGCCGTTGCTAATGCAGTCATAAGAAGATTAGCAGATGTTCTTTCTTGCTTCAACATAACTTCTTGAGCTACGCGAGTGAAAGATTTGCTAACGACATCAAGGCGACTCTTAGCGGCATACTTCTTGTCAAAAGCAACAGCGCTATCTAAACGATAAGTTGCGATTTTGAGCTCAGAAGCTGTTGGCTGAACGATATTTTGAGGAAGACCTCCTGCAACGGATTGACTATAAACTTTGATATAATCTTCATCGAAAATATCATAGTATAAATCAAGAGGAATTGAAGGGTTGTCTTCAGCGTTGAATTGTAAACTTGTGAATAAGTTAGAAACGGTTGGAGCGTTGTTAATGACTTCAGCTAAGACCGGACCAATGAATTCAGCCAAAGCTACTTGAGCGTCATAGGCTACCTCACGATTCTTGGATGCTAAAGCTTTAATTAGCTCAACCTGTTCGTCTGTTCTCTTTAAAACTATTTTCATATTATATATTAATAAAGCCTTTCTAATTACAAGGAGGTTGGGTTAACACAATCAATTTGAACCAAAGCGTATTTACCAGTAGTAGTTCCAGCGAACTGATCGCTTTGACCGTTAGAGGAAACACGTTGTCCAGTACCTAAAATTCTACCGACGATTGTATAATCACCAGTGAACGGACCAGCATTACTAGCTAATAAACCACTTACTTTGCCAGCGTTGCTTGAAACAACAAGATGCGAATTGGGAGTCATGCTACTGTCAGCCCAATCAACTGCATCATCGGTTAATGTAAACATACCTCTTGTGGCAACAGGAGAAGCCTGACCACTTAAAACCGCTTGTAACTCTGCAGCTTTAACAGGATTATATAGAAGTTTCTCTCCATTCTCATCTTGTTGAAGAGTCTGATTTAACGTAATACCGAGGACAGGTTCTCCTGCAGTAGCCGTTGTAAATTTAAGAGGAACTTCTGGGTATTGTGCTGCGCCAACAAAAGGATAATCAGTTTTACCTAAATATCCGTTTGTAGCATAAGTAATTGGATCGGAATCCAAATTACCAGCTGATACCTTAACGAACACACCTGCGGAACCCGCTCCATTTGTAGATGGACTGGTATCAGCAGTGTTGCTGGCAAACAAGTTGATTACATCTTGTTCGCTATATTGTCTGAATGGTAATAATCTTAGTGCCATAACCTTTAAAAATTAATTGTTATATTTTCTTTTGAAAAAGCCTTACTTAATTTATCTTTCCAAGAAACCTTCTCTTCAGTAGGCTCAATGTTCTGAGCAGGTAAAGAAGCTTCTTCAGTTTGAGCGTTTGCTAATGCAGTTTCAACTTCGACTTCAGGAGTTTCAGTTTTTTCTGCAGTTGCTTCTACGACTTCAATTTCTTCAGTCTTCTGAATACGCTTAGCTAATTCAGCTTCTAATCTTTCTTGGAAAATCTTTTCTTGCTCATCTTTAAAAGCTTTACTCTTGTGACGATAAATCACAGTTAGCTTTTCTTGATAAGAAGCAAAAGCTTCTTCTGAGCTATCTAAAGTGTTTAATTCTTCAGCTAACAACTTACGGTCAGCGTCGTCAAAATCATATTCTGTATCAAGGGTACTCATTCTGGAACTAAATAATTCCTGAGCAGCCTGTGCAGAAAGAATAGATTCTAACTCGTTAATTTTAGAAAAAGCGCTATCTAACTTTTCATCGTTTTCAGCTAAGCTTTTTTTCAACTCTTCAGCTTCGGCAACTGCTGTCGCTTTAGCTTCTTCAGCTGAAAGAATTTGAGACTGAATTTCTTCACTCTTTTCTTTAATGCTTTCAGCGATTTTTGCAGAGATGCTAGCAACTGCCTCTTCACTGAATGATTCTTTCGTCTGCTTTTCAGCAAGGACGGTCTTTAAATCTGATAATATCTGTTCTAGATCCATAATATTAGTTTTGGTTGTATTTACAGGCTTTTTTTCTTTTTGTGAAAAATTTTCACGAATTTTTAATACTTCAGGTGTATTAAATTCACCGTCTTTATCATTCGCTTTGTTTTTATCCATTGTGTCTTGAGCTGCATCATCAATAATTACACCATTTACATTTGCCGCAGGATTGGTCGTGAAACCGATGCCCAACGGATAAATTCGTCCAGTTACGAGACGATAAACTGGAATCCCATCATCTGTAAATCCAGTTCCGTCAAAACCTCGTAAGTACTTTTTAAATTCATTTATTTGCTCTTCTTTAGTAATAATCTCAGCCTCATGAAGCTTATCGCTACCCAAGGCGATATTATAATTATTAAATCCTATCTCCCAGCTTGCGCTTATTTTTTGATATAAGTTTGAATCAGGATTATTAGATTCTAAAAGTGCTTCAGCAAAATCTTTATCTACAGTTTTGTAAACAACGGCAGCTAAAGCGATATTAAAAGGATCTAACGACCCCTTGACATCTTCGTCTGTTAAAATCTTATTTTCTCCGAAAGAAGAAAAAGCGGAATTAACAATATGACCTACTACTTTTTGTTTTTTATGTTCTATATTAGTAGGTTTATGCGTAAAATAATTTTTAAATTCAATAGCGGTATCAGTATCAATTCCATCTCCGTTTTTATTAAATGCATTGACTACTGCTCCGTTAAAAGCAGCGCCAATTAAATCTACATTTTTTTCTAAGTTAACAGATTTAGGAATTAACCCCTTGATAGGCTCTAATGATGCTTGCGACAACAATAAATTATTATCAAAATTTATTGAAGCAGTCACAACATTATTGAACCGCGTCTTGTACTTATACATAGTAATTGTTACACTTATTTTTTATTACTGTGATATAATAAAGCGGCTGCATAGGTATTTAAATCGTGCTGTGCAGCCAGATCTTGCACAGCTTTCATCACGCCCAACTTATCTAAAGTAGACGGATCTTTTAAAACCGTTTCAGCTGCATCTTTCCAGTTAGTACTTTCTGAACCTATAATAATAGCTTCACTAACATTTTCAGCTAACTTCTTTTGATCTTTTGTTAAGCGTTTTTTATTATATTTTTGTTTCAATAAAGTCTGGACATCAGAATACAATCCTTTAGTTAAATCAAAAACTTCCGCAATAGCTTCTCTTGAATAAACATCAGCTTTAATTGCCCCAACTGGACGACCTCTTTCATTTGGCACTTTATTTTTTACTGGAGGTACTTTTTCAGAGCTTTTTTCTTCGGGAACTTCCTCAACATCACTCCCCATTGGAGGGGCTATAGAAGGGACGCCTCCTATAATAGGATTATAGAATCCTTTCTTTCTTTGCTCAACAAATTTTTCTTGAGCAGCAGCGAGCTCTTCTCCAGAAGGATAAATACCAGTTTCGATAACTCTAATACCTTCTTCAGGGGGCAAGATGCCTAATTCCATCATTCTGGTTACAACTCTATTAAATTGCGTTTCATCTTTAATAGACACTTCTTCAAACTTAGCTAGAGGACATTTACCTTTAAAGCCTAAGTTTTTAAATATCAATTCCATTTCTGGTTGCAAGAAATCATTTAAGAAAGCATTTCTAGCCTCTCGCAATCTCTCAAAAAATACCTGAGCTTTAACTGTTGTATTTGCAAACTTCTCAGAACCAATTAAAATATTCTGTAGACCTTCTTTAATATCTTCGTTAACAATTTTATATTTCTCATACCCCAATACTTTATTCATATCAGGAATGATAAAATCAGCTTTTGTTGTGTAATCCGCAACAAGGACGCGACCAACAGATTGATTACTCAATAGAGATTGCATTGCGGAAATATTTTTATGATTAATGCCACCTTTATCAGGGGTATTACCTAAAGTGATTAAAAGAATAACATTTTCAATTGTACGACAGATCGCTTGATCTATCTTTTTCATTTCTAACTTAAAGTTAATATCATCCAAAACGGCAAAGCCAAACGGCACAGCAAATGGCTCATAATCTTGTTTCTTATAAAAAGAATAAATAACATCAGTAGGATTTAATTGTATTTTTAAACCATCTACAGACCATTGACCGTTTTTAATTTTATCTCTAGACTCTGCATCTAAACTTTCAAAAATTATTTTATCCTGTTCATTTTTTGGATTCTGTAATCTTTCTAATTCATACTCAGAAAGAACCTTTTCATATACAACCTGTTTCCAAGATGTAGATCTATTTGCCACAAGAAAAAATGGATTTAAGAGGGTATACTGTACAGGAATAGAGTTTTTGACATTGTAAGAAGTAGGGTAATTATAAATCTTTTCAACGTTATCGTAAGATAGATCATCAGCATTAGCATAAGATTTTAAGATAGATTGAAAATCATCTAACGAAAATTTAGCATTTAATTTATAAAAAAAGATATTTCCGCTACGATAATATTCCCTGAAGTATTGATCTTTTACTTTCCAAATTTTTATATACCTCATCCACTTGCTGAAAAAGTCTCTAGCTTTTGCGCTGCCGCCCTCTAAGTTTATTTCGGCATTAGAAAATTCAGACATAATGTCTACAGCATTTCTAAATATAGCAACATTAGCATATGCTTTTTGACATAATTCAATAGCATCCCTTACGTTGTAACCATTAATTGACGACTCAAATGGCAACAAACCTTCTCTAATATTAGCGTATTTATTAAATTTAGGCTGAGTAGATATCCTGTTTCTTCTTGTTGAAGTCGAAGATTCTCCTCCATTTCTAGAATAATTAGCTTTGCTGTCAAAGCTATAAAAAGGATCGCCTAACAATTGAGGCTCAGAAGGGTTTTTTTGGACTAGACTTTCTAAAGAAGTATTGTCACTTTCATTACCAGATGAAAATTTATCCCAATAATTTGATTTTTTTGTATATTTTCTAGGCATGTCTATATTATAGTTACACTAAGCAACTTTCAAAGTGACTTTTAAACTTTTCTTTTTTAAAAAGAATATAGAAATACATTATTATTTCCAGTAAAAACTATATCATCATGCCTAGTCCAACTTTTTTCTATTAAAAAGTCATGACAATCCATACCTTTGCCTACTGTTTTATCGTTTGTCTGAAAAATCTCTTTTCTACCATCAGGAAAAAATAATTCCACCCATGTATTCGGCATATAATTATCGTCTATAGCTATAAAGGAGTTATTATTGACCCTATAAAAAAAAGAAATTAATTCACTCAAGTGATGAGAGGAAGATGGTTTTGGATTATGCAGGTCTAACTCATAAGAATCTAAAAAAAACAAATCTATAGAATTGATAAAAGAATCAGGCATTCCTGAAATACTCTTAACACTATCAGCACAAACATGATCTATTACATCTAAATATTCTTTATTGTATTTTTTAGATAATTTTATATGACCGTAATCATTATCTATTGTAGTTAATGTGCCTCCAAAATAATTTTTAATAAACTTAGCAAAAACATTAGTGAAACCTATTTTTCCAGAAAACTGCGTTCCCGTTTCCAAAATGTTAATCGGCCTATTTAAAGACTCAAAATACTGAAAACATTTATAAAGGAATTGCTTTCTTGATTCAGTAAAAGAACAATTTTCTATTTCTTCTATAATCTTACTCATAAAATAAAAGGCGTAAAAGAAGAATCTAGCTCTTCTTTTTTAAACGACTGCATATCATAATAAACTCTTGCCATCCAATTTGAAAGTATTAAAGCGGAATAGCTATCTTTTCTTGGTTTATCCGGCCCAGTCTTTCTTTTTAAATTGGGAGGTAAATCAAAACTTTGTGTACCTTGGGCTGTTGTAGTTATTTGTATTAATGCGCACTCAGTCTTGGTCAAAAGTATCATATCTGTTAAATGCTCCACAAAATCAATCATTTTAGCTTCTTCGTTTTGTTTGTCAGAATCCGCCATATTAGAAAACTTCATATTTAATATGCCTATTTTCTTTTTAGATTGAGTTCTAAAATTTTGATCTATAGCTCTACTTCCAAAAAATATTCTTCTATGATCGAAATTTGCTTGCAGCAATTCATTAGCGGTTCTGATCCAACTCGATGTAGGTTTTCTTAAAAAAACATATTTATAATTAGATTTATTATATTCATTTTTTGCAGAAAGTAAATTTTGAGGATAATCTTCTGGTTTTTCAAATTCTGTGGTTATTTGTTTCAAGTCAATTCCTTCGCTTTTAAACAATTCACTTTCATTACAAGAATTCATAAACTGCACTCCGCCATTATAATCCATGCAAACAGCTACAATATTAAAGTTCTTTAAAATATATAAGAAATATTTAATATGATCCCTTAATGAACTACCCGATAAAGCGTATGAATGAACTAATGTGCTTATTTGTTTTTCTCTATTCAGCTTTAAAACTTGTATTGCGAAATCATCTGAAGATTCTGTTTCTGACCACGAAGGGTCAACTGCTACAATATATTCGGCTTCTGCTTTACCAACCACCTCAACAGAAGGTGACTCTCCATCAGGAACGGTACATAATGCCATTTTAGATATTTTAAAATACCCAGAACTATCATCAGTGAATTGAGCACCAAACTCTCTCATAAATTGAGATTCACTCATAGTAGCTTTCGCTTGATTAATTAGATTTTGATCATACAACTGCACAGGCGCACAATCATAACTAAACTGCATTACACATCGACGAGTTCTTTCCTTATTTCTTGGATTAGAAATTAAATTTTCATATTGTTCATATAACTTATATAAATATTCAAATTTAAAAGAAGCAGATGAAAGAGCTATCAGTTTGTTATTCGGCCATTGATGTCTATCTTTTTCTTCCATTTTGCCCTGCTTAATTAAATTATTCTCCGCTTGATACAGCTCTTCTCTTTGTGTAGGGTTCTGCACAACGGACAAAAATGGCACTATAACTTCATTATAAATGCGTTCAGGCATCAACAGGAACTCGTCGATAATAATGCGATGAAAACGGAAGCCTCGCAGTTTTTCACCATCACCCAAGGGTAGCGCCCGAATACGGCTTTTGCCTATTTCCATTACCCACTCATCATTACTTTTTGAAACGTGAGTAATACATTGCTTTAGTAAATAAGCTTCTGGCTTTGCGGCGATATCTTCGATTTTTTTAAAAATCATTTTAGATTGCCGGAAAGATCTGGAAAGAATACCTGTTTCAACCCCTTGATTTAAAATGGCGTCTAAAACGGCATAAATTCCAGTTGTATAACTTTTACTCATACCGCGAGACCATACTCCTAAAAAATAATCACTTTCCAACATGCTTTTAATGGCCATATGTTGAAATGGGAATAATTGAACACCAGTGATTAAATCTGTAGCAAAAGTTGTGTTATTTCTTAAAAATTCATAAAATAAAAGTTTAGCTTCTCTCTCTTCTAAGAAGCCCTTCTTTTTTAAAAGATCTTCATTGCTAATGAATTCTTTTTTTCTTGGTATTTGATTACCTGTCTCCCAACTCATGATCTAAATAATATTGAATATCGACACTCCACAACCGATCCCCCAAATAAAGAAGTCTCGGTATAATGTCTAAAGATTTTTCTCTGTTTCCAGTAAAAATAAATTGAACGTTTCTTGGGTACTTATGACTTAAGCACCTCATATTATGAAATACATATTCTAAACTTGTCTTTCTTCTAAATTTCTTGTGATTAGATTTTATTTTATCAATAGTAGTTTCTATAACCACAAACAAATAACTATTTAATTGAACAGCTTTCTCAATTTCTCTCTCAAAACGCGAAACACCAGAAGCTAAAGTCCCTAAAAAATCTGTTTCACTTTTTCTATCAATGTAAGTATAAGTATAGTCGCCATCATTGTTTATATAGTCCCCAATATATAACTTTTCTTTTTTAGTTTTTTTAAAAGGTAATGGATCCTGTTCTCTTGTGTCAATTAAGATTTCAAACTCTGGAATTTCTTTGTCATAAAAATCAAATGGCATGGGCCTGTTAAAAAGAGGCTCTTCATTTATCTCTTTACAAGCTTTACTGTAAGATTTAAAATGTTTTTTAAAAATATTAACTGGAGGCAAACCTAAAGTTTTTAATTCATTATGAAACGGGGCGTATTCATATTTTTTATCTTCAATTCTTTTCGATAACAGCTCCAAACATTTTGTTTTCACTAAAACCGAGGCAGCATTTTTTTCCCATATAAGAAATTCATTTAAGTCAATAAACTCTCTTTCAAAATAATCTTTTTTATTTGTAAACGGAATTTGTTTTTTATAATGCAGTGAATACCTTGGATAATACCTGCAATAATATTCGGCCTGATAAAGGCCATGTTTTTTTAAATGAGCATGAAACGATTTATCAGATTCAAATTCTTGATTACATATTTGACACTGATTCATATAGCATCTTCTTTGGACACACCTAAAATCCTAGCTTTCCAAGAAGACATAGATTCAAATTTATCAGCTTCCTCCTGAATAGCTTGTTTCTGTAAATCAGCTATTTGAATCATCATTTGCCTTTCTTTTTCGTCTTGAAAAAGTTCAACTAGATTCAAAATAGAAGCATTCTTCTGATGATGCTTGTCGATTCTTTTAGCTCTTTCGCCATTTAATTTTTGAATGCTCTGATCAATGCGCTTAGCGCATTGGTTATACTCCTCACTTATAGTTTTTAAAATTTCTGTGAGACGAATCGTTAAATCATTTTGCTCTTGAGTTTCATTAAACATTTCATTAACTTTATTTTTCTTTATATCAATTTGTCTCAAATTAATATAATCCATGCAAACATTTATATATAAGTTTATTTCATCTATCGTCAGATCCGGCTTATCCCAAATAGACCGAACGAATTCCGCCTCAAAAAGATCCTTATCACTAGAGCTTCCGTATGAATCATAGTTTCCAACAAAGCGTGGGCTTGCTAAATAAACTAATAATTTTTCTAAAAATTTTCTATGCTGCAATGAAAGTTTTTCTTCGTTCAGGTTCTGCCCACACCATTTATTTACTTTATTTAAAACGGTTTTTAAAGATCGGGGCACAGAATATTTTTGATTAACTCCCGATTCTGACTCAACTAAAAATTGAGGGTATTTTTCTTTTATGTATTTATGTACCGCTCTGTATTCAGCAGTAACATGAATATTTAAATTCTCAACGCCTTGAAACTTTTGATTAAAAATTAATTCAGTTATCTGTTTGGGACTCATACCCGATTCAACATTCTGATCTATAAATTCAGATTGAGCTTCAGTTAAAATTTCTTTGACATGAGAAAATCTAGCTTTCTTTTTCTTTTTTATAAGCCCTACTTCTACGAGATAATCCCTGACAAACCTAGATTCTTTTGATCTACCAGTTAGATTTTCTTTATTGTGCAAAAGGTTAGCTATGACCACATAGTCATTCAAACCTTCTTCAATTTTTTTATTGATAAAAATTTTGTCTTTTTCACTTAACATGTCATGATGAAAACAAATCGTTTTCCTTTATTATGGTTTTTGCTTTTTCATAAAGCATTTTTTTTAAATTTTTTATTTGTTTATATCCAGCTTTTCTTCCACTCTCATTTGTTTTAAACTTTAATATTTTAGCGACATCTTCATCATTTAAATTATCAATAAAAAACATTTTATATATAAAGAACTGTTTGTTAGTTAAAGCCCTTTTCATTAACGAATGCAATTTTTGCTCAGCAGAAGCGTAATCCTGAATACTAGATCCCTCAAAGCTCATATAATAATTCTGATGATTCTCTAAACTAACAGTCATCTTTATATCATATGCTGGTTTTTTTAATTTTTCCCATTTAGCATATAAAGGGCATTCATTACATTGAGTTTTGCTTGGTGTAAAACCGCATGAGTTTTCATAAACTATTTCAATACCTTTACTAGTATTAAATGGACATGATAAACAAGGTTTAGCGAAAGAAGTATAATTATTACGTATAATATTTCTTATCTGATTTGTAGCTATCCTGTTAACCCAAGGTTCTATAGGCCTAGACTGATCCCAAAGATGCCATTTTTTATAGATGTGTAGTTTTATTACCTGTTCAATATCTTCAAAATCAAACCAAGTTATCGCTCTAAGCCTCCATTTAGATCTTCTTTTTTTTATTACTTCATCAATTTTTTCATACATTTCTTCAAAATTTTTCTTTTTAACTTTCATCTATATCTTTTATTACCCTAGGAGCACATTCTTTTAATGATTGAGCTAAATATTCTTCGCGAGTTAAATCTTGAACCTGATCTACAGGTCTATCTAACCTATCAGAATTACCTACAGGAGATGCATTAAAAAGTTCTTTTGCGCTAAATTTATTATTACCTCCATCTTGTATTTCATATGCTAATCTAGAAGGCCTCCTGAAAGAACTATCTTCTAATTCTATTTGTGGATTTACCTCTTGAATCACTTTTTTTTGTGGAGCAAAACTGGATAAAGCGTTACCACACGAAGAACAAAATTTAGAACCTGCGCTGCTTTTAGCTCCGCATTGAGAACAATAAATAATACTCATTGATATATTATATGTGATTTAATTCATTTATCTAATTTCTTAAATACGTTAACTATATATTTTAATATTTCGCTTCTAACAATATCTTTTTCATCAAATTCAAAACAGTGAATACCTTTACTTTCACTTTCTTCGCTTTTAAATAAATCGTATATTTTAGTGAATCCAGATTTCATGCCAATGTCTGACTGCATTGAATCACCACAAATAAACATCTTGGTTCCCTCTCCTATACGTGTTAGAAGTGTCACAAGCTCCTTTGTGGAGTAGTTTTGAGCCTCGTCTGCTATGATTACCTTATCGTTCCATGTAGCGCCTCTTAGGAAGTTTACAGGGAACGCCTCTATATATCCTTGATCTTCTAAATATTTAGATTGGGTAACTGGAAGTAATTCGTCTAACTTATCGTACAACGGCATCATGAATGGATTAAATTTTTCATCCACAGTTCCGGGTAAAGAGCCTAGACCTCTTTCTCCCGCTTCTGCTATTGTTCTGATATATTTTATTTCATATTTTGGATTTGAATTTAGTAAATGTAATGCGCAATAAACTGATAAAAACGTTTTTGATGAACCTGCTACCCCATTAATAAAGATTATTTTCGTATCATGCCGGAAAGCTAACTCCACTAAACTTTTTTGTTTTTCTGTTAAATCAAATTTGTTGATTTTCAGTTTAACTTGTCTGAATACATTGTCGTCTAAAACTTCTTTTATTGTCCCTTTTGGTTGCCTACGTTTTTTTGTTGACATATAGTAAAATATATTACACTATATATGTATGATTTTCCACTGTTTAAGTGTCCCTTATACCCCCACTAAAAAAGAAGTGTCCTTGTGCGCTTTTACTCAAAAAGTCTATAAATTTTGTGAAGAAATGACCAAACGTGGCCATACAGTATATCATTATGGGCATGAAGATTCTGAAGTCACATGCACAGAGCACATAACCGTAACAAACAATGAAATTTTAAAAAAAAGTTATCAAGATTTAAATATTTGGAAAACAGAGGGCTTTAATCAAAGCGTTCACACCGAAGCTGTAAAAATTTTTAATGAAAATTGCATTAAAGAATTAAATAATAAAATAAAATCTCCAAATGAATTTATATTATGCTGGTTTGGGTTTGCGCATGAACCCTGCGTCAAAAATTTTAAAAACAAAGCAATAATTGTGGAACCCAGCATCGGATATGATTCAATGTTTGCTGAAATTAAAATGTTTGAAACTTATTCACAAATGCACAAACTCCATGGAGCGTCAAAAACAAATGTGCATTTCAATAAAGAATTTGTAGTTTATCCCGGCTTCAAAAAAGAAGATTTTTTATTTAAAAAACAGAAATCTAATGCAGCTCTTTTTCTAGGTAGAATCACAGACGAGAAAGGAGCTCAAGCTGCATATGATATGTGCAACGCAGCTGGTCAAGAAATATATTTTGCGGGACCAAACACACTAAAACTTAAAGATACAAAATATTGCAAGATGCTTGGTTTTGTAGAACCAGAAGAAAGAAAAAAACTATTGTCTGACGCCAAATTTTTATTAGCTCCAAGTTTTTTTGTCGAACCATGCAACTGGACAGTGATAGAAGCTCAATTTTCAGGCACACCAACTATAACGACAGATTTTGGAGGGTTTACTGAAACAGTTAAGCAGAGTTATACTGGATTTAGATGCTCGACATATCAACAATTTAATTTCGCGATAAGAAAAGGGTTTAAAGAAATTGAGCCTGAAAATTGTCTAAAAAATGCGACCCATAATTTTACCATAGAGATACAATGCAATCATTATGAGATGATATTTAGTCAAATCACACAACAACTCCATTTATAATTATTTCAGTATAATAATCTTTGTTACCCCAATAATATTCAGAAATGTCATAACCATCAGTTGAGTAAAGTCTAAAATCAACTGAAGAATCATTTTTTAATTTATCCATCATTTCGTAAACTTCACTTCTTGGGAAATAATCGTTGCCAGCAAAATGAATTTCACCAGCAAATTTTTTTACATTTTTCTTAAATAAGTCATAATGAGTTACTAAAAATGTTTTCTCGTAACTTTCTATATCAAATTTTAAAAAATCAATTTTTCTATTTAGAAATTCCAACAAAGAAGGAAATGTTATAGAACTCACCTTTTGTTTTTGATCCTCATCATAAAAAGACCAATTAAAATCTTGGACTTGTAAGCTTTCACTAATAAAAGCGTTTATAATAAGGGGCTGTCTTTTGTCTTCTAAATTATCATAAAAATCATTTATACAATTTACGCTAGCATCCAACCCAACATAAACAATATCTTTATCATAATTCTTAAAATAAAATGGACCCTGAGAGCACCCCAGATCCAGAACAAAGTCTCCGTCATTAACGTCAATAAATTTTTGATATTGATTATGTTCAAATATTTCTTTATATGTAGAAGCGTGAATATTTTTCATAAATTATTTTCTTTTCTTAATAAATTAATTTTATTTTTTACCATTTCAAAAGATATTTCCTTTGTACACTCAAAATTTTTGTTTTCGGGACACCAAAGCCAATTCGAGGGCTCAAACTGAAAAGAATCATTATTCCAGCATCCGTTACAAACTTTTTCATTTATAACTCTGTAAGGGCTAGTAAACTCAGCATAAGGCTTAGAGAATCCCGATATCATCACCACTGGTTTTTGGCAAGCCCAAGCCAACCAAGATAGACCCGAACCTAAACCAATAAAAAATTCACAATTGTATAAATCGTCGATTCTGTCTTGTAAACTTATGTCTCCAGTTTTATCTATACAATCACTTGGTATTGTGTTTTGATTACCCTTTATTCCAAAAGTTTTATGTTTATCTATACAAACAACGTCATAACCCAAAAACTTTAAATAATTTACAACTTTTTTCCAACCGTTTTTATTATTCCAATACTTAGCTTGAGCTGTGGATTGAGTAGCTATGCAGACATATTTTTTAGAAAAAGACGAAGGTCGGCTCTTTTCTATTAAAACAGTTTTTTCTTCCTCATAAGGGATATCTAAAATTTTACATGCAACTTCTTGCAAAGAGTTGTTATGTGAAGTTGGTATGTCATAATGTAATTCTATAATAGAATCTTTAGATTCAGGTTTCTGATTGTAATCGAAAAAGTTTATTAAATCGTACTTATCTTTATTGAAAATTTGCTTATGAGGACTGTAAAAATTAACTTTAGTTTTATTAAGTTCAGCGTATCTCTGAACCATAGGTACCCAAGCTATACAATCCCCTAAACTTCCTGATTCATTTACTATGTCTACAGTATTCTCCGGCGAAGGTAAAATGTCATTTTCAACAGTATTATAAAATTCATGTTTGACTTTAGTTGATAAATTTTTTACAATTATTTTAACTCGCTCGTTGATTTCATCACAACCTGCCCACATACCATTATTTATAGTAGTTCGATAAACTATAAAATTATCTTTTTCTTTTACAAAAGAAACTTCGTAATCAAACTGGTCGCTGCCACTTATCTCTATTTTTGGCTTAGGGTTAAAAGTTGCATTGAAAATGTTTTTATCAGGCAAAGCAAAAGTTTTGATTTGGACATTATGGGCTTTATCCATGTTATCTAAAATATAGCTCTTTAAATTATCACCATTTATAAAATTAATTAATTCTTCGTTTTTGTATTCACTTCTTAAAGTCTCTATATCTGAGATAAAACAAGGCATGTTCCATGATAAAGCTTCTTTAATTGATATGGGATTGAGCTCTTTATAGGACGGTAAAACAAAAAGATCCATTGCTGCCATATAATCCCCTACATTATCTCTTTCATCATGAACCACACAATTAGGAAGAGCTTTCATTTCTTCCGTTAATCCACAGTCATTATAAAAACATGTGTTACCAATAAAATGAAATTGAACGTCTTGGTTTTTTAATTGACTGGCTAGCTCATATAAAAATTTTTGATTTTTATTGCTATGAAAAAGAGCTACATTTAAAACATGATAATAATTGGGATTCAGACCTAATTTAATCAAGCTAGAGGTTCTGTCTGGTTTAACTTTCTTTTCTACTTTCATGTCAACTAATTTAGACGACACATTTAAATTACATAAGTTTTTATGAAAAGATGAACAAAAATGAAACGCATCGGGGATTAATTTTTTGTCGTTAAAGTCGAACTCAGAAGTGTGACAGGTTTCTAAGATTTTAAAACTTCTGTTTTCATCATATAGAAAGTTTTTTATGTCGTCAGTCAGTTTTTTTAAACTGAATATTTCAGCTAGCTCGTTTAAATGTATTTCATCAGGATTATAATCTTTTATAAAGTCAATAAGCTTTTGCGATTTTTCATCATATTGTTCATCGCTTTGCCTTAGATGACCAAAAGATAAAAAGTTTTGCTCACCAACTAAATCAATTATACAATTTCTGTGAACAACATAATCTCCATAATAACAGTATTCAACAACTTTAACATCATAGCCTTGCGACTTTCTTTTATTTATTAACCAAAGAAGGTATGCGGGTGAACCACCAGTAGAAAGATGTGGAGCCAAAAACAAAATCTTTTTACTTTTTGAGGGTGTAATAATTTTTTCTATACAATCTACAACATTTTCAACTGGAGGATGACAATCGAAAGAACTCCTGTCTTCTAAACAATTTATAAGCGGCGGCACTCCTTGGATTGTTCCCCACTCTTTAATTCCATGTTTAATATCAGAAGCGCAGAAAGCTTCACAGGAACCTGAAATATAATCATACTTATATGATTGAGAATTTTTTCTAAATGGAGCTCTTAACTTATTGTTTATGGAAGATCCTAATTGAATAATATTTGTATCTGTTGTTCCTGCTAAATGGAGTAAACCCGAATCCATTGTGACAAATGCCTTCGCTTTATTTATAACATTCCAACATTGAGACAGTGTTAATTTATTTGTTAAATCAATACCTAAATTAACATTTATGTCAATTGTTTTTTTATCTATTTCAAAAAAACCTCTTTCATGACTGTTTTTTCCAACTAAAACTACAGGTATATTTTTAGATGTTAATGTTTTAGTTAATTCTTCCCAATTCTTTTTTTCGTAAGTTCTAGAAGGCCAAGTCGATCCCACATGTAAAGCTATATAATCTTCGGGAAGATCATCTATGGCCTCACTCTCTTCAGGAATAAAATCATATTCCATTTCCGATTCACTTAAACAAAAACCTAAATCTAAAGCGTGAAACTGTCTTATATCAATTGTGCTATGTTTTTTTTCTATACCTCTCTTGTTTTTACCGCCTATATCAACAAAAGTTTCAAACACTTCTTTAGCACTCTTTCTTAAATTCAATGTCCTTAAATCATCAAAAGAAAATGTTTTGTTAACATACGGATTGTTTTTAAATAATTCTGGAACATGAGTAACTACATTAATTTTACTCTCGTAAACAAAACTTAGTTTTCTTAACGTAGGCGTTGCAGCTAATGTATCACCTAAAGAGGAAGAATGAATCAAAAGATAAAACTGTTTCATATTTTCTTTTATTTTATTATAAACAGAATCACTGCATTTCCCATGAAAAAAATGTAAATTTTTCATAGAACCTTTTGATGGTATAGTACAAAAAGAAGTAATCCTTTCCAAAGAGTCTTTAGGATTGTCTAATTTTTTCAACATTAAATCAACATCACCTATTTCTTCTGGTATGTTTATTAAAACTCTATCTAAGCTCTGAACATTTTTTATTTTCCATAATAAACAATTAATTACAGTTTCTTCATGAAAAGGGGTTAAATATTGCCAGTTTTCTAAAATTAAATCCGAATAACATAATTTTTTCCACTCTTCTAAAAAATGAGAGCATTTTTCATCAAAAATAAAAACTCCTGTTTGTAAATAACTAGCAGTACGAATATTTACGTCTAAACCAAGCTCATTCAATAAAGGCGCTTCCAAACATAAAGATAAATCTACTCCATTAGTGGTGAACGGATTACCTCTCCCACTATGTAACATGAATTCTTGACAACCTAAATTCAACAACGGATAATAGCTTATATTTTCAAATTTACCAAAAATTAAATCACAGTCATGTCTCGCTATACAATCAGCATCTATGTAACAAAAACGATTTTCATTTCTAAAATCCTTTAAAACTTCTAGAACAATTATAGGCTTCAAAAAAACAAAAAAAGCTTTATCAACAAAGCTAGAACTTTTTTTATATAAAGCGGAAGTAAAATTATCTGAGTTTAATCTTTGCGGTATTACATTGTCAAATTTATTTTTGTAATCAAAATCAATAGTATAAAATATAATCTTATAATCTGAAAATAATTTTAAGCTTTCAAAAAGCCTTTCAGCATGTTTTAAAAAGTCTTTATCACAATGAGTAACAAAATAGTTCATAAACTGATCTTACTAATGCCATAGCTTAAAAATTTAAATAAAATTCTTTATCAAAAATAATCTCTTGATTTTTCTTTGACACGACTCTATAAAATATCTCATCAGCAACAGGTTTTTGCGATTTGATAAAAAAATCAACATCTGGAGTAATTGTTAAATTTGTCGTAAATAATAATTCCCCTTTGTCGTCATAAATATTAAAATCAAAATTATCATTTGTTTTAGTATTAACCACATAAAAACAGTGCTCATCTCTTTTATATATGATATCAAAAATAAAATCATTTTCTTTATTAGTTTTATGAACAACAGGCATAGGCAAACTCCTGCTATCATAAAAATCTTTATTAAAAATTAATTTATTTTCTGAATTATATTTGAAAATACACCTACAACCCTCTGGTCCATTATATTTTCTATTTTGGTTAATAATTTTATCTGAAGTCCGTGGATCAGTCTCCAGCCAAGAATAATGGTCTACAAAAGCTGTATTTTTAGGGATTATAATTTTATTTATATTATTATCAGTAGTTAGTCCATTTTTGTATCTAACATAACAATCAAAATAAAAGTCTTTAACACCTTCATGCCTATCAACCCAAAACGCAACAGATTTACTAAAACCATCTTGCCAGTAAGGGTATTTAAAAACATAATTCTTAAATTGAATATCATAGATGTCAAAATGTTCATTTTCATTAATAAAGTCAATAATTTTTAAAATTTGTTCTTTTGTATAGCATTCATCAGCGTCTACAACCCATATCAAATCCACATTTCGGTCTAATGCGAAATTCAGCATGTAATTTCTACCTTGTTCTTCGGTCCATAATTCTCCAGTGCCTGATGAATGTAAAAGAAAATCTAATTCTTTACCTATTAACTTTAAAAGCGAATGAGAACCTTTAGCATCGTTTTTATCTTCCGGTGAAAGACTATATCTGCCGTTTGTTGCGGCTAAGATTAACCCCAACTTATCTTTTAACTCTAACCAAGGCTCAAAAACCTTATCTATGTGAGCAGCACAATTATATGCAGAAAATAATACTCCTATCTTCATTCTTCTTGTTTTATATGTTCATTAATAACAGTAGTAAAGAAAGTAGTAAATCCTAAAGCTTCAATACTATCGCACACTTTCATATTAGACACATACCTACCAGCAAACTTACATGAGAAAAATTTACCATCTGCATCAGGGTCTCTGACTTTCTTATAAAAATCCTCAGATTCTAATACCACCACTTCCGCTGCAGACATATCTTCGGTGTACTCATCAAAATCAACCGAATCATAGTACACCCCTTCATCGTCAGGAATCGCAGCCCGTTTTTCCCGGCTTTCATCTAGGTATACCATTAAATAATCCATACTGTATATAATAATGAATAGGTGGGCGGCTGTCAAATAATATTTATCTGATTTCACCTATTTCAGGAGGCTGGCTTATTTTTTTTTGTTTTTTATTTATATTGATTTTTGTTAATGTTTATTGATTTTTATTAAATAGGGGGAGGGGTATGGGTTTTATTTTTTATTGGCTGGGTTTAGTTTGTCTGAAAATGAATTACATATTGAAGAAAGTGTCCCCCCACCGTATATAGAAATGTCAATAACAAAATTATTTTAAAAAAAGGGTAGGGGTTGGCACAGATAATGAGGGGGGGAGGGGGTCCACATGTGTAAAAGTAATTGAAACTTTTTCTTGCATACAAATAAAAATTAAGCTACATTATAACCATGGAAAACGAAATGACAAACACCTTAGGACACACAGGACAGATTGACAATATCATGTTTCAAATGGAAGAGATGAACTTGATCCCCATGATGAAAGGAGACTTCAATATCGTAGACGAAATGAGAAGCCACTTCGGAGAGGAAAAGTTCCTTGACTTTCTCAAGGATACTGTCAGAGTTTGGGACATGAACATTGAAACCAAATAAAAATAATGATACTTTTTTTAAAAAAACGCTTGTATTATCCTGAAAAACTGTCATACTATAAGCATGAAAGATAAAGAATTCAAACAATTCCTAGCACGAACCGCAGCCAAAAAATTAGCAAGAGACAAGGCCTCACGCAAACACTTGGACGGATTGAGATCTTGGGAGCTGGGAAAAAATAACCACTCTTTTTCCTTGCGTTAATCTTTAAAACTGACATAATATTAACAAGACATGAGAGATATGAAAGAAGATGAGCCTAGTAAGTTAAGAGCCACGCTTGACCAGATCAAGAAAGATGCATTTGAAGCTGGATTCCACGCTGGTTGGGATTATCTGACGACTGTGCTCCACACAGAGGCACCAAAGGTCGAAGGCCACCGAACCCCTATCCGGGAAGAAGCATATATGGTCTACGCGAGCGAAGAAAACGAGCGCATCGCTCGGCGACAAACCTAAGATGAAGCATTCTTTTTCCTTGCAATATCCTGAAAAACTGTTAAATTTATATCATGAAAGTTAACAAGGATACTAAAACAGGCATGGTCACTTACACTATGCCAAACGGCAAAACCTTTTCAGCGGCATATAAACATGCAGCTTATTGTGTCGCCTGTGATGGCGATGAAGTCCCTTCCACATGGAACGGCAAAACATACATCTATATGTATGATTGGAAAAATCGTCATCATGATTACTATTGTTTTGAGGACGATATCTCAACTGATGTTGCACCGTGGGAAGTTATGGGAGTTCGCCATGTCGGAGATCCGATATATGCGACAGCAATGCGAGAAATATAATTTGACAATAACCTTTAATCTGTTATCTTATACGTATGAAAGCAATATTACTTTATGTCCTTATTCTATCCCAATCAATCTCGGCACTGGCTTCATCAATTACAAATGAACAAAAAATTGTGGCAATCACGCTACTTGCAGAAGCAAGAGGAGAGGGTAACAATGGAATGGGCGCGGTTTGTGCCGTTATTCAACAACGAGCAATCGAAAGAAAACAAACAGCAAAACAAGTCTGTTTAGCCAAATGGCAGTTTTCATGCTGGAATGGCAAGAGTTTAAAGGATCTTGAATACTTGCTTGACTTACCACAGGCAAAGATGGCAATATACTTTGCGAAGAATGTTAGCTCAATGAATCGTGCTTTGGTTGGTTACAGCAACCACTATCACGCAACATGGATGAAAAAGAAACCTTATTGGGCAAAAGGTCAAAAGCCTGTCGCCAAGATCGGACGCCACATTTTTTATAAATTATAGTTGACTTTCTCCCCTAACTTGGTTTATTGTTGTATGTTTGGTTATGTCATGAGTACAAGGAGGGAGCTTCGGCTCCCTCTCTTTTTTTATTATATAATATAAATTATATTCTGTAAGCCCCTCTGTATGAACGACTTACGCAAAGCGCCCCCGGGGGCAGACGTAAGTCCTTGATAATCAACGACTTACAAAAGATACGATACAAGAAACGTGCCAACCTTACCCTCAAAAAAAGTTTCACTTTTTTAGGGGTTGGACCGTAAATGTCCTACCCTTTGTGCTATGATAATCTTATGAAAAATCAAAAGGTTTACATGGTCCCCGTCAACTTCGGCAGCGCATTCTGCCTGTGCGAGCAGGTCGAGTTTCCGATTGACCGTGAGACAGGTGGCCTCTGTGCTGCTATTGACTTTGCCGAATCCAAAAAATCAAATGTGTATCTGAAAAATCAAAAGACAGGCGTCCTGTCTTTGGTTTGGAAGAGCAAAAAATAATCACACTTTTTTAGGGGTTGGACCATAAATGTCCTACCCTTTATGCTATAATTGAACCATGAAAACAACGAAAGACTTCAATATGTCCCTTTACTACGGCATCATCACTTCAGCCTCAAGTCACAAGCGTCTGCTTGAGGACGAGCAAAAGAAAGCTCTTTCAAACGAAAGAAAAGATTACTTAAAAGAAAAGATCTCAGAACAAGATCATATAATACAAACACTGGAGAATAATTCCTCGGTTTTCCTTAACGCATCTATTGATAACATATAATAAAAATAATTACACTTTTTTAGGGGTGGGACGACAAATGTCCTACCCCATATGCTAAGATAATATCATGAACAATAACAATATGACAATAAAAAATGACGACACCCTTTCAGTTTGCTGCTGCGGCTGTGGCGAAAACTCGCAAATCACCCGCGATGAGGCCGACGAATGGACCAATATCGATGGGTTCATGTGCCACGAATGCGAATAATTAATGCACTTTTTTTAGGGGTGGGACGGCAAATGTCCTACCCCACCTGATACAATAATACCAACAACAACACTAGAAATATATTATGAATAAAATCGAAAACCAAAAATTCACCTTCATCTATCAATCTGAAAATGGGAACGTTGACACCTATGTCACTTCCGCACCGATTGAAAATCACCGTCATCACTTCATTGCTTATAAGTATAAGCAGGAAGGGCAAGTGTCTGGCACTCGCAGATTCAACAAGGTGAATCTGCTCTCCCATATTCATTGCAATAACACTGGAGAAAATATCCCAATCCCGCGCTGGTAATGTCAAGAAAAAAGCTCCCAAAAGGGAGCTTTTTTCACGCTTAGGTTGGCACGGCAGCTGCTCTAGCTAACACCCCTAAGTTGTTGCATAGCAACGACTTACGTCTGCCCCCGGGGGCGCTTTGCGTAAGTCTTTGATGATCAACGGTTTATGAATTATATAATTATAGTAAAGTATAAATTTGGGCTTTATTATCTTTTACTTTTAGAAAAGTTTTATAAGCTTTTGTAATAGGTTTTTTATTATACTTTAATACAAAGGAATTATATTTATAAGGATCATATGTTGTTTCTATAGCTTCGCTGGGCACAGGATAGCAAAGATCCAGATTGCCAACCACAAAGGCATGAACATTTTTTGTTTGCTCGCGCAGAACTCTTCTTCTGCCTCCTTGCTGAACCCTGAATTCAGGATCATTCAATGACAAGCCGTAAGAATAATCTATAACTTTTCCTGTCTTTATATTAACTACAGAAAACAGCTTGCGATGCAGATTGAAGTAAACTTTAACTTTGATATCGATGTCCCAAAAAGTTGCCATTCCAAAATAATACAATAACAATAGAACAAAGCAATAAAAATCTTTTTTCAAGTTTCTTTGGGGTTGGACCGTAAATGTCCTACCCTATATGCTACAGTTGAAGTATGAAAAATAACAATATGATATTAAATCCTGAATGGTCCCGATGAAGGAAAAATGACCACCGTTTTTCTTAATCAAATAGAAAAATAATCACTCTGAGCTTGACAAACAATAAAAAATAAACTAAATTACTTGTATGAACAAAGACGTTGAAAACTTCCACTCCAAAGAACTAGAATCTTTTGCCATTACTGGCTATCTCGCTGCACTAAGTGGTAGACTAGAATCCCTTGCCGATGGTCTAAATAATTACCCTTCAAATGGTAATGAATTCTACGTTGAACGAATAGATAAGATGAGCAAATCACTTGAAGAGGTTCGCAATTTCCTTTACAATAAAAAAACCAGTTACATTAACCTCAATAAATAATAATAAACAGAAAGCGAAAAATACTATGCAATTCCCAACTGAAAAATACACGTTCGTTTACAAGCGTCAAGATGGAACCGTCAATACTTATGTGACCTCTGCTCCCATCGTTGACAAATCTCATTACTTCACTGCCTACAAATATAGCGGAGAGCACCAGCAATATGGGATCCGTTCCTTTGCTAAGGGTGGGATCATTGGTAAAATCCAACGGGTTGACTAACCCCTTTTGGGCTGGTAGCTCAATGGTAGAGCAGCGGCCTTTTAAGCCGTTGGTTGTGAGTTCGAGTCTCACCCAGCCTACCATTTAATTATATAATTAATAATTAAAACTTTTTCTTGCAATAACCTAAGAATAGACTATATTTTAACTATGGAAAACATGATGAACGACGAACTCCACAACTACGAGCCAACATGCGAGGAACTCTACCCCGCAGATTTTAACCATTCTGAATATCAGGAATGGGTAGATTCAACCCACGCCAGCACAGAAGAGTCGTAAAAAACCTTGACAAGGAGGGCGCTTCGGACCTCTCTTTTTTTAAGCTTAGGTTGGCACGTCATCTGCTTTAGCTAACACCCCCAAGTTGTTGCATAGCAACGACTTGCGCAAAGCGCCCCCGGGCGCAGCCGTAAGTCCTTAATAATCAACGACTTAGAGCCACAAACTATATAATTAGATATAATTAAATATAATTTACATTATATATTATTTGTTATTTATGTATTTGGGGTTTAACATTCATTATTTGCGTATTTAAGGGTTGACATTAGTTATTTATTATTTACGTATTTATTGTTTAACATTGATTATTTATTAAATATTAGGCTTTACAGGTTATTAAATATGTGATTAAATTGTTGGATATGAAAAAACCCAAGACAATAGACATCACTCCAACATGGGAATCGCTCGCACCAGTAATGATAGATATCATTAGAAACCCTGACGCACCTTTTAAATCAATTGAAAACGCCAAAAACGAATTGCTAAGAATGGCAAGAGTGGCAGACAAATACATTGAAATAAGCTCATACAAAGATGGCGAATGTGTTGAACAGTATGTTGACTTAAAGGATTCAGAATGAATTTAGAAATTATTACTAATAATGTTCCAAGGGATTTATTGTATCCTTATGAACTCTCAGAGAAAGATTGGGAAGACACTTGTTACGATGAAAAAGATCGGCAACGAGCAGAGCAGGAGGGAGACACTTTTATTAAATATAAAAATTATGTTTATTCTCTTGCTGATTTTATGAGAGTAGAAGATAATTCCTCTTTCAAGGGTTGGCATGGGTATTTATCAGAAACATTCTTTTCTGGAATATTAATTAAGTATTGTGAAGATACTGCTCAAGTTGTATTAGGAAGATATTATTCATAAACAAATAGGAGACTGATATGGGATTAGATCAAATGGCATACAGGATAAAACGTGGAATTATCAATGAAGAAGTTCCATATAATAAAAAAACAAATGGTCTTGATGAAAACCCTGATAGTGGTTTTGAAGAGATTAGTACTTGGCGCAAACATTATGAGCTAGATGATTGGATGACAGACCTGTATTGGAAGAAGGGGGGAAAGGGTAACGATGGCATGTTCAATTGCTGTTGGATGAAATTAAATCTAGAGGATTTGGACGAACTTGAAGGTTTGGTTTTTATGGGCGAAATATCATATAGCGATTGGCCTTCGGAAATAGAAAGTCAAAAGGAATGTGATTTAGAGTTTATTAAAAAAGCTAAGAAAATCATTGAAGATGGTTTTGATGTGTTTTATTCTAATTGGTGGTAATAATATGAAAGAAGAAAAAATCACAACTTTTACATACGCTGATTTAAGTAAACAAGATTTGGTTGATGAAATTGCGTGGCGAGCATTAATGGTTCAACCAAAAGATGTTTACATGGAATGGTTAGATGGTGAAGTTTGCAATGTCGAAGAGTTAATTGCTTTGTTTGATTACTTAAATGATAAATTGAATCGCAGCACTAGTAGAGATATGGCAGACATGTATAGGGAAGATTTCATGGAAAAACTTAAAATAGAAAAATTATTATGAAAGAAGTTTATTTTAAAGATGGAGAATCCACAATTGATTCTATTTTAGCGGAATGGGAGACTCAAATTAGAAAAAGTAAAGATGAAAATCTTAATAGAAGTTTTTATCAACTTCAAGATTCTTTTGCGAGATTTAAAGTAGAACTTATTAGACAGGGTTATAAAGGATATTTTTCAAATGACTAGAAACTTTAAAACTATTTACCTTACGATAGCAGTGCAAGTTGAAGACACTGCCGATTGTCTAGAAGTGGTCGAAGATTTAGATTATAATATTAAACATCCTAAAATCATTGATTCAGAAATTATTGAACATCAAGTATGGGAGGAAGAAATATGAGAAAGTATATTGAAACCTATATGGCAGATAAAAATACAAAGTTTGCCGATAAGATGTTTGATAAAGCATTGATTGGTTATGACTTTAATGGTCAAGTTTATTATGACCATCACAAAATGACAGTCATGCTTAAAAAAACAGGATTGACAGACAGTGAAGTTAATGAGAAAATATTGCTTTTAATCGCTAAAGACAAAATAAACATTATTGTTATCCCTAAAAAGTTATGAGCAGAAAAACAGTTGTTTTAGAAAATATTGACATGGCATTACTTTCTCAACAAAAACGTGACCTATTAGATATTATTGCGGACCACAAGGAAAACTCCCCAAAAATTAAAAGCCTAGATGGGTTACTTCACATGATAGACTATATACAAGATAAGATAGAAAAAGGGTAATATGAAAAATATTGATACAGAATTATTGTCTCAGCAGAAAAATGATTTAATTGATATTGTTGGATTCCTTGAGATATCTTTGAAGGACCATCCTGAGTCACATACGGAAACTTGGATTGCAAGTTTGGATGGATTGCTTAACATGATAGATGATATACAAGACAATGGTTGGTAAAAAAACATTAATATGAAAAAACTAATACACAGACCTGTTGAAGACTACGACCAAAAAGTTTTCTTTGAAAATGAAGAGCAATTTTCTGATTGGGTAAGTTGCCAAGAAAGAGGAACTTTATTTGCTGCGGATGATCATAACAATGTCTATACAGTTATGTGCATGGATGGTGATGCTCCATGGGCAATATGCTATCTAAGGGGATTCAGGACATTAACATTTAAAGTTTTAGTAAGAGATTTTGAATTGTCTTGGATTGATAACGACCAAATGCTCCACCTGATAGATATATGTGAAGATTAAATAGTTTTATTGTTGACGCAAATCAAAAAGTGTTTCAAAATTATTGGACATGAGAAAAACAATTAGATTGGCAGATATCAAAATGGATATCAACGAACAACTCTCCGCAGAATATACCACACAAAAAGAAAGAAACCTGCTAGGTATGCTCCTAGAAAAATGGTTAATGAATAGGGGAGCATATCAAGGTTTTAGGTGGTTAGAGAAAGATCGTGTCCCAAAGGGATGTAAAGCAGGGATAAATACCTTGTCAACACAAACCAGCAATGGTAAAACTGTGAATGAATTGTTTGACGATACTGATAGTTCAAGAAAATACTATTATTAATTTAAAGGATATTAGTTATGCGAAGATTTGATTTTACTAAACAGTTACCTACTTATTGTAGTGATACATACGAAAAACAATATTTTTTAATATTTAGTATTATTGTAGCAGGTCGTAATGCAAAAATGGCAGTTGAAAAGACATGGAGACTACTTGAATTCACATGGGGAGAAGAAACCCCATTTGATTTAATTAAACATTATATTGATAATAAAACTCTTACTCAAAAATTAAAATCATTAAAAATAGGTCAATATACAAGAATAGAAAAAGCATTAAGAGATATTATTAATTTAAATGTCGAAACTTGCACATTAGATGATCTTTTAGCTTGTCATGGAGTTGGTAATAAAACTGCACGATTCTTCTTGCTTAATACTAGGAAGAACGCAGAATATGCGGTATTAGATACTCATGTTCTTAAATGGTTAAACAATTTGCTGGGCAATTGGAGGAGCGTCCCTAAATCTACACCGACAAGCGAATCTCGATATGCGCTATGGGAATACGAAGCGATTCAGGCGATGAAACAAGAATACCCTGAAAGAACATTGGCACAAGCAGACTTTGAAATCTGGAAAACATTTGCTAAAGTTTAATATTATGGAATACATATATGCATTAAAAGTTAATGAAAAGGAAGAAAACTTCTTTGCTTTTTACAGTACTTTAGATAAAGCGAAATCGGCAGGGAAAGAGTGGCTGAAAAAAACCAATAAAATATGGTACAATCCAGTTACATACGTAGGAATGACATGTTATGAATTGGGATTAGATATTCATAAAATACAATTCGACACAATAGATAACGACAATGATTATGGAACTCACATAATCGCAGCATTTAATCGTCGAGCTAGTGAATTTCAAAGAGGTAAGCAAGGATTGGGGATAATAACAGAAGAACAACCATCTTGGACATAAATTAAAATAATTAATATGAAACCATCAGAGACAAACACATCAGATACTGGATTAGGCATGGCTTCTGTTCTCCAAAGAGCAAAGCAAGAAATTAAAAAATTAAAAAAAGCTAATTTAAATCCAAAATCAAAATATTGGAGACCTATTAACAAAAGAGTTTCAATGGTAGAAGCGAGTGTTACATCAGGGGTTAAAGAAGATTCTTTCGGAGTCATTTCTAAGGGGGCTCTTAATGAATGGGCAAAAGGCTACGAACACTTCTGTAATCAAACCGTTAACACAAAAGGCCAAAAAGTAAATAGAAATAGATTAAAAAAATGCGCTGAACCATGGATAAGGCAAATGAAATTTGGCAAACAACTACCAAAAGAAAATTAAAAAAAGATTGCTAATTCGCCATAAATAACTTAAATTACTTGGACATATGAAACTACTTGCTAAAACAGATCCCGGTCACGGTTGGCTTCAAGTGCCAATTGACTTACTAGAAAAACTTAATGTCACAGATAAAATATCTGAATATTCATACAAAAGAGGTTCCTATGCATACCTTGAAGAAGATTGTGACTGGACAATCTTTGGTCGAGCAATGGAAGCAAATGGTCTTGCATACAGTGTAGGATGCGAACATACAGATCAAGACTCCCCAATCCGTCAATATCAACCATTTAAATAAAGGAACAATATGCCAAACTGGAGTTATAATATACTTAATGCATCTGACGAGGTGCTAAAGCAAATCGTCGATGAAGGAGGAGAGATCGACTTTAACACGGTCGTTCCGATGCCTAAAGAATTACAAGGCACCGTGAGTCCTAGCAGGGATAAGACTCGAAAAGAAAAAGATGCTTCAAAAAAGTTAATAGAAAAATATGGTAACGATAACTGGTATGATTGGTCGTGCGAGAATTGGGGAACTAAATGGAATGGAGTCTCTGATGAACCATACTCCTATGTCATTGGAAGCGGAGACACTCTATTCACATATGGTGAAGGAATTATTCATTTCAGAACAGCATGGAGTTATCCAGAGGGTTTCATAGAAGCGTTAAGTAAAAAGTTCCCAAACGAATTGATTAAATTTGAATGGGAAGAAGAGCAAGGTTTCGGGGAAGCCTTTACTATTAAAAACGGAGAAAAAGAAATACAAGAAGAATGGGATTTGCCCGAATGGGGAGAAGAAGTAGAAGTTGGCATACACACCATTTCAGAATGTATTGGGGATGGTGGCAGAGAAGAACCTTATACACCAAAGTTTAAAGCAGGTAAATGGTATATCGGTATAGATGAATGCGAAGAGCATGATTCTTTGGATGAGGCTAAAGCACGATGCAAAGTGCTAAAAGAGGAGTGGGAGAAAAGAAAAATTGAAATTAAGCTTGCTTAAACGAGCTTAATTATCTTGGGCAATGCAGCGGTCCTCTGATTTATGACTGGTTATTTTCATCGCCCGTGTGGTAACTGCATAAAAGCCACACCATTTTTTAAAAAAAGGTAATGCGGCGGCGGGGTTTTTACTTCTAAAGCTCACTAGTTTAGAAGGTTTGTTGTCCCTCTGGTGATCATAAACGCCTGAATAGTAATCGCATAAAAGCTATTCTTTCCTGACCCTCCTCTTTAGGTTTACGGATTTCCCCCTCTCTAGGGAAATCCCTAGAGAGGAGGGTATCTTTTTGATAATCAACAACTTACAAAAATCGCTCCCCGTCGCTGTCGTAAGTCTTTCTTAATCAACAACTTACAAAAATAAGCGAAGCAGTCTATGTGCCAAAAAAAAATATTTTTTTAGACTTGATTCGATGAATTTTTATTGATAGCCTGAATGCATGAAATCAATCGTTAAGACTCAAAAAATCTTAGGCATCGATACAAATGCCAAAACCGTAAAGGGTGCAACTCAAGGTTTTATGACGGGTATAGTGTATCTTGCTCCAAGTAATGAATCAGGAGTGGCAAACACATGCCCACATGCCTCTAAAGGATGTCGCGATGCTTGCTTGTTTACTGCGGGACGCGGTTCCATGGATAACGTCCGCAACCCTAGAATTAAAAAAACTATATCTTTTTTTGCTGATAAAGCTTCTTGGATTAATCAGCTCAAGGGTGAGATTGTCAACGCCAAGAAGAAAGCTTCAAAAAACAAAGCTGAATTTGTTGTGCGGCTGAACGGAACAAGTGACATTCCATGGGAGAATGAAAACATCTTCCAAACCGAAAAAGAAACTCAATTTTATGATTACACAAAAAACCCTAAAAGAATGATTAACTTTCTTGATGGTAAAATGCCGACAAACTATCATCTAACTTTTTCTAAGTCAGAAAAAAATGATGCTGTTTGTGATATTGTTTTACGTAAAGGTGGCAATGTTGCAATGGTGTTCAAAGACTATAAGAAAGTTGTAACAGATGGGCGTTATGATTTTAAAGGTCGTAGTTATAAAGTCGTTGATGGAGACAAAAACGATTTACGTTTTAAGGATCCTAAAAATTGTATTGTCGCTCTGAAAGCGAAAGGCAAAGCCCTGAAGGATACGAGCGGGTTTGTTGTTCTAAATTAAACCTTGACTTCATGAGTCAATGGATGTAAAACTATTTCAACCAATCATCAATATGATTGAGTATAGGATTTGCTCTCAAGGTGAGGGCGAAATTGACAAAATGCTAACCGTTGCTAGTTGGGTGGTTCTCATAGTGATTTTGGCTATGTGTAACCAAGACTAAAAAAAATGAAAAAATGATTGACATGTTTGCTGAATGGTGGTAGCTCTCTAAAGCATATCGAGTCGTGTGATAATTCACCTCCTCTGAAAAGAGGGGGTCTTTTTTTGCTTTAGGCGAGAGCAGAGTCACCACGATTAGTACCAAAAAACCTAAATCAAGTCAATAAAAAAAGAACTAAATAACTTTACTCCTAAGTCCTTGATAATCAGGGACTTATAAAAGTCGCTCCCCGCCGCCGCTGTAAGTACTTGATAATCAACAACTTACACATGAACCTTCTAGCAGAAAACACATTTCTTGTCAACACTTATTATCAAAAAAAAATAATGAAAATAAATGAAAAAAAGTATTGTGCGGCTTTTAAAATATGGTATTCTTTTACTTGTAAACAGTAAATATTAACCCTAATAAAAAAAATACATTATGCCTAAAACTACAAGCAAAAATCAAGACCACTACATCTCCACCACTACTGGCTGGGTAAACCAAGAAGATACCGTAGATGAAATCACTTTCGATAAAGCCTTTCCATATGATTTTGAACGTCATCCAATTAACTATGGAGATGAGCATCTGCAAATTAATGGCACAAAATATTATGTGCTAGAATGTTCTGACAATGGACAAACAGTAGGCAAACCAATTCCTGAAACTTACCAGCATTTGACTAATGAGAGATTTTGGGAAATCATCCAAAATTCTGTTGGAGGAACTGACGCTGTCATCGAAAACGCGGGAACTTTCAAAAATCGTGGCAGACGGTTTGTCACTGTGCAGCTAGGGACTGATATGGATAAATTCTATGTTGGTAATCGTGAATTCAAAAACAGGTTCTGTCTGTTGGATAGCATCGATATGTCATCATCTCTATATGGGGTAAATACTTCCACTTGCATCATCTGTCAAAACAGTTTCAGTGCTGCGATGTCAGACCGATCTGGCTTGTTCCGATTTAAAGTTCGCCACTCTAAAAATATGATCGTTGGAATCGAGAATATGGAGAAAGGTATTGAGTCTTTCATTGGCGTTTCAAAGCAATTTAAACACGCTCTTGAGAAAGCAAATACCATCCCTGTGAAACATGCAGAAGCCAATCAGCTTTTTACAGGTTGGATAGCAAAAGATAATGCTAAAGATAAAGTTCTATCCACTCGTTCAAAAAATATAGTGAATAGACTAGGCGAGCTTTTTGTTTCTGGCAAAGGTAATGAGGGTCAAACCCTACTTGACGCTTTCTCTGCTGTTACTGATTTTTACAGCCATGAATCTTCTGGAGGCATGGACAAAGATGGATTCCGAACCAAGCAAAACGAGTCAAGTCAGTTTGGGACAGGCAACAGAGTCAAACAAAATTTTTACAATGAATTGTTTTCTTCTCCTCATGCAACCAGTCGTATGCCTGACTTCAAAAAAGAAAGTTTTGACTCTTTAAAAGAGCGAGGACGCGAGGTAATGGCTCAAGAATCTGTAGTCATGAATTAACTCAGTAAGTCAAGCTCAAAATCAAAAAAAGTCTCCGAAAGGAGGCTTTTTTTTATGCATAGGTTGGCACAGCACATGCTCTAAGAATATCTATAAGTCGTTGCGCAGCAAGGACTTAGGGCGAAGAGGGGGCCGAACTTTTGTAAGTCTTTCATTACCAACAACTTGCGCAAGAAATTTTCAATTCTGTAAGTCTTTCATTATCAACACTTTATGTTTTTTATTTTTTGTCTATATATGTATATATATCATTTATATGTTTATTTAGCCTTATATATTTGGCGTTCTATATTTAGCGTTATATATTTGGCTATTGTTATTAAGCGTTTATTTGTTCATTATTTGGTTTTATTTGATTTACAATCAAACAGTATTTGTATATTATTTGTTAGATATTAGATAGATATTTATTACTTATTTGGCTGCGCTTTATTTATAATCAAACAAAAAAACCCACAGGTTGCCCTGTGAGTTGTGTGTCTTATCGTTGTTATTTACTTTATTGCTTGGCGCGAGGCCTACGATACTGAGCTTTCCCAGAACGCGCAAACACGATTCGATCTGTGTCAACGCGGCGGTTCATCTTGCTATTGACATCGAAGAATGACACCATCTTCTCAGTCGCTGACTTGATGCGAGCGCAATAGGTATGTTGTCCCTTTGCGCGATTTACTACTAAGGTCGTAAAACGACCACCTGTCTTATTCAATGTATTAACTAACTTATTTGCCATACAAGAACAATTTAATATATTATTGCGTATTTGTCAAGTATTATTACGCATTTATTTGTTCATTATTAATTAATTCTGCCTTCGGCTTCGGCCTCTTTATCGTTGACAAACATATCAGGATCTTCTAATAGACCTACTATATCTGCTTGCCAATAAGATTCTATTGTTTTTTTGCCTCCTATATATGCATTAATAGCAGTTAATATAATATTTGCTTCACCTGAAATAGGATTTCTGATATCATCGTAATGAGGAAGAATGATTAAGCTTTTACCATCTTCGCTGGTTCCAGTCCATGGGCCGCTGCAATTAGTAAGCGCCCACTTTTTAATTATTACATCTCCACCATCTTTATGTTTTATTTTTATTTCATTTTGTTGATATGTTGCTACTGCTATCCAACTAAAGTCTTCACTAATCCATTGTGCTGTTATACCATTCTTATGTTTTAATAATATCTGTTGCTTATATGCCATATATATATCTTTACCCTAAAAACATATAAATAGACTAAAATATTTAATAATTAACTAAAATGCGCTAAAACATTAAAAAATCATTTAAAAACATGTATTATATTAAGCTATTATTTATTCATTATTAGTATGATGGTCTAGTTAAATTTCTTATCAATTACTTTAACTCCATGGTAAGTAATTTTTCTTAAGCCTTCAATTGTAATAAACCCTTTGCGAAGAAGAAACATTTCATGATCTCTCTGGATACTGCTTCTAGATAAACCAGTCTTAGCTGCAAGAGAAGCTAATGAGCAGGATCCATGCTTCTTGAGAATATTTAATATCTGCCACTCAATGCGATTTAATCCTTCAGGTAAAATGCCAAGAATAGTAAATAATTGCATAGCATCATTTTTGCTGACATGTTCAATCCTGTAAGTTTTGCAATAGTTTCTAATGTCTTGCGCCATGAGTATGCAAGATCTAGCGTTACCTCTAGAGGTTTCTGCTATTACTTGAAGAGCGTCTTCGCAAAATGTATATTCTGAGAGATATGATTTAATAATGCCTTTAAGGTCATCAACACTATAATCAGAAAATTCAACAACAGTTAATCTATCTTTAAGTGGAGGAAACAGATCATGACTTTCAGTAGTTGCGAATAAAAAATGATGCTTGCTGAAATCAAACTCATAAGTTTCATCTCCAGCCGTATAGCTTCTTTGGGGACTCTTCTCTGTATTTAGTATAGTAAGTAAAGTATAGACTAAACTGTCAGGCAAAGCATGACACTCATCAAATAAAACTGTTACTTCTTTGTCTTGAATGTGTGGGACGAAGACTTGCTCAAGAAATTGAGTTACTGATTTAATGGTGGAGCTATTAATTTCAATAAACTTTTTCTCCATTCCATTTTTATTTTTTAAGTTGTTAGCAAACTCTCTTGCGTAAGCTGTTTTACCCAGACCTCTGGCACCAATGAAATTAAGAAAAGGCACAACGCCTGTTTTCTTATGTACATCAATATAGAAGTTGAGTTTACTTTTAATTTGTTTTTGTCCAACTAGTTTTTCAAATGGCATAATATTTATTCCTTACAATGATCAATTTAATATTTATTCAATAAGAAGTCAAGAAAAAACTGGGGGAGATTGCTCCCCCCCATTGAATCAGCTGATTGTGAACTCAATCTTTGGTTCATCTTCAACTTGCTTCGTTGGTTCTAGCTCTGGTTCTGGCTTTAATCCAGCTGGCGTACGGTTAGTAAGCCAAACGCGACCAACTGGCACTGTGGCCTTCATGTCGCCATCCAACTCTTTTAATAGATCTTCAAGAGTCATATCAACAGTACTAGTAGCGCCTTTTGGTCTGCCCCTACCTCTTTTTTGCTTTTCTGTCATACACTGGTAATTTAAATCAAGAAAGGGTGGGTGTCAATTATTTTTTATTCAGAAGTGAAAAAAAAAGACCCCTTCAAAAAAACACTTGGAATTTTTTGATGCGCTGCGGGGTCTTACTGGATTTTACTTAGAGAAAATAAACATCCAGCGTTGTTGCGCTAATATATATTACACACAAAATCAATTTTATTCAACATAATCTAATGTTTCATCTAGTCTTACTTTAGCTATTGCAAGATTTATTTCAAACCATTCATTCCTCTTATTTAGGGCAAAGTACTTCATTATTTCATGTATTTGTTTTTCGGCGGCGCGGCAATCTGGATGATGTATATAATATTCTATTTTATAATCTCTATATGGAGATGATGTTTGATATGTGCGCAATCTTTCTTTAATGTCTTTTGTAATACCTATTTTGTAATAACCCTTAAAAGCTTTATTACTTATTATGTATATATATCCTTCTTTGGTTTTAATAATATTTATTAATGGGGCGGCTAATTAAGTTTATTATTATTATTATCTTCTTCCTCTTCTTTTTCAATTTCACGCATTGTATCTTTAGCTATTCTTTCTATTATTTCATCTTTTATATTAGTAATGTCATTTTGCTTTATCATTGCAAACACCATCCCTTCATAAAACATAAAATACATATTCAAACAAGAACAAAACACAAACAAATAAAAATTCATATTGTTTAGCTTTATTTCATTATGTAGTAACAACATTACAAACAAACATACAGAATAAAACAAACCATATTTATGTATTATTGTCATTATTTTAGAATTCATATTATTAATTATCTTTTGCGGCTTCATTTGAATAAATAATAGAAGCAGTCATACCTTAAAATTTTCTATCTTTTTTATTTATTACTATCTTGTTATTATCTTTATATGTTATATGTATATGACTGTCTTATTTGTCTATATATTTATTTGTATCTAAAATAGCATATTTATTAGGAAAAATGGGTTATTTGGGGTTAACGCAGTATAATTAAACACACTGTGTAAACAAGGCCTATAAAGGTCGAGGCCAACAGAAAGCCATATAAAATATCTAAGAAATCACGATTCATCATAGAAAACAATATCTAACAAAATGACATTAATAATTAATACACTAATAACATTATTTATTATTTGTTCAAGTAAAATTCTTATTGCTTCATACTTTAGCGGCCATTCAATGTAAATTTTACAATTCTAATACATTATCTACTATAGTTTCTATTTGCTTTAACATAGCTGGGCTTTGTATATAATATACATACGAGTAATTACCTAAACTTGCTATATCTGATATTTGGCTTGTATATAAACAGATGCAATATATGATGTCTTCAAACACTCCAGCATCATAATCGAAAGCTTGAAAAATTTTCAAGAACTTTTGTTTGTTAGCGGCGTTCTCTTTCTCAAATTCATCTGCCCAATTTAGAAATATTTTTTTAGCGTTAGGTTCGTAGAACTTTTCATATAAGATAACCTTAAGATCTTCATAAGGCATCTTTAAATCTTTACTTGCTTGAAAAGCAAATATATGATTAGTTTTTGCCATTCTTTTTGAAAGTGACAAATGGTATTATTACATAACTATGATGTGGTTTATAATATTCAGCATATTTATTTGCTTCTTTATATGTTCTAAACTTAGCGTCTATGTGTTGATCAACGCAAGCATAGTTTATTTCTGTAGTATTTAATACAATTGATAATATTAATGTCATATCCTGTTATAAACCTTCACAAACCGAGGCGTGTACTCGCCTACGTAAGCGTTTAAGGTATTGAACTCAAAAAACTCTTCTGCCTCCTTAAAAGTCATGCTAGAGGTCTCTACAAGGATTTCTATGCATTTATCAGCGTCATATACAGCCACATAATTAACTTGATCAATTCCAATGAGAGCATCATCAAAACCATCAGCAAATAATGCTTGCTCGTTGATATAAGAAAGTTCTTCTTTTATTGCTTCTGGCCAAGTGCTCATAGAATATTTATTTGATGACTATATCTTTTTTCATTATGGATTAAAATACATTGATTAAGCTGGTTTATGTTTACGCAGATATTCTATAGCACTCTCCAAGAGTTCTGTGTCATCTTTGAATGAACCTATGTTTCTATTGCAAGAATGGCAAAGCCAATCTCTAAATTGGTTTGTCTTGTGATCGTGATCGACGACCCAAGCTCCGTTTCTTCTGTTGCCTTCACCTTGACACTCTTTTGCGCTTCTTTTGCAAATCGGGCACTTATGATCTTCTGGAGCATTTCCATGTTCGCGCCTGATCTCATGCCTATCTTTGCTGAGACGGTTGTTACATCTCTTGCACTCTGTCCTACGATACTTTCCTCCCCCACTAAAGCTATAAGCTGAGAGAGGCAAGGTTTCACCGCACTTCTTGCAAACTTTGGTGTCGCAATTAGGCTCTAGAGATACATGTTCTGGAAACAAGTCTAGCTGGTCATCTTCGTTAATCAACATAACAGAATTTAGGGTCAGCTTTTAGTTTGTTAAATTAAAGTTTGCCGTCAGAAAACATATCTACATTAGGCATAGCTAGAAATAGAAGCTTTATAAATATAATCAAGCGTTTCTTTTACTTGATTTCTTCCCCATCGCGTTGTAATCACTGTAGCATCTTTTACGCGCTCTATTGAAACAACGGTATCTAAATTATAAAGGACTTCTTCTTCAGTTTGATAATCAGTTAATTTAATTAGGTGAGCCATCTATATCGTCTTTATTTAAGTTTTTGATGGAAAATTCATCTTTTCCTTCTATTGCTTTAGTAATTATTTCTATAACATAACTTCCTAAGCCTTTGTCTGTCAAATTTTTTCTACCGGTATTTTTAAGATACATTTGGTCAAATGCCTCATTAGTCTCAAAAGTAATTAAAGAAGAGCCGTCGGGGTTATCTGCTACATCGACAATTTTTATGCTAGGCATAGATTTCATTATGAAAGTATGCCGTATTTCATTATTATTAAATAAAGAGTATATACCGCTAAAAAAGTAAGAATGATCTCACCTGTAATACGCCGAATAGTAAACCTGTCATCGTGTAACATATTATTTTATATCTACCTTGCTAATCTTTTTGGTTTTAGCATGTTTCAACAAATCGGCAAAATCAATCAGCTCGAATAGATCTTTTTCTTTTTTAGACAATTTGAAATAAAAATCTCCGCCGATAATATCGGGATAACTCATACTTCGCCGTTTAAGTTTGAATGTTAATGCGTTATTCGGCACAGTTAGTTCTACATTAAATTTAACTTTTTTCATTTTTTGCTAGTAGCTATAGTAATTAAAATTAAAGTTGCTACAAGAGGCATTAAATATTTGATTATTAATTCTTCTTGCATAATTTATTTACATTGTTGTTTTAATTTTACTAACAACCCTTTTAGCTTTTTGTTTAGCTAGATTAACAAACTCATCTCCTGCTACAACGACACCCATTCTTCGCTTACCATTAATACTTGGTTTACCGAATAGCCTAAGTTTGACATCATCTTCATCTAATGCCTCATCCAAATTATCATATTCAACTTGATTGCTGACTCCTGAAGGTTTAATGACTGCAGAAGCTGCAGGAGTGTTAAGCTTAATGGAATTAATAGGTAAACCTAAAAGAGCTTTTGCATGTAATTCAAATTCAGATTGATCCTGAGAAATAATAGTAACAAGCCCAGTATCGTGTGGCCTTGGAGATACTTCACTGAAATATACTTCATCTCCTTTAATGAATAACTCAACTCCGAATACCCCATAACCATCTAAAGCATCTGTAATTTTAGTAGCCATATCTTTTGCTTTTTTAAGTTGCACAATATTCATTTTGCACGGTTGCCAAGATTCTACATAATCTCCATCGACTTGCCTGTGACCTATTGGCTCACAAAATATTGTTCCTTTTTTATTTACGACAGTTAATAAAGTAATTTCATAATCAAAATCAATTATTTCCTCAACTATTACCTTACCTCCTCCTGCCCTACCTTCTTCTTGGGCTTTTTTCCAATAGTGACCAATTTTAGGAAATGATGAAACTACAGATTGACCTTTACCACTTGAAGACATGATAGGTTTTACAATACATGGCATACCGATTTCATGAACAGCTTTAGCAAATTCTTGCTCAGTTGATGCAAATTTGTATTTACTAGTTGGTAATTTTAATTCTTCAGCAGCAAGCTTTCTAATACCTTCACGATTCATTGTCAGTTGGATAGCTTTAGCGTTAGGTATCACTGTGACGCCTCGCTCTTCAGCTTCCATAAGCACTTCAGTATTGATGGCTTCTACTTCTGGAACAATATAATCAGGCTTAATTAATTTAATGTGTTCATTTAACCATCTTTCATCAAGCATGTCGAATATGTGGCAATTTTGCGCTACTTGCATAGCTGGAGCATGAGGGTAATTATCACATGCATGAACTTTAACTCCCAATCGAATTAATTCAATTGCTACTTCTTTGCCTAGCTCTCCGCTCCCTAGCAACATTACTTTAGTTGCTGTCTTTGAATAAGGTGTTCCTATTTTCATAAACTAAATATTATTTATTATTTTTTTTATTTCACTGATTGCAACAGTATATTTTCGCCTCTTATTAAAAAGTTCATCATTTTCTTTCGCAAGACCTTTTGCAATTTGGCATTGGTCTTCGTATTTTTTTATCAGTTCTTCATTTTGCTGCCTTAATAAAGTGCTTATTCCATCGTCTTTTTCTTCCCACCTTTTATCTTCTGAATTTGACATAATTATTATTTTAGAATCCTTTAATATCAAAAAGAGAACTAATGCTTTTGTTGTTCATTGTCCTACTAATAGCGTCAGACAGCATAGGAGCAATATCGATGATTTTTATTTTTTTATGCTTCGGGATATTGGAAGTGCTATTAGTGGTTAATATTTGATCAATGAATTTTTCTTTTTCCAGATTAGATTTACCCTTAGATGTTAATGGCATGTGTGTCACAAAAGCTATAACTTGTTTAGCCCCTTCTTTTTTTAGCAACTCTGCAGCGCCGGATAAAGTGCCTAGACTCTCTGACATATCATCAATAAGTAAAATATTTTTACTTTCTACTTCTCCTAAAATTATTTTTTGTTCTATCTTTTCGGCATTAATTCTTTTTTTGTGAACAATGCCAAAATCAATATTCATAAATTCAGAATATTTTTCTACTTTTTTAATCCCTCCTGCGTCAGGGGAAACAAGTAACCAATCTTTTAATTCTGTATGTTTGAATAAATACTTCCTGAAGTGGTTTATTAAAAGGTTGCAAGGTAGTAAAGAATCTAAGGGAACTGATGAGAACCCTTGAATAGATATATTATGCAAGTCTAATGTTATTATTCTAGTAGCTCCAGCTTTTTCTAGTAAATCCAAAACAAGTCTGGCACTAATGGGGGAACGAGGTTGAGATTTTCTATCCTGCCTTGTATAACTAAAGTAAGGAATTACTACTGTTATTTTATTTGCAGACGCTAATCTCGCGCTTTGAATTAAAAGCAATAACTCCATCCAGTCCTCGTTTGGGTTATTTGTAGACTGAACAATAAAAACATCTTTCCCTCTTATATTATTACCATACTGACAATAAATTTCACCGCTAGGAAAATTAGTTATGTTAACAACTCCGTCTACCTCAACCTCCTCTTTACATTTGAGGATTTTAGAAATATTTTTAGTCAACTCAGGGTTTGAGCGACCAGAGAATATAAGAGAGCTCATTTATATTATTATACTTTTTTACTTGTATTTTTCATCCAAAAAGTTTTTGGTGAACTTCCACGTACCTTTTACTTGTTTCATATATAATATCCTGAGATAAATCAGGAATAGGAGGGTTTTTATCCCAACCAATTTGTAAAAGATAATCTCTGATGATTTGTTTATCATAACTTAGCTGACTTTGACCTTCTTTATAGAGCTTTTTATCCCAAAACCTAGATGAATCTGGAGTCAATAATTCATCAATTAAAATAATTCTATTATTGTAAATGCCAAATTCAAATTTAGTGTCAGCAATAATAACACCTTTATCGTAAGCATACTTATACGCTTTACTATATATTTCTAAGCTGTATTTTCTAATTTTATTAGCTGTTTTAGGGCCAAGGATTTGAACCACCTCCTCAAATGAAATATTTTCATCATGCTCATCTGATTTAGTTGAAGGCGTAAATATAGGTTCTGGGAGTTTACTTGATTTTTTTAAGCCAGATGGCAAAGGTATTCCGCAAACTGTCTGCTTTTCTTTGTACTCTAGCCAACTAGAACCAGAAAGGTAACCTCTTACGATACATTCAACTGGAAGAGGCTTTGCGTTTTTCACTGTCACAAGACTCTTGTATTTTTCTATTATATGATTATCTACAATGTCGCAAGTCATATCAAACCATTTACAAGACATTTCATTTAATATCTCCCCTTTGCCGGGTATTGTTTGGTTTAAAATGTGATCGAACGCAGAAACTCGATCTGTAGTAAATATTTCAAGAGTTTTATCATCAACCCCATAGTAAATTTCTCTAACTTTTCCTGATTTAATTAGAGTAGGTTTATCTTTTGCTGCCCTCCAATTGATACTATCATAATTATTTTTAAATTTTGTTGAAAAACAGTTTCTTGGTTTGTCGCCTTTACCCATAATTAATCTTTTTTTGTAAATTTCAGAGGATTGGATAGAACCGGCTGCTTCCTTCCCTGTTTATCTATAAAGAACTCTTTCTTTTCTTTAGGCTCTTCTGTTTTTTCCAAGCACTTCAAGTCAAATTCTTTTTCCAGCAACTCTAACTCATTAAAACCAACCCAAAATAAACCTCGTTCATCTTCTACTGTAGGGCAAAGCATACCGCGCAGCATCATTTTTTTAATAACTTCCCTGTATGTCATAATTTTAATATTGGTGGGCCTTGTAGGGCTCGAACCTACGACCTGCCGATTATGAGTCGGATGCTCTAACCAACTGAGCTAAAGGCCCTAAAAAAATTAGTAGCTATAATTACCATATAGTTCAATATAGCAGTTTTCGCAGTGTTGTCCAGCGCCTTCTACATAATAATTTCTATGATATGTATGTTCGTCTTCTAGTTCTTGCGTATTTTTATTGCAACAAACACATTTGTCATATTTATCTTTCATTTCAGTATTCTATGATTTTTCTTACTGCCCACTTAAATACAAAGAAATTACAAATAAGTGCTCCAATAACAATAAAAATCATCATTAAAACTTCAAAACCTTCAGGTAAGCCTAATATAGCTGCGAAAAAGCCACCGAAGAATCCTCCAACTAAACCGACACCGGCTCCTGCTAAAGTCCCTACAATGTTATATAAGAACCACCATAATAATATTTTTTTATTTTCCATATTTTTCTTTTTCTAATTGATCTTCTACAGCTTGTAGAATATGTTTTGTTAAAGATTTTTTTGTCAAGCGTCTTTTATATTTACGCTCAAATTCTTTTTTAAATTCTCTATCATAATCTACTTCAAATGATAAAGTGCCATCGTTATTTTCTATTACTTCTAGAATATCTAATTTCACAATATATTGGAGCCAGTTGTCGGATTCGAACCGACGACCAACGGTTTACAAAACCGTTGCTCTACCAACTGAGCTAAACTGGCTTATAATATTTTATATTAAAAATAGAATTTTTAAAGTTTTTGGTGTAATATACAATAACATTATGTCACATATAACAGGTCACTACATTTACGATTTTACAAGAATTGATCCGTATTGGAACAACTCATCTGAAACGGGTATTAGCAGTTTAGTCGTTGGCATGACTTGCAATTTTAGCGGTCAAGATAACCAAGAAGTTGTCCAAGTGCGGTCAGCTTATGTTGACGGCGTAACTGGCTTTAATTCCTGTATTACTTATGATTATTTAACAACTAATCTCACAGATATTTGCAACACTTACGCTTCAGGAAGTAATTGGTTTGATAATTTAAAGAATCAAATATCAGGATCTCTAGAATCTCCAGTTATGATATCTAATTTTCCTTTTCCATCTAGTGGAGAACCAGCTCCTGATCCTCACGAAATAGATCAAGATTAAAATATAATTTCTACTTGCTCTTCATACTGGCGTCGGATTTTTTTTTCGATGTCAGTATATTTTTGTTTTATATCGCCTTGATCTCTGCTAACATTTATTGCGTATGCAGTGTCAAAATCTTGTGAATTTCCAGCTGCTCCAGCTGGCTTAATATCATTTACGACAACTCTAGGCCCTGCGCCGAGTTGGTCTACAATTTTGCTGTATTTAATATTAAAATGATGTAAAACTCTAATTGTGTGAGCTAGGTGACGATTTTCCCTAGCAGTAGTTAGTATTACTTTATCTTTTTTAGGTAAAGCATTGAGAAAGCTAATGGCATCAATAATAGGAGTTTCATATAAATGGCTATCCATGTCATTTTTTTGTATAATTTCATCTAACTCTTCGTTAGTTTTGTGGTTTAATAGTGTGCCATCAATATCTACAAACCATGTTTTATTTAAATTTTCTAATCCTGCCATTTTTTATTGTCCTGTTTTTTTTCGAATATTGAATCTTCATCTGCGAACACTGACTTATCCCCGTTCGTGCCGCCTCCTCCGTTTCCAAACTTAAAATCTTCATTTAATAATGCTAATCTATCTACTTTTTTTCCATAAATATTGACCTTTTTTTTAGCAAACATTTCGAAGGCTTTTCTCCATTCAAGTATAGGTCCTAAATAGGTAGGGTCTTCATATAAATTAAATTCAAGACCGCATTTTGATTCTTTATTTAAATTACTATAATTCCCGTTATCTAAATATGCGTATTTTTTATATCTAGATTTATGACTAACATCTCGATTTTTTTTTAGTCTTTCAATTTCGAAGTCTGCTCTATCGATTATTTCTTCGATATTATATTCGCTAGGCCTACCGCCTAAATCTTTTTCTTCGCTCGGATTGTTTTCCATATTTAAAATTTTTAATTTCTTCTTTATTTAAGTTGTGGGGGGTTTAAAAGAAGTGGTGCCAGTGGTCGGACTCGAACCGACAAGCCTTAGAAGGGCGACAGATTTTAAGTCTGTTGTGTTTGCCAATTTCACCACACTGGCATAAAATGTACACTAAAATAATAACAGGTTGAATTACTATAAAAGTAATGATGATTTAAATTATTTTAGCGTATTAAATTTTTATCTACCTTGTCTATTGTAAGGTTTTTTGTAATTTTTGCTACTTTTATTTTGGGAGGAATTATTTTTAGAATGTCTTCCTCTCATATCTGTTGTTTTTTTATTTAATCCTCGTTTTTCTTTTGATTTTCCTTTTGCCATTTTTTTATTCCTTCTTCTATGTGTTCAGCTAATGCGTGTCTTGCAGCTTCGCTGTCAAGATTTATTTGAAATGAATATTTTGTGTATTCATCTAAAATGTTTTTTATAACTTCTTTCATTTAATTCTTTCTCTAAGTTTTTTTCGATCATATATAATCTTATCCAAACCCACCTAACAAAAATCGACCAATGAAATAAATTATTGCTAATACAATACCAACGCAGCCTAGTAACATACTCACTATCACAATAGTCCCTCCATCAGTCAGCATACAATGCACTCCCGTCCAAATACAAAATACCCAAGCTCCTAACCCAAACGCAGCTCCAAGGGGAGAAGAATGCCCTCCTACTAGTAATGCAAAATAGAGGGCTGCTGTAACTACTGCACCTACTAAAAAATCACCGAACACTTCCCCTAGAGACGTTAAAACTGGCGATTTAGATTTATTCATAACGATCCCTTTCGTATCTTAAAAATGCATTCAAATATTGAGACCCACTTAGTTTCTCTATCTTATCTTTAATTATTTGTTGGTCATCGTGTATTTTAAAAAGAATTGTGAAATTGGCTACAAATAGCGCCGCCATTACAATGATAATAGTCATTAATACTATTTCAGTTTTATTTTTCATTCTATTCTATACTGCCGACAATTATTGCTGGCATGTTTATTTTTTGTAAAAACACTTTGTTAACTTCTTTAGGGTCTACAACAAGACATAACCCTAAACCATTATTAAACACTTTCTCCATCTCTTCGTCAGATATATTACCATCTTTTTGAAACAAGTCAAACACAAAAGGTTTAGTAATGTCATCTTTCCATGCAACGCTTAAACCTTTAGGTAAAATTCTATCTACGTTGCTCAATCCTCCTCCAGTAATATGAGCTATTCCGTGAATATTGACACCGGCTTCTAGTATATTCAAGACTTCTTTAACATAAATTTTTGTGGGTTTTAAAATGCTATCGATATATCTTTCATGTTTTTCTTTATTAAAAATGCTCCTAACTAAAGAATAACCATTGCTATGAAAACCACTGCTTGGAAACGCAACTACTACATCACCTTTTTTAATTTTCTTGCCGTCAATTAAATCTTTTTTCTTTACTATCCCAACACAAAAACCTGCAACATCAAAATGATTATCAGTTACTAATGAAGGCAATTCTGCTGTTTCTCCCCCGATAAGAGGAATACCTGCCATTTCGCAACCTTTTTTAATAGAATTTAAAACCGTTAAATATTGTTTTTCTTCTATATTAGAGGAAGCAAAATAATCTAAGAAGAATAATGGTTTAGCGCCGGTACAAATAATATCGTTAACACACATAGCAACGCAATCTATACCTATACCGTCTAGCTTATCATATTCTTGAGCTAGAAGTATTTTAGTGCCAACTCCATCAGTAGCGCCAACAAGATAACTATCGCCAAGGTCAAATAATCCCCCAAAACCCCCGATATTATCTACTAAACTAGAAATTTCTTTTACAAGATTGTCCGTTTTGGCGACATCAACGCCAGCTTCTTTATATTTGCTCATTTGCTGCTTTAAAGTAATTTATGTCAAAATGAACTTTTTAGGACACATCTCACCTTCTATGTTAACGTCGTAATCAAAAGTTATTTTTTTATTTTCTTTTTCAATCATCTTGTTAATAAGACTAAGCAGTCCAAATTCAATATATCCTTTATGGATTTTAATATCATAAGAACTAGCGATGTTAGAATTAGTTGGGACTGTTGTGGAAATTAGCGCCATCATCGCAACAGGATCTTTTTCTAGCGCATCATTTAATATATTTAATATTTCTTGACTATTCATATTTAGCTATTTCTACGCCAGCTTTTTTTAATAAGTCTAGGCCTTCTCTTTTTCTATAAGTTTCATTATATACAAGCCTTTTGACCCCTGACTGAACAATTAATTTAGCGCAATCAAAGCAGGGAGAGTATGTACAATAAACTGTAGCTCCTTCGCTGCTGTTTGTAGAACGGGCTAATTTCATCAAAGCATTACTTTCAGCGTGGAGCACTTCAGGTTTAGTTTTAAGCTTGAAAAATTTTTCTTTGTCTTTATCTAACTGCCATTCTTCATCCTCAAAACATGTAAGGTCATCCTTCAGCGAAATAAAGGAATGATCTGGACCTGAATCATCCTTGCTTGCGTAATCATGCTCATCACAAGTATAAATAATTTCTTCACATTCATTATTAAACCCAGAAGGAGTTCCATTAAAACCATCAGAAATAATTCGTTCGTCTTTTACTATTAAACAACCAACTTTTTTTCTTTTGGCATGAGACATCTCAGCCCACGCTTCAGCCATTTTAAGGTAGGTTTTGTCTAATTTATTCTGATTCGGCATAGCCTTTAATAATTTTTAATCCATCTTGTGCAGAAGCTAGTTCATCTGTTATCTTAATGCATTCTTCAATAATATCAGGATGTTCTCCGATACCAACAGAATTATTGAGATAATTTTTAAGCAGAACTTTATTCTTTAAAATTTTAGATTCGAAGTGGGCTTCTAGTGCTTTTAATATATCTTCTTTCATATTATAATTCGTAAGTTATATCGTAATCTTCAATGATGTCGTTATGAAGTAATTGAGCCGCAGCTTCTTCAGTACTAGCTTTAACATTTTCATCAGGAGTGTTGTCTTCAAACAATAATAAAAAATGTCTACCAGCTTTTACATCTTTTATATGTTTAATTCCAAGTTGTTTCGCTGCTGAATTAATAACTGTGCCTTGAGGATCGTAAGTCTGTCCTTTGGAAACTGTAAATACTCTAGCTTTTTTCATTTCAAATAAATTCTACTTCTTTTTTTAGAATTTTTAAACATCTACTTTTAACTTCTTCTGTATTTTCTGTAATCATAGGCCCGAATACGTGATTTACTCTTCGATAAGAACATCCGCCACAACCAGCTGATAAATTTTGCAGAAAATTATCTAACTCATCGCTTATTCCCATGAATTCAGATCTATGAGCTATAACTATTTTAAATAGCTCTTTGTAAGTCATTCTTATTTTCATAAAAAATTATAAAGTATTAAACTTAAATAAGCCAAAACAAATAGGTTTAAGTTCAACGGAATAAAACATAACACAGACATCCAAAAAGTCAAACAAATATGACAAGTTATTAGTTTAGAAAAAAAGCTTTCTTTCTGTTTTAAAAACATTGGAAACTCCATTTGATATTCAGATTTTTCATATTCTTTTATGATTGGGATCTTCCTAAATATTTTAGAAAAAGAAAAATAATCATAAAAAGCATTTGTATCTGTCCATATATATGTTATATAAGCTATACAGACTGCCGGTATTAAATAACTAATTATTTGTTCCATTTGTTATAATTAAATTTGTTAGTATTTGTTTTGTGTCTTGCCAGTTTTTCACATTGAATTTCACTTCGCACAAGTTAGCTAAAGAGTGATCATTACCTCCGGGCTCACATTTGTCACCAAAAAAGATTTTTCTATCGTGATCACTTAAATAGTGATATATTTGACTTTTATCTTCGCCTTGTTTTTGTATGTCTATAGATATTTTGCCTCCAACACATGCATAAAAATTATATTTATTAAATAGCCTATTAAAATTATCGCAAATATTTTTTCTTTCGCCTTGAATTTTGTCCCATTCGTAGTATTCTTCTCTTTGTTTTTGCGTGATATCTCTGCCTACAGTGCTAAAATTCAACATACCAGCTCTATATTCAAAGTTTTTAGAGCCTGATTTGTGGGCGGGGTATTTTGTGCTATCTAAAACGTCATATAAATAAGCGATAGCATCAGATGGTAATGTAAACTCTCTGGAATAAATCATATTCTCATCCACCCATAATTCGTTGCCCATACAAGTAAATACACCCATACAAGCTTTTAAAATATCTTTGGGCACTTGTTCTTCTACTTTAAATTTATCGCTCCCCGTAGCTAAATAAACAGCATTGTTATCGCAAAACTTCTTAAAGAAAACAGAAAACTCCTCGTCCATTGGGAGACGAGGAGCCGTTAAAGTGCCGTCTACATCAAATATATAAGCGTCATTAAGTAACATTAATTATTATGTTAAATAATAAGCTATTTGTCTATATTTATTTTAAATTGTGAACGATAATAACTACAATCACTGATGCGCATAATCCTATCATCATTCTACCAAAATCTTTCGCAACGAGAGGAAAGACTTGCTTTGCTTTTCGTTTATTAGAAACTGCTGCTATTGCTAACTCTCGACCAGTTAACAAACCAACAAATACCCAAGTAGTGCTCATTGGAATATTATTAATCTCTTTAAAGATAAATAAGATAACCCAATAAACAAAGTCAATAATACAAGCAGACCTAATAAACTTGGTACTACTTTTATTAAGGACAATCTCTTGAATCTTACCCCCTCTTTCTTTGAACATGAACGCTAATCCAGTCACAAAAACTATAGAGATAATAACCATTAAGTCTGCTGGCACCTGTCTAGGTAGGAATACAGCAATGTTTGCCATGTCATGGGATAACCAAGTAAACCATAAGAAGCCTGTAGTAGTCCATTGAGCTACTCTCCAGAACGTCTCATGTCTAATATCAACATCCTTACTCTCATTAAGAAACTTAGAGAGAATAAACCAGATAGTATATGCTGCAATAGCTGCCACAGCATAACCTGCTATAGATTTTATAAGCATCTTTTCAAGTACGAACGTAGAAGCGAATGCAGATAACACTAGAAAGGAAGTGCTAACTGGCACACCTATGCGAGTAAGTAATACTAGAATTGCTGGTGCTAATGCATGATACCATTGTATATCTACAAAAGGTATTTTAGTTAATCTACCATATGAGATATCTCCTCCATTAACTGCCCAACCGTACCACAAAGTGAACAGAAGAACAATAGAGGCTCCAGCCCACATTGTAGTCCATTTAAACTTCTCGTTATTAGACGCTATCCAAGTACCGAGAGTCTGTACTGAGTCGTTTGCTATAACCGAGTAGGCTGCAAGAAAAAAGCCTATTCCCATCCATAATGTTATTAGTTCCATAATTAAAACTTATATTTTTAGAAAAAAGTTCTCACTGCTAGCTGCCAGCTCCCAGTGTTGATATCTGTATCAGTTCCTAAAAGTTCGCCCCATGCATACTCATGTCCAGCCATAAGTTTAAGATTCTCTCCACTGAGGAAATATTGAAATCCTGCGTAAACCGAATGATAGTTCTGAACATTAAGGCGAGCATTTCTATCCCCGTCACCATCGTGTCCAAATCGCTGAGTGCGTTGTTCTCGTCCTGAGTCCATGTATTGGTAGCGAAATACACCTTCGAGCTTGTCGGTAATTTTGTAAGAAGGTAATATGTAAAAACCCCATGTATCATGTCCAGCCAAAATAGCTTCAGATCCCTTGCTTGCTGAAACTCCTTCGCGATTAACGCCGTAGATGACATCCGAAATAACTTTAAATGGACCTTTTTCGTAATCAAACCCCAAAGCAAATGCGTGTTCATAAGCAGACCCGAAAGTACCTACAGCAGCATCACCGCGAGCTTTCTCACGACCACCTTCATTATCTACATAGTTCCAGTCAAAGTGAAAGGATAGATCTTTTTTTACTGGGTAAGTGAGATTATAAGATAATCCTTTATTAGCGCGAAAGTCAACCCACTCTGGACCATCTTCATCGGCACCATAAACCCAAGCACCAAGCCGATGCTCAATACCTTTAGTGAAGAATCCCACTTGAGCTCCCCATGGACGTTGCTGACCGATTTCATTCACGATAGGGGCACGTTCAACCGTTTTGATATATCTCGACGATTGGATGTCCTCACGGGTAATGTCCTGCTTGTCTTTACCGATAATGAAATAATAATTATCACTGGGTTTCCATTGAAGATTGAACGTTTGGAAATTGTTTATGAAAGAACCCTCGTCGCTGAGAGCTGTTCTGGAACCATGGCCATCCGAAATGTTTGCATCAAAACCAAAGGAAAGATTATGATCGAAATCGAAGTCCATTTGGATTCGCGCACGACGATGGTGGTAGACATCGTATTCATTGTCTTTGACGCCACCGATATCCTCATCTTGGCTGATGTATTGACCATGATACCTACCTTTCAACTTAACATCTCTGATGAAGCCGCTATCACTCTTATACAAAGTATTTTTATTAAATATATTCCAGTTTTCAGATTCTTGAGCTAATACAGAGTGAGCCCAAGCCATTAGTAATAGAGATAATGTTCTCACGCGATATATTACATTATTTTGGGCAAATGTCATGTTACAATTCAGTGACTTTTAATTTGTGTTATCGTAGCTTTAAAATGCTACAATTTTATTGTTGTTTAAAAAAAATGTTTGGGCTAAACATGTAGACAAAGGATAATAATTTACTCCTTTTTCGTTTTTGTGTACGTTCGAGACAAACTCTCTTCCAATATTTGTTTTATTTTCATATAATATGTTTTTTTTGAAATGCTCTTTAAAATTTTTTAACAGATAATTTTGAAAGCCTAAATAAGGTTCGATGTGAACATTATCGGATGCATATTTTTTTTTAAGATAGCCATCTCCATCATTATATATGTCGAAAAAATTTATATATTTATATTTTTTGATGTCGCAAAAATATTTTAGTTTTTTGTTAAAATATTTTGTATACATTTTTCTTTCCTCGTCTGAACATCTTGTTGGGTAAGTAGAATCAAAGCCTAAGCCTTCTCCTTGTAGGCCTTTAATGAAGCTTGGTATTTTTAGAACACCTATTTGTAAATTGTTAAATTTATTTTTGTTTACTTCAATGGCTGAGATATAGTCTTCAGTAATTGTGTCAATGCAATCTTGCCATTTTATGTTAAACTCTTTTAATATAGGTTTAATATAACTTTTGCAATCCAAAAAACCAAAAGAAAAAATAATAAAATCATTGTCTCGAACTCTGAAGATAGACTCTGATATGTTTATATGAAAGTCTTTGTGCTCTGAAAATTTAAATGCGGTACCTTTCGTCCAATTATAAGATACCCCATACACTTTTTGCCAAGGAATCATAGCGTGACTATCGCCAAAAACATGAATCATATAAAATAGTATTGTTTTACTTCAATAATTAAAATAATCGTAAAACCATTGATAAGATTGTTTGATATTATCAGCTAATTGCTGTCCTAAAACTTCATTATAATCTTCTGATGGGGGCTCGACTTTAGTTTTTATTTTATGGTCTCCGAACTGTCCGTATACAGAATCATCCTCTACTGTAATCTGTTGAACATTGTTGAAATCATGAGCGTAAGATTCAACACCAAGGTAATTATATATTCTATTTAATTCTGCTTGAGGATTAGAAGTCAAGTGTTCAAACTTTACAAATAACATTTTTTTATCATTGCCTTTTTCAATTATGTCAAATAATCTATGCATAGCTAAACCAATAGGCTGGATATTGCTCCATATCTGTATCCTTTGTTCAGTTGTTATGCCGCTAATTTCAGCATCGTTCACAACTCCAGAAATAGTTTGGGGATTTTTTCTATGAATTTTTTCCATAGAACAAAAAATAGATCTGGGATCTCTTAACATGCAAATGATTTTAGGGTCAGGATAAAAAAAGTTTAAAAAATCTTGATAATAACCCCAACCTCTAGACTTATCCATTACATAAGGTTTATCTGTAATAGAATGATAATATCCAAGTAAACCATATTTGCAAAAACCTTTAAAACCATTTTCCATTAATTTTATATCTTGAGCCTTAAATTCTGGAGATTCTGAATAATTATGTCTAGAAGCGAAAACAAGCTCCAATACACCGCTAGTTGGAGTTACATAAAAATTGGGATTTTGGCCAATTATATTCTGTAACAAAGTCGAACCAGATCGAGGTAAGGAGCTTTGAAAAAATATTTGTTTATTATTAGACATATATATATTATATATCTAAGTAAATAAACTTAAAGTATTGGTTCGTTATGATTATGCCATCCGCCTTTAGATGGAGCTTTGCTTCTCTTAGGTAAATACCACTGTTTAAAATTACCAGCGATGCCAGAAAAGCAATCAGAGTCTTTTGTGTTACTCCTGTAACTAACTGTGTAAGATACAATTTCATCTCTTGAACAATACATACGACCATCTTGAGTGTTACCCCAGTGTTGAGTCAAGCCATTAATTAAACGATTTTGACCGCCATGCATATATGGTCCTTGCATCCAGCCGTACAGATTCAAATTAGAAATAATAATATTGTTCCCGCTTAAAAGCATAGCTGCTTGAGGACGTTTATTGTTATGAGGGCCTTCCATTTGGAGATTTTCAAAACGAGGGTCTGCAAGATAAACATTATTACCTTCAGTGTCTTGAATCGCTGGGAAAGGGTAATTAGTTTCATTTATAATAGGTCCATGTTTAATTCCTATTAGCGCACCTTGATGCTGAAGGATTTTTGCTCCTCTAATACAAAACCTATCTTGGTTCATAGATAAATATATAGGTAACACTCCATTATGAGCGCAAAGAATAACATCCTCGATAGTCTGCTCAAACGGTTTCATAAGCATCTCTCCTTGACTTGTCTGCACTTTAGTCTTCCCTTCTACATAAAGCCCTATAGGAGCGTTTGTAGCGGTTCCATAAGGTATTGTGTCTTTAATTACTTTTTGCCCATCTCCATAAAATCTTAAAACTGAAGACCATCTTCTATCAGAAGATAAACAAAATCTTCCCGGTAATCTTTTTGTGTCTTTAAAATGATATTCAGGCTCTTCACAAATAATTTTTATAACTGGAGACATAGCTGAACCATGCCAGCCGGGAAACAACGGCCAAATTTTGCTATACTTATCTTCTGCCGCTTTATAATAAGCATATTGCAGTTCTTGACCTTTTTTAATTATCTCCTCCCAAGACTCATCTGAATAATGACCATCTGCATCTACCCCTAAAACAAATTCGAATTTAGCAGACTCAAGAGTTACATGCCCCAATTCTATAGACTCAAAAGTTGAGGGGGTTTGACTAGAAGGGTTATTTAGAGATTCAAGTTCTTTTATTTTTACGGCTTGTAAATCAACCAACGATTGCAATTCTTTAAGGAATTCCGCTTGTCCAACTATTGAATCTGATATATCAGATAGTAAATCAGTATTTAAATCTGGTTTCTTATTTTCAAGTTTAGTTATCTGTTCAGAAAGATCACTTATTTGAAGTTGAAGTTGGTTTTGAAGGTTTGATGCGTCTACAGATATTTCTTCTGTGATAGTTTTAGTTCCTGATAATTTCATAAAAAGTTTTTTAATAAATTTAAAAACATTCATTACGACTGTTTTAAAATACAAACAGCTTCGTCAGATTCAAGGTTTTCCATGCAATCTTGTAAACTTACAACAGCATGTTCTATATTATCCCAAAAATCCTCTTCCACTGTTTCAGTTTGAAATCCTCCAAAAGATTCTATATCACCTTTTAGTATATCTAATGAATCTATTATAAAATTTATTTTTTGTACGCAGTCTAAATATTGCTTCCTAGTCATTATGTAACTATGCTCTATTGTTATAAATTAGTCAATCTTTTTTCTCACTCAGGGCCAACGCCCATATCCATATTGCGGTCATTCCAAATACGGGCAAAGCGCCCAATTCAAATATAATTCCCATCCCCAAACTCAAGGCAAATATAATAAATATCTTTTCAGGATTTACACTTATTTTCATAATCATTATTACACATGGTAATAAAAACTACGAAATAAAAAGGAGGGACACGCACATGTCCCTCCTCTACATACAATTTTATTAGGTAACGCTTATGTTTCTATTTTATATATTTATATGTTCTTGTAATTATTATTAGGTTCACGCATTCATCACTCGATGGTGCGCAAATTCTTTAGTTCAACCGAACAAACTTTTAAAAAATCCTAAGATGCCTTTTGAAGGTTTGGTTTTAGCAGATGATTTGTGTTCTTCTAATACGTCTAAATCTCCTTGACCAAAATTGTAAAGATCGACATTTTCTACAATGCCTTCAACAACACGGATATTAAACTCGAAAGAATATCTGTTTCCGTCTGAATGTTTGATGCTGTTATAAACTAAAATAGTATCTGTTAAAAACGTTGCGTCTAACTTACCGTCTCTTTTCTGTATGTAAAGCTTCTTTCTGTTGATTCGGTAAGTTTTCCCTTTGCAGAGAAGGCATCTTGTCTGAAAAAACTTGTCAGACCTTTCGGCATATCTTAAAATGCTTAATTGTTCTTTAGTTACGATTTGTTTAAAATAAGATAACGGGATTCTTACATCGTCGAACTTGCTCATATCTAATATGTGTTACACGTTTTTAGTGTGTTAGTCAGTTATTCGTTAAGCTTTTGTATAAAACACTTGCTTAGCGCCAAACTCTATAACTGTCTTCGTCTCTGTGGAAAGTGCTTGTTTCAATTAACGCAACATCTTCTTCCTCTGCAATCAATTTGTGAGGGTAAATTCTATCAATTTCTAAAGTTTCCCCTTTAGGGACTCTAACTGTTGTGACTTCGCAAGTCAATGTATTTAAAAGATCAACTCTTAAAGTACCTTCTTGAACGTAAAAAGTTTCATGTTTCAGTGCATGAAAATGCATTGAAGTGTTTTTGCCAGCTTCAATATATAAGATCTTGGAACAATAATCTTCTTTTTCATTGTTGACGAGCCAAACTTCTTTGCCCCAAGTTTTATTTACCGTTAATGGTTTTCCTGTTATCATAAAAATAAAATGACTAATGTAATTCCGTGATGAAATCTATTTAGTATATTAACGTCTTGAATTATATTAGTCAAGTTAAAGGTTAGATTTAATTGTAATGAGACCTTGAATATATCCTACATCTTGAACTTCTGAAATGTAAATTTACTTAAAAACTAAAGCTATAGTGATATACTAAAATGCTTTTAAAGCACTGATACTTTGAACTATAGTCTTTGAAATTTAAAAGATGCGCCGCTGTAATGATTCTTTGAAATATTTATTTAATATTGAAAGGCTAAACTACAACGACGCACGTTAATTAGCTTTTAGAAATCATGTTCCTCATCACATTGAAGACTTCCTTAATAGCGCTAGTGTAAGCTTTTCTATAGTGGCGAAAAATTACATCTTGTTCTGAAGAAAATTCACCCCTGTTTTTTTTCTTAAGATTTACGTCATATTTGTTTTTAACTTGTTTTATGATCCAGTGTTTCTTGCCCCAATGATATAAGTTGCTTCTCGCCACTCCACCTTTTTGATGAAATGGGCTAAAGCAGAACAAATGTTTTTTTGCGAAAGTCCAACTTGGCAAATCACCAGTAGAATTTCTAATAACTTTATTAGGCAGAATATCAAGACTATCTTCATCAATCTCTCCCTGCATAGAAGCTAGAATAGAGTATAATTGAGGAATACTGATTTGATTCATTCTTAAGTCTCCAACTTTAAAGCCTTTCTTTTTGCTGTTGACTTTATATCTGCAGGTTGCTTCGTCTAAATTAAAACATTTTCTAGCATCTTCGGAGAGCAATGGGATAAGCTTTTCAATATTATTCTTGAGCCAAATTGCATTTTGATCACTGTAATCGCCATATCGAGCATAATTTAAAACTTTATTTAGTTTGTTTTTCATGCGATGTCCCTCTTTCTGCAGTTGGGTTGATTCGAAAAACGGTTTAGGAGTTTTGAGCTTGATTTCTTGAAAATCTAATACTAATTTGTATATAGATTTAGGGTCGTCTAAATCAGATTTTTCTAATTTAGAATATAATTTAGCTCTTGGGGTTGACTTTTGTGGAAATAGTCTCAAGATAACATCATTTTCCCTGCAAAGTTCATACCAACTTTGAAGCTCTGGAGCTTTAAACGGTTGAGCTAGGGAATCATTTGTCCTTGGGACTCCGAAATGAGCATCCTCACCTACAAAAGCGTAACCGGGATATTTGGTTGGAAGATCTAACAACTCTTGATGGGTAATAGTAAAAACTGTTTCACCATCGAAATAAGTTGCAGAATTTTTACCACAATCTAATGTGATAAATTTACGGTTCTTTACTCGGGCTCTAAAGTTTGGCCTGTTAGTTGAATCTAAAATATTCATGGTCTAAAAAAAAGTGTAATAAATTTTTGTGAGCGACTGAAACATCCTGTTCTTTCCCGGGTGATCGATTCCGTCCGAACGATGTTGATTTTTTAAACAAAATTTTTATTACTGTTGTATAATAAAATTCATCAACAAGTTTTCTACAAAAAATCAAAAATTGAATTACAATTATTATTTATTAGTGAGCCAACTGCTACTTTGAATTTTATCTCCAAGCCCGTAAACTGATTCTATGCCTAATTCAAGGCACAAAGCGTGTTCAGGTGTATTTTCACCAGATGTTCTGTCTCCTCCATTGCAAAACATAAGCTTTTCATAAGGCTGACCGGCTATGAGCGTCCGGCAAGAAGCTAGGCCTTTTAAAGTCTCGCAAACAGTTTGATCTTTGTCTATGCATTTTACAGCCATATCAACATAGCGAATATTTTCTACAATCTTTTTTCTTTCTTCAAAAGGCATGAATGGTTTACCTTTTTTTATCGTTAAAAAATCATCGTCGTTTACAATAACAATTAAAGCATCAGCTAAACATTTAGCTTTCTGTATTAGTTCAACGTGACCGACATGTAGCGGGTCAAAACCTCCGCTTACTATTGCTATTTTCATAATAAAAAGAAGAGCCCCAAAAGGGGCTCTCTGAATTATAAATATGTATTAATGAGTTTTCAATATTTATTTGCTGGTTCCATCTTCATTAGTTTTTTGGCCTTCTCCAGTAGAATCATCATCTCCAGAGCTTAACTGCCAATTATCTTGTGGGCTGAACTTTTTCAACCATGCTTTAGCAATCATAGGTTTATCAATATGCCTAACAAAAAAGTTAATAGGAACTCCGCTTTCGCCTTTTTCAGCTTTTTGAACATAATCGTCAAATGCGGTCATTAATGAGTTTACATCAATAATTTTATTAGATTCTTTATCGCTTTGTGTTACATTAGAAACAACTTCTTTAATATAACTATTATTTAAGCTCATGAACTGTTGCCCGACTTTAGCTTTAGAAGCTTCAGAAGAAACACTATTTATATCTGAATCTGTTGCTCCTTGTATTGCTGATAGCTGACCCATAACTTCTGTAGCGTCTGGTTTTAATTGACTAATAGAAGTTTTAAGTTCATTACTTTTAAGAGTTGGAATTATACCCATAGTAATTAATGAACAATGAGATGTAATATCATTTGTACTTAGCATGTTTTTTATATTATCGCTAAATTCACTGTCTACTCCAAAAGCTCCTTTACCACTTGCAAAAAATCCTCCCCACTCAAATTCAGATGCAAATTTAGATGCACTTGAATTACTTCTTTGAGAACTATCAGTTCTTTCTGTTCTCAGAATATGAACCATGCCTACAAATGAACTGCCAATCGTTTGACCAGATAATAAACTTAAAAACTCTTTTTGATCATCTGAACCGTTTGCGCTAACATTTTCAATTGCTTGAACTAAAGTTTCTGGTCTGGTAGTTTGAATCTGATCATTTGGGAACATCCAATTCCAAGCGTATACAGCTTTTTCTGGGTCCATAACAAATGGAGCAAAAAGATCTGTTTGTTTATGTGTTGCTGTTGCAGTAATTACAAGGGTTCCTGCAATATTGTGTTGGGATGTTTGGTTTAATACTGTTTTTTTAACTGATCCTGCTGCTGATGTGGAGAATTTAGGGCCCCAAATACTAGAAATAGTAGAACTAGCTGATGCTGCTACAGTGCTAGCATGAGCTCCAGATCCGTCTCTCTCGTCTTCGTTTCTAAAGTATTGTGCGTCCACAATCATTGTGTCAGAACTTAACGCTAATTGTTTTAGCGCACTTTTGTTCCAATCAATTGGGCTCTCAGGCATTTCAGTAATATCAATATTACCGCCATCACCATTTAATTTAGATACATCTTTTTGTGATTTAAGAACAGCTTTACCATATTCAGCTGCATTTTCTGCGATGCTTTTTCCAACTTCTTCTATAGAATCTTTAAAATCACCAAGGTCATTAGCTGGGACATTCATCTCTACCATTTCTTGTAGAGTCATGTCAAGCTTATGTTTAGTTTGTATAGAATCGTTTAGTTTATTTTGAGCAGCATTTGCTGGTTCTTCTGCTTTTTTAATTGCTTGTAATTGCTTGATATCTTTTTCATGAATCAAGTTGCCTAATACTAATGAAGGATCATAAGGAATTGATGTTGCCATATATTTTTTGTTACACTAGTTTTATGGTGCTCCCGGCACGACTCGAACGTGCGACCCACTGCTTAGAAGGCAGTTGCTCTATCCAACTGAGCTACGAGAGCAATCATAATCATCATCATCATCATCATCATCATCAATTAAATAATCTTCCTGATTATAAGTTTCAGAGACATACTCATCTTCATAACAAAAAACGCAAATATACTTTCTTCCTATCTTCTCGAAGTCATCATTATTGTTTATTTCATCTCCACAATATAAACATTTTTTCATACTTGAATGTACATGGCAATTAGAAATATGTGAAATTATTTATTTCTTTAAATACTTATTGTATATAACTTTTCCTAAGTTAGCCGCAAACTTCCGAGCTTTCCATTCCGGTAAATGAAAAAAATAAGCATGAAAAACTTCTTCTATTAAAACATTTAATTGACGGCGAGGTTTTAATGTAGGGTCTACAATAATTAATGGTTTCTTACATTTATCTGGATCATCGCAAAGACCTTCTGCGTTATATTGTGGTGGAACTTTTGTGTAACTAATTTCCACTTCTTTATTGTCGAAATTTTTAATATTCATTGCAGCTTCTCTCTTAATATTAATGACGCAGTAGACTTGATATCGTTACCCTGTAAATTAGAAAAAGTATATTTCTTTTTTCCTTTTTCGTAAGTATATACGTCCGGTCCTTGACAGATGTCTGTTGTGCCGTATTTTCGATAATAGCTTTCAGCAATCTGGTCTAAGCTTAAACCTTCTTCTAATAATTTTTTTACATATAATGCTTCTTGATAAGTCATACGTTCACCATTTGTGTATTATATTAGCAATAATAAAAAAACAAGTAATCAAATTAATTAAAATAATAAAACTGCGCAGAATCAAACTGACCTGCGCTTGTTTTAAAGATAAAATTGGTATGTTTGGTTCGTCACCGTTCGTTTTTCCGATCCGATGATCAACAGTTCTGCACCAAATCAACCACAAATTTTTAAACATAATTTAATCGCTATAATAAAATAAATAATTTTAATGAGGGTTAAAATGCACCTATTGTATTGACTTGTTAAATTATATATTACTTATACTTTACTATAGCAGTTAAGTTAACATGCTACACGAAAAACTTCTTCTTCAGTTTTTTCATCTTCATTAACAAGGTAAACAACCCCATTAACAGATTTAGCGCACTGAACAGCCCAGTCATATGCTTTTTGTTTGCCTAGCTTTAAATTGTAAGCTGACTGATAATGTCCTCTGCGATCTTTTACAATATATTTAACGTTCATGTTAAGAATTTTCAATAAGAGTGTCGTGAATTAAATGGCGAGTCTTGTAGTCAAGAATTCTACCACTATCATCTTTAGGGAGTTCTGTGACAACCTTTTCAAAGCTAAGTCCTAGAACGGAGCTTATGCATTTAACTTTTCGGTAGATTCCAATTTCTTTGTATTTAAGAATCGCCCACAAAGTGTCAATTTCTTCAGGTTTCGCGCTGCCGATAGCCGATAACAATGCAGCGGATGTGTTAGTTTTTACCACTTGAGTATTTAAATAAGACATATCATTAATTAATTAATTGGTTTCAATCTTAATAAGGCTTTTCCTCCATTGCCGTTTTTATCTGTAACAAAACAATGAACAAAAATAAAATCATCTATAAATCTTGTGTCTATTAACTGTACTGTGTGTATTTTTTTATCTGTAGTTGTTATTTTAGCTAAAGGCGAAGAATTGATTTGTATGTCTTTGTATATGCTTTCTATCAAGATTTTTTGACCTTCGTAATCTTGAAAAAATTCTGCACCTTTATTGGTTCCCTCTAAATATAATGAAGCTTTCATTGTTTGTCAACATAATCTTCAGATGTTTCTAGTATGTTTTTCATTAGGTTTACAATCAACCTATCTTCTTTGCATCTGGGTTCAAAATCTGGCTCATAAGCAAAAACCTGCTTTAGAGTATCAAACTGTTCATCTGTTATGATTAACTCACATTTTTTCATCTAAATATAATATGTTGTATTAATTGAATTTCAAGCTTTTGTTGAGTAAATGTTGGAATCCTTTATCTTTCCCTTTAACTTCTATTTCCCAAGTAATATCAAACCCAAAATCTTCAGGAGCTTTAGTTAAATTACGAGCATGATTTCGGACTGTTCCCTCTGCGGCTTCTGACCAATGGAATGTTGGTTCGACACCCCAAGTATGATAGAATTTCATAATCCAAGTAATCATGTCAATTTTCTTGCCATTACCATCTAAGCTTGGATTAGCTTCGTCATGAAGGTTATCAAAAGTTAGAGGAAACGCAAAGCCAAACATATGTTTAGTGTAATTATGGAAATACTCATAAAGATTAGCGCAATTCCAAAAACCTTTATCTTCATTTTCAAATACGAGTCTAGACCGAACACCGGGATCACACTGGAAAAAATTCTTCATTAGTTTATTCATAAAACCTTCAACAGAATTGAATTTAGAGAGGCTTGGATGAATATTAATTGGGCATGTGTAATCTCTAGGCAAGCCGCACATATCCAAAACCCATGCATGAAAATTAAGCTCTACGATTGATTTGGCGCAAACATTATCTGAGTTAGAACCAACCACAACAAATTGATCTGGATGGATTGATAAACTAATTTCAAGTTGCTGAGCAACCTTGCCTATTTCTCTAAGCAAAAATAGAATGTCATTATGATTGGAAAAGTGCTCAACTTGTAAATTTAAAGTAGGGTCAGTAATTAGAGGGAACAGCTTGCAAGAAAGTCTGTAATGCTTGATTCCGACTTCTTTGCAGTGTTTAATAGTTTCTATTGTAACTCTAAGATTATGAGCTACGCGACTAGAAAGTATTTGGATAGACTCTTCTTTGTCTTTTTTGTTAAATTGAGCCCGAGTCATTGTTTGGAACTTGAGCTCTGGAGATTTATCTCGCAACAATTCTGATATGCAAACTAATCCTAATTTCATTAACAATGAATGTAGCACTAATACAAATTAAGTCAAGTAAAAATAGCAGTGTAGGTGATATACCCGTTGACTGAGTTGTCGTCCTCCTCTCTTAAGAAGCCGCTTTTAAGATGTCTTTTATAAACTTTTTTTACAGAGTTTTTAGATAGAAAATTAGACTTGCTTACCAAGAATTTAAATTCAGGTGTTATCTTTTTTAATACGTTAACTAATTCTGCCCTACATTTTCTTCCGGCCCCTTTTTCTGCGTAATCAAAAATCAAGAAAATTTCATCTTCTGTTTTTTCGTACATGCAGAATCCAACCGTTTCATTGTCTTTCTTATAAACAAAGATATTTTTATTAAAAATGCAACTTTTTTTATACGAATCAAACAGTTGGCGTTTCTGCTCAGATCTTGTTTCGATTTTATCAACTGCTTTCAAATACATTGATTCGAAAGTGCTTAAGTCTTTAACTGGTTTGAAATTTTCTACTGAAAACATAAAAAGCCCCTACATATTGTAGGGGCTTTTCTAAGGTTTTTCTAATATTACAAAGAAGGAATACTGTCTTCTTGCATATGCTGTTTTTCGGTAGAAGCTTGTTTAGGCACATCTTTCTGAAAAGATGGGCTAGCTTCATTGGAAACTTCGTTAGAAGTATAAATAATAAAATCAGGCGATTTCTCGCTTGACTTACTTTTATTAGCAAACATAATTACACGCTGCTTAACTTTGCTTCCAAGTTCGTCAGAAACAATATAGCCAGTGCAATAATTAGCTTTGTTTCCACCGCTAACTTTTTTCCAAAGAGCTCCGACTTCTCGCTCTTTCCAATCTGATTGATTATTAGTAGACATAATTTAATAGTTTTCCCATTTATTCGCAACGAATAACGAAGCGATAATGAATAATACGATACACAATAATGAGCTCATGCTTTTTTGTCAAGAAGTTTTTTCTGTATTTTCTGCATTTCCTTCATCGTTGTAGAAAAAATATGGTTTGTTGCCATAAGTTCTGTCAATATACTCTGAACTCATCTGATCTGTCAAGAGTTTTATTTTAGGAATGTTGTCTTTGGGGTAAGGAACAATAAAATCAGGGTTATGCCATCTCAATAGGTTATTTGGTGGTATCATAAAGTTATCATCATCCATCTGAAGAAAATGATAACACTTGCTGTCTTGATCGTTTGAGTAACCAATGTTTAATTCATTTAAATCACCTTCGTAATCATCTATAGTGAATAAATATTTACCTCTTCTCCATTTATGATCGCGGCATAATACATCTACTTTTTTATTTTGGAGAAAGCCAAATGTAGTTACTGCAATATTGTTTGATTGACAATCCCAAGTCTGAAGTAATGATAATCTTGTTTGCTCGTCATCAGAAAGTTTGTCGTAACCTTCTCCGTTACAAAAAGCGGAAATAGGCATCATCCAAAAGATCGCGCCGAACTCACATTGAAAATGGAAATGCATTGGCCGGTTTATCATCGACTTACAACCAAATATGTATCCTTCAGTTAAACCTTCATCTTCCGGTTTAAAAATATATTTATTCCTAATGTAGCATTGTATGTAAGGTGTGTTTGCGTTTAATTGAGCCATTTTAATCTCCTTTTAAAAATTGTTTTTTTATTCGAGTCAGATCTTCTAATATTTCTGTATAAGCATCAACAAAAGCGTTGTCCTCGTTTGTCATAATAACTTCCATTTCACTTATGTAGGTTTTATATTTATCTATTGCTTGATTTATCGATTTGTAAGTTTTTTGAGGTTTGGTTCTTTCGAATTCAGATATGTTCATAATTTTTAGTTTATGTGATAATTTTTAGTTCCATCTTTGAATAAAAGAGTGCCATCAAAATCTGAATATTTTTCATATGAGAATTTAAAAATATCATCTATTTCGACTTGTATGGGAAAATCATTTTCTGTAAAATCTAGTATCTCATATTTATAAGAGTTTATCGGCACATCAGAATGATTTATTTTGATTTCTTTATCTTTGTATTTTATTTTATATTTAATGTTCTTTATGATTTGAAACCCCCGGTTCCAAGAATAAACAGAAATTTGATTTTCATTTAATTTGTCGTTTTTGAGTATAGGAACTACACAAGCGATGCCTCCCTCTTTAGATAAAGTTGCAAAATTTAAATCGTTTTGTATGATATTACAACGACTAAATGTATCTATAGCATTTTCTTGAAACTCTTTAGCCTGAGTTATTTTGCATTCATCTAAAACGTTTTTAAATGAAAAATATAAAACTTTTTCTGCTTGAGTGGCGTTAGGTATATCGTGCTCTTTTTTTAGCCAATACAACAGTTTTTCTTCAGACTCTACATTGACAAAATGTTTTTCCCAAAAATCTATTTCAGAAAACCAAAAGTGAAACATTAAATCATCAGGAGTACCATCTCTGTATTCTTCAGATTTATAAAAAAAAGCTTTTTTATTAGATGATATGGTAGACTCGACTTTACTTTTTAGTATTTCTATCATTTCATCTGAAGGGAAAAAATCCCATTCGAAATGAATAAAGTTTTTAAAACCAAGTTTCTTAACAAAGCTAACAGTTGTATTTAAATTTTTTAATACTGATAATCCATGCGGTTGAGTGAAACGTTCTTTTTTTTCAAACATGAAATCATCGTTTTCTGTCCACCAAAAAATTTCTTGATGCGGTACATCTACCGTGTATTTTAAATCGTTTTTATCAAAAAAATAATAATCCAATAACTCTTGAGTTTCTGAATCTACGCCTGAGTTGGAAATTAAAAACACGGGAAGATTAAATTTTTTAAACTGCTTTATGCAGTCTCTGAGCATAGAATTTTTGTACTCACCATTTGCAAAGGCGTCTATAGTTATTACCGTGTCATTCATAGCCTTTTGTATATGAAAAATTTATTCCACTCTTTTCTAATTTTTATTGTTTTGTCTGGTAAGACTGGCAGCGGAAGCGGGGCCGTTTTAATCTCAGTATTTTTTACACTCATGAATGGGTAAATATCTTTCTTTTTTTGGTTGCAATATCTACATGATAATGTTACGTTATCTATTTCTCTAATCCCGCCTTTAGATTTAGGGTAAATATGTTCTATAGTTAATTCATTTCTATCATATTTCTCAAAACAAATTTGGCAAGTATTATTAAATAGCAACGCTAATCTTTTTAAGCTGATAGTTCTAGGGTTATTTATTTTTAAATTAAAGAACGTTCTCTTTTTCAATACTACTATAGTGGGAATAAACCAAATCCTCCCTTTTGATCTTAAAAATGGCTGATCTTTATAAAAATTTATGCCTTCGTTCTTAAACCATTCGTAATTATTGTCAATTAAATTGTTTTTTGCGTCAAAACAACGCACGGAATCTTTTAAAAGGTGTAAAAAGGCTGTTTTACCGGGTATAAAACAATGGGGAAGAAACGCCGCATCTAATAATAAAGTCGTTATTTTATCCGCATTTTTATGCATTTCCTTATTAATTTACATAGGTTTTGTTTGGTTTGCAAGAAAAAAGTTGAATCATTTGTGATTTAGTGTAAAATACAGAACATATGAACAAGTTTATTCTATCATTACTAAGTATTGTTGTCTCAGCCAATCTTATGGCTGAAGGCGAATCTAAGCTCAAAGCAAGCGTAAACGCGGGTTACACCTCTAACTATATCGTTAACGGACTAGCAAAAACTGGTTCTCAGGCTTTTGCTGGGGTCGATATTGGCACTGAATATTATGGCATCGACACTTATGTTGGGGCTACTGTATTAGATGCTGGAACTGGTCTAGATGAATTACATGCTAATGTAGGTATAGGGAAAAGCATAAATTTGTTTGAAACTTTTTCTTTAAAAGCTGATGCTCAAATTTTTCAACATCAAGTTGCAGTGGGCGCAAATTCCACAGAAGGAAGACTTACTCTTGCGTTGGACAACAAATATATCACTCCATACGTAGTAGGGACTTATGATTTGGACGTAGCAAATCGTGGTTATTCGCAAAAAGGTTATATTGTCGGTTTAAGAAGACAGTTTGATGTTTTTAGTCTTTTTACTTTAACCCCATCTGTTGAATACGGACAGATGACTGATTATGAAACTGCTAGCGTGAAAATCGACGCCTCTAAAGTTCTTTGGGATAATTTAGAGGTTTTTGGTCAAGTAGGTTGGTTTGACAACAATTTCGATGTCGTCAATTACAATTTCGCAGCAGAACAATTTGTCGGTGATGTAGCTGCTTCTGCCGGTGTTAGATGGAATTTCTAATTAGAAATAAGTAACAAAATTATAAAGCGGTCACTGCGTAGCGGGGGCCGCTTTTTTTTATTCTGTTTTTATTTTGTTAAGTGTAAATAATATTGCATGTCAGGGTCTAATAAATTTAAAATAGGGTTTGGGGATTTGGATACTTTTTTAAAGATTGCTCCGGTAGTAGGTTTGGCTGTTTTAGCTTATTTACAAACATTATTTCCAAGTAAAGTGGAGTTTGATAAGTTAGAGCAGCATCTTATTCAGATGGATAAAAAAATAACAGAAATATCTGTTTTGCAGCAGACCACATCAAATAATGCTGTTAGAATAACAACTATAGAAGATAGAGTTCGTCAAGTGGAGATTAATTTAGCACGAAAACTATCAGAAAATGAATAAAAAATGAAAGACCCTATAGGAGACACTACTAATTTCGGCATCAACCTTAAGTGGTTGTTGCAACTTATTCTAGTTTCAGCAGCTGCTGTATGGGGTTATTTTCAATTAGTAGCTAAGATTTCTCAGGCTGAAATAGATATACTTAGAATGAAAGACGATATACACATGAACTCTGATTTTAGAGTTAGATGGCCTTTAGGTGAAATAGGAGCGCTACCTGATGACGCTGAACAAAATCTTCGGTTGAAATATATAGAAGCCGATGTTCAAATACTCGAAGTAAGAGTAGATGATTTAAGAATAAATAGTTCATATTTAAATAAAAATTAAAGTATCATTCAATAATATTAAATATTAATATGGAAGAACCCGTAGAAATAAAAAATACTGTAGAACGTTTGATAGGTGAATACGGTTGGATGTTTATTATTGGTTTCGTTGGTATAATGTTTCAATCAACTATTAAGAGTTTAGCGGCTTCATTAGCTGTATTCTGCGGTGGTGACTATAATACAGATGATGTTGTATTTGTTGACGGACGACCCGGTCGTATAATTAGAGTTGGTTTACTTAAAACCGTCTTCTTTATATACAACGTGGTCGATAATAAAATAGTAAGTGGTAATAAACTCGTTATTCAAAACGAGGCATTAAGTAAGATTAGAATTGAAAAACCATTACCTGAAATAGATCTTACTAAAATTAAAAATTAAACTATATGTTTCCATTTTAGAAACTGGAACAATAAAAAACTAAAAGCTCCGGTAGATAAAGTCCATTTAGTAAAACTTTGAGGTGTTAAAACTTGTTTTTCTATAGCCTCTCCTCCGTCAATTGAACGAATAAACCTATTCTCTCTTTCTGCTTTTTCAGGTAAAGTTATTTTTTCTCCAGAACTTCTATATTTTTTTATAGTAGCACAAGAACAAAACACGCATGACACCATTATTAATATAAAATATTTCATTAGGACTTAACTACGGAACTGCCAAAATAAAAACCCACTATAGCCGTCAAAGTTTGCCTTACTTCTGGTATCATTAAATAACCATCTACTCTTACGAAGTAATTTTCTGTTCCCCCTCCAAACAAACCAAATAAAAATGATTTTTTGGTTTCAGTTATTTGTACGTAAAGAGGCTCATTTAAAAGAGCCAAGAAAAAAGGAGCAATAATAACTCCAAATAAAGTAGATATAACTATTAATCTTCTTACCCATTTGCCACCATCGACAGAAACTCTTTGCACCGCTGCGTTATGAGCGTCTTCGTTAGCCTTCTGCACGTTAAGGGCCATTTTTAGCATCTCTGCTTTCTCTTTGGCTCTTTGAGCCATAAATTTAAACACGAAGCCTGAAAGGCTCCCTATGGCCATGGAGATTAATTCTGGCGGTATCATATCAATATTATTTACACTTATAATAGTAAAAAAGAAAAGCCACCCCCTAAAAAGAGGGTGGCTTCATGCTACTTGGGTTGCCTGAGTGGGGGTTAAAGATTAAATGCTTTTATTGTATGCTCAAAAGGGTTGCCTTTAATATTTTTTACAATATTAAGCATCTCAGATGCTACATCTCTAATTTCTTTCTGGGCGTCAGGTTTATTTCTTAAATTTAAGAAATGATAAAATGATCTCCAATTAAATAGAACATCCGCACAAATTTGTGAATTGTATGTTTTAAAAAATCTCGCTGATTCTTTTACTCGTTTTCTTCCAAGTGATTCTTCAAGATCTTTGATGACTTCGTGATATAATTCATTTCCTTGATTTGAATAGTCTCGCAGTTTTTCTTGCCATTTTGTGGGCCAATCTTCTGGGATAATGTATTTATCTTCTTTAATTTCTTTATATCTTGCGCTTTCTCCGTTAATAGAGACACCAATGCGATGCTTAAGCAAGTGGATGTGGCTAGCAATATCAGTATCCACAAGAAAGTGAAGAGAAGACTTCTCAAAAGGAGTATGATGACCGTTGCTAGCAAGCATATCAAGGAGCTTACCCGCTCTTTTAATTTTGTCTTCATTTAAATCTCTACTTGTTGAAGTCCAAGCTGAACAAGCATGAACAAGATCATCTCCATAGTAACCAATTAATTCAACTTTATTGTTCATCGTTTAATTTTTTATCGTATACAATACATTCATTCATAATACAATCCCAATGATCTGTTTCACATAATTCACTTTTAAGTTCTTTCGAGGTATCTTCACCACAATATTGACAAGTCCAGTATTGCGTTAATGATTTAACCAAGTTTTGCTCCGATTTTTCCATATATTTTTTTCAATACTTTATCTAAGTTCATGTCCGCAACTCCTGCAAACTTTCAGGGAAAAAAATAACACATCTTTGCATACAGGGCAAATTTTTTCTTTGAGAGAATCACTTGATGCCCAATTAACATGTTCATAATTGGATTTGTATTTTTTACTAAAACAGTTACGAGGTTTGTCCCCTTTGCCAGCGCTCATTTAATTAATTCTGGGTTCTTAAAAATATTACCGGCTTCATTTTAATTTTTTAACTTTATTTTCTTTCAAATCGCTCATTATTTGAAGTCTTTCTTCTTCTGTATATCGCGGCCAATTTAAAAGATGCTCTTTTGTTCTCCGACACACTGCGCAAACGTCATTTTCAAATCGGCAAAACCCAGTGCAGGGGGAAGATATTTTCATTTCTACTTTTTAACTTTTAGCCCATAATTCATATTGATCCAAGCGGCTTGAATGTGGGCTCTGTCATTAGTCATTTTTAAATTATCTTTAATATATTTTTTCATCCAAGTAACCCACTTTTCATTTTGTTCTTTAGTGCATGTGTATTTTTTATACCAATTTGGTATTTTGTTTTCACACACGTCTTCAAACTTCAAATCAACTTTAGCGATTTTAAATTGCTTATCGATGATTTTCCTGAGATGTTGATCTTTCATCATTAACTTACTCCTGTTGATCCGAATCCTTTGTCTAAACGCACTGAGTCTTCGAGCTCAGAAACTTCTTGCCATTCAACCTTGTGGCATTTTTCGATAATCAACTGAGCGATTCTGTCTCCTTTTTTAAATTCAAAATCTTTTACATCTGTATTATATAAAATGACTCCAATATCTCCACGGTAATCTGCATCAATTACGCCAGCCATCACGTCAATACCGCTTTTGTATGCGAGGCCAGAGCGAGGGGCAATTCTTCCATAATAACCATCAGGAATAGAAATAGAAATATTAGTCTTAATCAAAAGTCTACACTCAGAAAGAACAATCCCTTCTTCAGATGCGTATAAATCATAGCCAGCGGCATGTTCAGAGCCTTGAACGGGAAGCGTGGCGTTTTCGGATAATTTTTTAACCTCGATTTTCATATTAACTTTTCTTTAAAAGTACCATTAACTTTCTTGAGTCTGAAGCAGGAATGTCAAAATAACCATCCCAAGTTTTAACATTTTCATTTTGATATTTTTCTGATTTCCACATATCTCTTAAGAAATTTTTAAATTCATCAAATGTATCATAGCCCTTTTTCTTTGCAGTTTTTTCAAGTGTTTTTTGGGCGGAAGGTAAAGCAGCTTCAGTGATTTCTTGGATTAGTTCTGAGCTATCTTTTGAAGAAGAGTCTATTTCATCTGCGCCAACAATATGGATATTAAGAAAATTTCTCACACACCTAACAAAAGCTCTGTTTGCAGCAATACACTCTAGAAATTTTACTGCGAAATTGCTTGTGTTATGGACAGTTGCGTTTCCGATATCCTCAAAATAAATAGGTTGACTTTCAGATTCAAAATTACCTATCCAAGATATACCACATTTAACTGCAACATGGTTTATCTCGCATTTAATTACTTCGTATTTAACTTCAGTAAATCCTCTAAGTTTAGCAAGCTCTTTGATTCCTGAAAGCTTAATTAATAATTGACTATCGTCTAATCCTTCTGCAGATTTAGGCATTGGTTTTTTTCTCAATTCAAACCATCCTTTATTTGGGTACAGATGCTCAAGAGCTACCATAGCTCTCCAGTTAACGGATCCATCATCGTTCTGCTCGTAGTTTACATTTTCAAGCAGACCAAACTCATTTCTTGACTGAAGCTTTATTTTTTGCATGATTTTTTACATTGAATATTTTGAAAAATTCAATTTCTTTCTCGAATTCTTTATTCAATATAGCATTATTACCATTGATGTCAAGCGTTTTTCCGGCCAAAAAAGCTGCTTTGCATGGATATTTTTTGCCTTTAGATATAATAATCTTAGAGCTGTGATATTTTGAAGATTTTGAAAATTTTTCTAAGGTTGGGATTACTTCTTCATCTGAAAAATCCTGCTCAAGCTCCCAATCTAAAAATTTAAATTTGTGATCTTTAAACTTTTCTTTATTGTCACAATAAAGGTTTATTTTTACTCCAATAGATTTGCAAAGCTTAACAAAATTAGTAGTGATGGATTCTGATGCCATCGCTGTAACAGCGACAATGTTTTGCCTGTAAGATTTTAGCAAATCAATATTTAAGTCTTTATTAGTTATTATATTTACTTTTCTATTTTTTAGCCAGTAAAGTAAAACTCTGGCATCCAAATCATCTATGTAATCTAATCTTAAATTAATAGATTGATTTTGCAAGAAATTTTCATCAGATATAAAATCTGGGATCACTTCAACAATTTTTTGATTATAATCTCGACCTAGAAAAACTAAATCATATTTATCTAAACTATTTTTAATTTTTAAGCTATCTAAAATATTTTTAGCTACTTCATACGGATTGATTAAATTAACAGCTTTAGGATTTTCTGACAAGGTGTTGTAAGAGGGTTTGTTACCGAACCTGTCAGACTCTAAAATTATTTGATTGTTTTTATTCCAAATGGGAGCTCTGCTGCTTGGGTTAAATACAGAGTAAAGTCCAATTGATTTTTTATTTAAAGCTGAAGCTACGTAAAGAGTATAGTTTTCATTAGATAAAACTAACTGCGATTTATCTATAATGTAATTTTCTTGTTTTTTATTGATTTTGATAAAACATTTTTTAGACTTTATCCTAAGAGAAGAATCATCTGCAAGTTGATATATTTCTATATTGTTTTTACTCAAGTAAGGTTCCACTAATTCTACAACATCTTTGTAATAATCGTATACACCTTCTTTAAACGTACTTCGAGAATCAATAATTATATATTTTTCATCAACAACAGGATAGAAAAATTTATCTATAAAAGGTTTGTTTAATTTAACGCCGCAATCTAAAGCTATTTTTTCACTCAGATTCATAAGTTGTATAATGTAATTTATCTTTGTTGTTTCTGGTATAATTGTTTCTAATTGACAAATGAGGAGCATATACTACATCAAAACACCCTTTTTTGTCACCTTTTCCTTCTAAAAATAACGGGTCGTTTATTTTAGGTATATAATGTAAAGTTCTTTTAATATCTGGGTGAGCATCTATCAGTCCCATGTTTTCTGTTTTAGTAAAAAAATAGATAGAATGTTCAGGGTAAAGTTTTTTTATCGAAGAAATTGCTGAAGTTGCTATGATTACCTCTTCGCTTCCTAATGGCTCTATGTAAGCTATTCTTTTTTCTTCTGGTGTATTCTCCATTTCTTGCAAGAATTCTTCGAAATCATTTAAGTATTTTTCTTTTAGTGCTACTTTGGTGAAATAATCGATAACTTTAGGTCTTGATAAGTCAGTTTTCAACCTGTGCACCCAATGTTTAGTTCCTTGTGGGTCACTTTTTCCTAGTATATTTTCATATAAAGACTCGATCCACTCTTTATTTGAAAGTGAATTGTCCGGCTCGAAATGTATATTCCTGATTTCTGATTTCTTTTCGTAATCAAATTCTACATCTGGAAGTGAGTCTATTAAATCTTCAAACTGTTTACCTATTTTTTCTATGCTGTAATTTTCTAAAACAAATTGTCTAGATTTTTTTTCTTTACTGCGTTTTTTCTTTTTGGACATTTTGTAGACTTTTTTAATTTGACTACTAATGCTTGTAGGAGATGTAGTGGCTTTTATGAATTGAGTTCCGGGCTCTCTATATTCAGTCCAGTCTAAAGGTAAGCCTCCGCTTTCATCTGTGCAGCAATCTTCTCCGCAACTATAATTAGTTACTAAAGTTACTAGTTCTGTTAATTTAGCTTCTTGGATTGGAAGTTCTTGACCACCAGAAGTAAAAGGGTGACAATAAACATCCATCAAGTTATAAATTTCATTCAACTGTCTTTCGTCTACTCCGTTTTTGACATTAGTTGTTTCGCTTGTATCCTTTCCATTACAAAATTTACATTTAATTTTTTGGCCTTCAAACGGCTTGATGTCATACCTATTGCAACTGGAACAAAAATATGTTGTTAAAACATCAGTTCTTTCTATATTTTTCTCTTTTAAAAGCTTTAGAATGTCCCAACCTTCTGACCAGTGGGTATGGAGTAGTAATTTAGCTTTAGCATCCGGGTTGTTTTGCGCGAAAATTTTAAACCCATCCAAAAGATTTGGAACTGATTTCCTCAGTTGGTTTCTAAACACAAAACCTATAATAAAATTATCTTGAGTTCCGTAAAAATTCCTCAACTTATTTCTATCTTGATCGTCAAATCTAAAGAAATTTTGAGTTTCAATACTACCTCTTACAGTTTTTACGTGATTGTGGCCGGTATTGTTTAGCGCTTTTTCAGCAAAAGAAGCCCAAACAAAGTAATTTTTTATTTTTGATGCGGCTTCTACGGCATCTGGTAAGATTGGTAAACTGTCCAGTGTGGTGTGAATAATACAATGCACTTTATTCCACCATGGCTTGTCAAAAAAACCTCTAAAAGCCCAAATATCTTCTATCCCTAAATAAACATCAGGTTTAAGTTCATATATAGCTTTATCGATCATTTCTGAGCCATAAGAAGCGCTGTGTTTTCTGGTTTCGTCAGAAACAATTTCTTTTTGTATTTCTGGGTCATCTGGCAAGGAGCCGTAAGATTCCCATGGTGTAGATTTAATTTTAGGAGAACTCCAAGGAGTTCCATTGCTAAATTCAATTAACTCATATTTGCCTGTTTTATATAAATACTTTAATAGGTTTTTTTTATGTTTACCAAATCCAGTGAACATTTTACAAAAATTACTATGAATTAATATCTTTTTCTTTTTCATGGAAATAATTGCGCTGTTTAATATTGAACCTTTGAAATACGTCTGGCGTATTGAGTGCTTAAAATACTTTTACAGCGTGAAATTAATTAAAACTCGTCTTCTTCAGCGGCAACGGGCTGTTTCGGCGCTTCTTTTTTCTTTGGGGTGAATTTTTGCTTATTAGCTTGATATTGTTTTTGATTATCTTTAGCTTTTTGATCTCTAACAGCATCTAAAACATTAAAATAATGATTAATAAAAGCAACTAGTCTGACTCCTTCGCCCGGATCTACTGGGATTTTAAAAGTATCAGATCCGTTTCTGATGATGGTGAATCCAAAAGCTGTTACTTGGACTGCAAAATCCCCGCTTCCTCTAGTTTTTTCGTAAGGAGTTAGCCTAATTTGAGTCTTGGTGGACTCATTGCTATGGAAAGTTGAATAAGCAGTTTTATTATTGAAGCTGCTGATAATTTCCCCTAACTCAAATTCGTTGAATTTTAAAGCAATGGTTTTTGAAGGGTCGTTTCTACTTTCAGAAAAAGATCCTGTCTTATTTTGATTATTCCACGAATGCTGTAAGATGCAATTAGCAAAAAACTGTGGCTCTTGATCTGGCTTTTGAGAGATCTGGAAACTCATTGCACAGCCAGTGTTTTTAGGGTTGGGCTTATATAACTGTAAACTCATATTGCATGATTATAAAAATAAAATGCAATATTTCCACAAAAAAAAAGAGCCTCTTTTGAGGCTCTTTGAGTTAGTCTGCTATGTAATAAAATATCGTTTTTGCTGTAGCAGCAGTAATGTTGGTGCTTATTTTAAGAGGCACCGTAAAGCTGATCGGAGCGGAAATAGCAATAGCTTCTCCTTCAGCTGTAAATCCAGCGTTAGCAGCAATAACATAAATATTTTTATTAGATGGACAGGTAATTGATGTTCCTGTATTAAAAGTACAAAATGGTAATATTAAATCTTTCATTTTTATGTTTTACACTTATTGAGACGATTTAAGAAGTGATTCTAGCTTATCTTCTGGAGTAGATATACCGCCAATTGCCGTAAATAAAGATAAACCTTTTTTAGCTCCTTTATAAATTCCTTGATGTACTGTGCTGTTTGTTTTTAAGGTTCTGTTTAATTGATTAAAAGCTCCATCTATATATTCCTGTGGGATATCGTCTAGAGTTTCTTCATCACCTATAGCAACAGATGCCGCTACAACGCCTGTAGACAGGTCTAATTCTCCACATAAAACGTTTCTTTTAAGATTATCTCTAACAGCCTTAGAAATTGCGGATTCACTGCCTGTGTCATTAATGTTTGTAGCGCCAAAAACCATAATACCAGAATCTAAAACAGTTCTAAAATCGTTTGTATCAAAAGTACTATACTGACTATTTTTTGTAATAATATTATTAAATAAATGAAATAGCGAACAAATATTAGCATTTGCTACTTGCCAAAATTTATTTATTGATAATTTAGGGTAAAGAGAGTTTATCTTTTCATTATCTAATATAATTAAAGGTGAAACTATTTTTTTATCTACTAGATCGCAAGCCTCTTTTAAAGTTTCATAAGCATTTAAGCTAACTTTTTTACCTTCAGATAGCTTAGGTAAAGCTAAAATTAAGCCTACGTAAGGTGATGAAGCTTTTACTGTTTGTTGGTATTCGTGAACAGTTTTAACTAACTCAGAAGAAACGCCAGCGCCGGTACCTCCACCAGCGCCAATTGTAACAAAAATTCTATCAATATCTGTTCCTACAGAATCTTTAATAAAATCAACAACATCTTCTTTATTTTCAGAAAAAGCTTGCTTGGCGATACCTCTGTTTTTGCCAGCTCCTTGTTGTTCTCCAAATTTTAATTTGTTTTTAACATTCAGTGTCGCCAAGTCTTGGTCAGCTGTGTTAATTACTCCGACTCTTGCATAGCCAATTTTAGAAAAAGTTTCAGCTAACTTGCCTCCACCTTGACCAGCACCAATAAAACCAAACTTAAAACCTACTGCATCTTTATCTTTTAGTTCGGCTTTTTCTTTTTGGGTTGGCTCTGGAATATCAGGCATTGCAAAGTCAAAAGTGTCATTGCTACCTGCATCGGTTTCAGCATCTGCGCCGACATCATAGATTGGATTGAAATCACTCATAATTTATATTAAACTTAAACTATCGCCTTTTCTAACGTTTTCCCAGTTAGCTTCGCTTTTATTTTTGACTCTTTGTTTGAATTGAACGTAGCAAACAGCAGAGCGTTGTTTTTGATCTTTATATTCACTAGTCATCATATCATCACTCATGCATCTATTGACAAACTCTTGCTGAGACTCTTTTTTGCTAGGTTTAGGTAAAGGCATATACTTATATTACACATATTTTGTTATTTTTCACACACATTTTTAATTCAGAAGTCTTTGGGTTATCTAATATTTTTTCAGCAACTAAGGTTTGAATTTCTCTCTGTAATGTTTTTAAGACTTGCCTAGCTCCAAAATTATTGAATTGTATCTTTTTGTAAACATAATCAAGAATTTTATTAGAGTAATTTAAAGAAATATTTTTACTTTCCATTTCATTTTTAAATGCGTCTAAATTTTTAACTATAATTCTTTTAATTTGCTCTTCTTTTAAAGGGTTGAAAGGTACTATTTCGTCTATTCTGTTTAATAAATCTGCTGGAAAATGTTTTTTGACAGAGCTTACTATGTCGTTAGATATGTTTGAGTTTTCTTTATTAAAACCTATAGCAGGAGAGGTGACTACGTCTGATCCAATATTGGTTGTCATTACTACTATAGAGTTAGAAAAATCCACTTCTTTCCCTGAAGAGTCTGATATCTTTCCCTCTTCAAGTATTTGGAGCAATAAATATATTACATCTTTGTGGGCTTTTTGAATTTCATCAAAAAGAATTAAAGAGTATGGATTTCTAGAAACCTTTTCAGTTAGTATGCCTCCTTTGCCGTAACCAATATAACCCGGGCTAGATCCTATTAATTTATTAACTGCTGTTTGATCTGTATATTCTGTTAGATCTAAAAATATAAAATTATTTTTATTTGAAAATAAATTGTTGGCAATGATTTTTGCAGTCATTGTTTTGCCGACACCTGTAGGTCCGGCTAAAAGTAATGATGACACTGGTTTTTTATCGTTTCTGAAACCGGCTTTAGCTCTAAGTAAGCATTTGTATATTTGATCTATTTGTTGTGTTTGGCCTAAAACTTCAGTTTTTAATGAGTCTCTAAGGTCTTTTATTTTTTTAGAGTCTTGTTTTTTTAGGTCTGAAATTGGAATATTAGTTTTGTCTGATACGACTTCTAAAATATCTGCTTGTTTAATTCTATATCTAGAATCTTTCCATTTGTTAAAAAGTTTTTGAGTTACGGTTTGATATTTTTTTATCAGAGAGTTCATTCTTTTTAAGAATATGTTTTTAGCTAATTTATCTTGCTTTAATGAGAGGTCTTTTATTTTTTCTTCAATAGAAGTCATTTCTGGAGTTTTTGTAAAATTTTTTAATTTTGTTTTAGCTCCGACTTGATCTATAATATCTAAAGCTTTATCTGGGAATCTACCTTCCAGATATTTATCAGCTACATCAATCGTAAACTTTATGGTTTCATTTGAAAAATTCATTAAATGAAAATCTTCATAAGAATCTTTAATGTTTTTGATTAACTGAAAAACTTCTTTTTTTGTAGGCTCCTCCATCTTTATCATTTGAAACCTTCTGGATAAAGCTGGGTCACCTTGAATAGTACGTCTGTATTCATCGAAAGTTGTTGCTCCTATGCAGCTAACTTCACCTCTAGCTAGATAAGGCTTAAGAATGTTTGCAACATCCATACCGTTCTCTGGGTTACCCGCTCCGATTATAGTATGGATTTCATCAATAAAAAGTACAATAAATGGATCGTTTACAATTTCTTTTAAAATGTTTTTAATCTTTTCTTCAAACTCTCCTCTATATTTACAACCGGCGATAATCATTGGAATATCTAAATTGTAAATATGCTTCATCACTAAAAAATCAGAACATTCCCCTTCTACAATTGCTTGGGCTAAAGACTCTACTAATGCAGTTTTTCCTACACCGGCTTCCCCGACAATTAGTGGATTGTTTTTATTTTTTCTACAAAGAACTTCAGAAATCTTTTTTATCAAAGGTTTGTTAACATGAAGAGAGCTTATTTTTCCTTGTATTACCTGAGAATTTAAATTTATAGCATATTCATTTAAAAATTTATAGTTCTTAGGATTAAATTGCGATTTTTTTTGATCTTGATCTTCTTCGTCTTCGTCTTCTTCTTCGTAAATTGAAGACGGCAGTAAACCGCTTTCTTCTAGCTTTCTTTCAACATAATCAAATATTGCGTCGTAGTTAATTTGTAGATTAGATATTACGTCTCTTAAAAAAATATCTGTTTCTTTAAAAAGCGACAAAAATACATGCTCTAAACCTATGTATTTATGATCATACTTATTCGACAATTGTTTAGCGGAAGAAAAAACTTTTCTACTAATCGGAGATAACTTAGACTTAGAAGATGACTGACTGTCTTTAAGCTTAGATTTATTTAATGTGAAGAGGCAAGCCTTTTCGACTCGCTCGTAACTTATTTCAAATTGATCGAAAGCGTCTAAAATTTGATTATTCGGGATTTTTAAAAAAGCTAACAGTAAGTGAACATTATTTAATTGATGATACTCAAGGTCTGTAGCTATTTTGTGAGCTTCTTTAATTAATTTTTGAGCCCTAGGGGTTAAGTTATAACTTTTCATTGAACATCTGATAACTTCATGTATATTTTATTTTCTAAAATATTTATATTATCTACCCAAACTATATCATCTCCTTTTTTACCTGTAAAGACTATAATGTCTTCTTTTTGTGGGATCTTATTACCTTTTTCTATATAATTAGTTAACCTCTTAACTCTAGGGCTGTCCATGAACAAAGCGCTGGTACGTCCTGATTCGTCACTAACTTGAAATTTATAAAAAGTAGAATTCGATTTTCTTGATTTGCTTTTATAAACATCTTCGACTATGGCGACTATTTTAACAGAGTCTCCGTTAAATGCTGAGTGTAATTGTAAGCAATCTGTAAAGTTGTTTTGGCTTTCTTTAAAAACTGATTTTAATTTAACTGAAGGGTTGTAACCAAGTAATTTATTTTCAAAATACCAATTAGCAAAATCTTCATTACCTTTATTCTGGGAATAGATTTTTTTGTACTCGTTGTATTTTCTCTTGAAAGTGATTTTTCTTTTTTCAGTCATGAACGGTTTACCGTCACCTCTTTTAGCGTCAGGTTTTTCAGGATTAAAAGCGGCTTGAAAAACGATTTGTAAAATATCAAAGTTATATTTTTCTGCGACGCTCAGAGCATAAGCTTTTTCTTTGTCTGTTAATATATTAAAAACTTGCGCTTCCATAACTAACCCAGATCTAGAACGATTTTCAGAAGATTCTAGAGTTCCAGCTTGGATTAAAGCTGATAAAAGACCGATATTGATTTTAGCCTCTTTTGCCGCTAAGAACGTTTCGAACTTATTGGCTTTGTTAGAGCCTCTAAAGCTTTCTAGGGCCTGTAAGCTTTTTTCTGAGACGCCTTTAATAGCATTTAAGCCGAATCTTATGTTGTTTCCTTCTTTTGAAAAGTCTAAAGCTGATTTAGACAAATCTGGAGAAAGTAATTTCATGTCAAAATAAACTAACTCTTGAGATATTCTGCTTATTTCGGCATGGGAATCTGGTTCGTATTTTGATAACTCTAATAAGGCTAAATAAAAATCTTGCGGGTAATTGAATTTTAAATACGCCGTCCAAGCAGAAAGTGTAGCGTAAGATATACTATGAGATTTATTAAAGCTATAATTAGCTGAGTCTTCTGCAACTTTCCATAAAACTTCGCCTATTTGGGGCTCTAAATTATTTTCTGCAATTTTTTCAGAAATTTTCTCTTTCCAAACCGGCATTTGATCCACTTTTTTCTTGCCTACTATTCTTCTCAGCTGCTCAGCTTCATCTAAAGTGAACCCAATTTTTACAACCATCTTCATTAACTGCTCTTGGTATAGCGGAATTCCAGCAGTGTAGGAGAGCTCCTCTTTAAAAAAATCATGAACTAGGCCAAATTGACCACTGCTTGTGTATAAGGCGTATTCATCTGTAAAATCTAAAGCTCCGGGTCTGGCCAAGGCTACTACAGCGCTAAGCTCTTCAAGGCCCCTTGGTTTTACTTTTTTGCAAACCCTGTAATTAGTATCAGCTTCGATTTGAAATAAACCTTGAGGGGTTTTTAGATCTTTAAAGTTTTTGTAAATATTTTCATCGGATACATCAATAGAGTCCATCTCGATCCCTAGAGATTTACAAACTCTATCAACTACAGTTAAAGTTCTTAAACCTAAAACATCAAATTTAACCATCAGCTCAGATACATAGTTCATATCGTAGCCAGTAACAAAATCTCCTTCACTGGTTTTTTGTAGAGGGCAGATCTCTTGAATGTCATAATATGAGATAGCAATACCTGACGGATGGACTCCCGTGTTTTTGTTTAAGCTTTCAATTTTTCTACCTATAGCGAAGGTTTTTTTATTTAAGTCAACCCATTCTTTAAATTTTTCATTCTCTTTATACGAGTCAACCAAAGGCATAACTCTTCCAAAGATTTTCGGAATACAATCGCTTACTTCGTTAACTTCAGATTCAGAATACTCTCCCACTATTTTTCCGCATTCTTTTATGCATAATTTACTAGATAGAGTATTAAGAGTTAAAATTTTAGCAGTTTTTCCATGATGCTTTCTTTCGATATACTCAATAACCTCAGACCTTCTATCATAACTAATATCATTGTCAACGTCAGGGAGAAGTGATCCTTCTAAATAAGTGATATCATCTTTTATGATTTTCTTAGCTCTAGACCTAGAAACAAATCTTTCAAAAAATAAACCGTATTTAATTGGGTCAACTTTAGTAACACCAATCAAAAACAAAACAAGCGATCCGGCTGCGCTGCCTCGACCGGGGCCTGTAGGGATTTGATTTTCATGGCAAAAATTTAAAATATCCCAATTCAACAATACATAATCTACAAATTCAAGCTCTTTAAAAATATCGAGTTCCATTGTTAGACGGTTTTGATATTCTTTAGATTGATATTTAGTTGTTGTTAATTTAGAATAGCATAAAACTTTTAAGAAATTAAAATTATCGACACTGCTATCAAGGTTGAGCTCTTTATAATGCTTGCTTTCAATTTTAATACTCGGTAGTCTTACTCCGGGCAGCATTGCATTGTCATACCTCTTTATATCCTTTAAAAAACTCATAGATCTATCTGTATTAATTGTTTGCGAAATATTTTCAAATTCATTTGAACGTCGTATAAAGAGTCATGCAGTTTATTTTCGTCGAAATCTATTTTATACTGCTTAAGTTGAGCTTTTATGCTTGTTCTTAAATTTCTTTCTCTAAAATCGTTAAGTCTATACTGCCATTGAATAAACTTGTCTAAACTATTCGGAGTTTTCATTCCTTTTTTAATAGCTTTGGCTACACAGTTAGTATCGTAAATTCTATTTATGTAAGAAAAATCTGAATCTAATCCTAGGAGTTTTCTGTATATGTTATGAACATAAACATCAAAACCTAAAAGATTTTGACCAACTATGATGTAATCTTCATTGTACAAATAAGATTCAAATTCTTGTAAAACCTTTTTGGGGTCTTGAGCTAATCTTTTATATTTTTCATCATCAAATCTGGTTATTTTCCTTGCCTCTTCTGACAGTTTTAAATCAGGCCATTTTATGTGGCAATCTTTTTCTTTTACGGTTTTGTATCCTTCCGTAATTATATAGCTTAATTGCCAAGGTTTGTTGTCTGGGCTAAGCAAATTTAAATTACAAGTTTCAAAATCGAAACATATATATTTCTGTTTTTTATCGTCTTTAAGCATTTTGTTCTTTCCATGATTCAAAGCTAAATTCGTTGCTGCAAAAATGTGCGAGCTCTGGCCTTGATAAGCTTCTAGTTTTACCGAATGATCTGTTGCAGATTATTTTGTAACTCATTAACGCTTCGGCATCTTTTTTATTTTTATAATAAATTGATTTTACTTTTTCTGTAGGGTGATTATTTTTAGAGGCGTATTCTGCAACTTCATATTTAAGTAGTGAGTCAAAAGCTAAGCCATTAGACTCAATAAAAAAGGTGGGTTTTATTTTATTAAAGTTAGGTATTGAGTTGGTGCCATACTTTAACAAGTTGGTATATAGAAATGAGTCATAAAATGGAACCGCTAATTTTAAGTGAGTGTCGTCCCAAACTTTCTCAAGAATTTCATAAGTTAAGTAACCATTAGATTCTGTAAAAGCTTTAGAATAAATTAGATTTAAAAGCTTACATCCTTGATTGTTTTTTGCAAAAATAATTATTTTATGTTCGCTTTCAGTATCAGCTTCTTCTTTAGAGTTTCTCATAGAAAGCCTAAGACCAAAAACTAATTTTATATTATTTTCTGTGCATCTTTTGTACGCTTCAGAAAAACCTATTAAAGAGTCTTCTACTAAGATTATTTCTGACAAATTATTGTCTAAGGCTATTTGAAAAATACTATCAGATCCACCATCTTTTACTTTAGATGCATCATTAAGGGTTAGAATTGATTTTCCTATAGAGTAATGGCTTTTGAACAAGGCTAGCATGTTTAATACATTACATTAATATCAAAATTTGTCAAGATCAAATTCGTCTTCAATTTCAGAAGATCTTTCAAATGGGGGAGGTGTGGCTGGTTTGTTAAATAAGGGGCATCCAGTGTAATGAAGTTTTGTTATTTTGTCTTTTTTTTGTTTGTATTTGGTAGCTTCTTTTTCTGTGAAGAAAGATCTTTTAATTTGTTTTTTTTCGTCAATAACTGAGTAATAATCAAATGGAAACTTAAAAGAACAATACCACTTTGGCGAACCATCTTTTTTAAGTTCGTTTGGTTTTTTAGCGAAGCCGCATAAAAGACGACCACTAAAACTTCCATCTTTTGGCATACCTTGTTTAAAAGCTAAATTAGATTTAGATGTTTCCTGAGTGAAATTTTCAGCGTAAGATTGAAAGTCAGTTAATTCATATTCAAAACCTTTGAGTTCATCTTCGGTTTTTGATCTCATTGTCAATACAGAATTCGATGAACCAACTATCTGCCATTTTCCAGAAGAAGATTGCGAACTCTGCATAGCTTTAAGAAAGACGAACTCCATTTTAACATCTTTATATTTAGGGTAAAGTTTTTTTACAGCTAGAGTGTAGATATAATCTTGCAAATTATCTGTCACTTCTTTGCCTTCATATACTTTTTTATTAGTTTTAAAGTCTCTAATTAGAGCTATACCTTTGCTCTTATACATAAACAGTCTGTCAATAAAGCCTTTAACTTTATATCTTACATCATCCTCTTCAATTTCTAATTCAAATTCTTTTTCCGAAATAGTTTCAGTTGGCCTACCTATCTCTTTTCCAAAGAAATCGTAAACAACGCCTCTAAAAGCCATGTCATGCATGTCTTCTAAATTTGATGGATTTTCTAATAAGTTAGAGGCTTTAGCGTGTTTATAAATTAACCTTTCTACAGCGCTAGAACCACAAACAGTTCCATCTTTTAATATTGAATCATAATGCTTTTTATGCCTGTTCTTACCAAGGCATTCCAAAACTAAATGCACAATACTGCCCTTTAAAGCTCCGTCATTAGTTTTATCTGGGAGCTTAAGATGATATTTACACCAATACAACCAAGAGCAGGAAGTCATGGTTTTGATTTTACTAGCTGATAACGTCTGATTCAAAATTCAACTTTTCTAAGTAGTCTTCTAGTATTTTTACACATTTTTTATCTTTTATGTTTCTTTTGTTCTCTAGAATTTTAGATACTTGTTTGAATGGGTTAATTTTTCTTTCAACCCACTTATTTATTTCAACTTGCTGTTCAAGCATGTCACCAAAATCTTTCAATAGCGGTAATTTTATTTGAACTTTTTGTGGATCAAAATACTTGATCAATTTAATAAGTATTTTTATTGCTGCATCTCTGCCAGCATTTTTGCTTTTACCATAATCATTGTTAGTGGCAATAGTAATTTTTTCTAAATCTAAAGTTAAAAGATGTGATATTTGTTTAGAACTTAAATCTAATCCAAAGATAACCATATGATTGTAAAAGCCTTGTTCTGTAAGGGCTAAGCTGTCGCCTACACCTTCAACAAGTATAACCTCTTTTGTTTTATTTATCTTTTTATAAAACAAATCACTATAGTTAGGAATATTAAATGGATAAACCCATCTTGTTTTTCGTCCTAGATGTTTCCATTTTGGCATAGGAGAATTTTTATTCCAAAGCAAATGTCTACCGCTTAAACCTATGACTTTTTCGTTTGGGTCATATATAGGAAAAACAAATCTGCCATTCATTTTGCCTGACATAGAAAATCCTGCACGATAAGTTTTAAGGGTTTTATCTGTTATGCATTTTTTGTTGTAAAAATCATAATGGGGCAAAAGCACCCCTATTTCGTTATGGTCAAAAAATTGATCTGTTTCCATCTTAGGCGCTTTATGTACAGGTATGAAAGAATTAGTATCAGGTTTTAAGGATGTTATTATATTTTTTACTTTATTGTCATCTTTACAGCTAAGTTCAAGTAATTTCTTGAAAGGCATGTAAGAAGTTCCTTGAACAAAGTCTTTCCAAATTCCAGTGTTTTTCCAGATTTGCAAAGCCGTCCTATTATCACCATCTCTATAAGCTGCTGTACTTTGCCAATATCTACCTCTATCAGATAATTCATAACCTAAATCAAGAAGTATTTCTTCTATTCTATCTGATTGATCTTCAGCCCAATTCAGGTATGTCTTCGGTTCCATTATTTCTATCCTCCACAGTTGAGTTCGAATCTTGAGAAGCAATAATATCTCGTAAATCTCCTTTTTCAGTTATATAAAAATTATTACATTCTAAATTAACGAAATTTTTTCTAGCTGTTCCGTCATTCATGGTTACTAGGTTTACTGCTCCGGCTATATCTCTGCCTAAATGCCTAGCCTTAACATTTATTAGTTTATGAGTCCCGAATCCTCTTTCAGACTGGAGTTCATCTGCTGTTTTGTTTCTTAAGATGAACATATGGGATGAAAACTGAGTGATTCTATCTGAAAGTGAAACAATGCTTTCATCATCCACAATATTATTAGCATTTCGATTCGTTGTAATTCCAGATCTGTTTGATTGAACTGAAGTGATCATGGATACGCAAGGCCCTGAGTCTCCCATAATATCTCTTTGGATACACTTTTTATACTTATCAACCATCTCTCCAACTACTTGCCATTCATTTTTGTTAGAAGAATTTTCATTAGTTGTTTTTATATAATCAAAGCTAAATATTAAAGGGTTATTTCTTCCGACTTTAGCGTAATAAAATCTTTTTAAAATGCTTATTTGAGAGTCTACGTTAAACCCTCCTATATTGTAATAATAAAAATGTTTATATTTTTTGGTTATAGTTTTCCAAACTGATCTGACTTTACTTACTACTTCTTTACCGCTGTTTCTCCAGTTTCCGCTTTCAAGAAGCCAGACAGGAACTCCCGACATTGATGCACACTGTCTAAACATCAATTCTTCCTTGCTCATTTCTCCGTTATCAAAATGAAGAATTGGCACTTCGTATTTTTCAGAGGCCTTTGTTACAAAATCTATGCAAAACTGAGTCTTGCCTACACCCGATCTTGCAACAATAACAGTTATGTTGCCGGGTCTAAGAAGAGATCCATACATATCTTGCAATTTTGGATGAGGGCCAGAAAATCCAAACTCATCTATTGGGTTTTCTCCTCTTTCTTCGATCAACTCTTCCATTGAATCGAAAATATTCTCAGGTTGATCCGTGCCTGTCTCGTATAAATTTATTTGGTTGTTATAAATTTCATCAGACTTTTCTATGATTTCATTAAAAGAAGCGCTATGCAACGCTCTCATTTTATTGCTTATATCAACACCGCATTTAGCTATTTCTCTCCTAACAGTGTATTTCTTAAGCTCTGAGGCTATACTTACAACTGAGTCTGCTGAAACTTTTCTTAAAGATAACGATTCAATGTGATCGTAAGGATTTAAAGAGTCATCAAAAGATATGCCAAACTCTTTGACTCTTTGAGCTATAACTACTTCATCAATTTCGTCTCCATTCTCAATAGCTTGCTTAAGTACAGAAAAAATAGTTCTATTTATTTTAGAAGACTCTGACCAAAAATCTTTCTCAGTTATGTGGGAAGCTATGTCTGCATATCTATCTGGGTATTTTATTAGACCTGCAAGAAGTTGTGTTTCGAGGTCATAAGAGTATATCATAAATACAACTTACTACTCTTCAAGCTCAGTGTCAAGTGGATCTTCTGAGTTATTCATATCATCAATGTAATTTTCTAAAGCTTTGATGAGGCCCATCTGTACAATAGGGCTAGCTATTTTAGCATAAATTAAAGGGCAACCCTCTTGATTTACGTAAGCTACTATAAAACCTTTAGAAGTTTCGTCAGGTGAACCAGTGAATTCAAAAAGCTTGTTGAAATAATTTTCTGGTATTTTAAAACTTTTGAATTCTTCTGAGTTAACGGCTTTTTTCATTGTTATTATAATATTACACCTTGAGACTCGAAAAGATGTCTATCTATTATATCCTTTTGAAAAATTGTCACAAGTGTAATTTGATTTATTTCACAAAATTTTTCTTTATTTTGATCTCGTTTCAGTTGATCTAAATATTTGAATCTATTTTGATGAAAAAATTCAACATACTTTACGTGCTGTTGCCCTTGGACCTCTATGGCTACTTTTTTATTAGCGTTATAGAAATCCAAGGACAATCTTGATCCCACTACTGGAAATTCTTCAAAAACTACATCTTGGTCCCAGTATAATTTAATAAACTTTTTTACTGTAGTTTGAAATTTACTTCTACTACTACCATCCCAGTCTATTAAATATTTTCTGAGGTTTTTATACCTCTTCTTCTTCCCGTAGATCGTCAGTAGTTCCATCTATATCTTCGTTTAAAAATGACAACAGATTCTGTTTTATATACCCGACAAAGAATTTTTTAACATTTTTGTTTTCTGATATAAGGGCTTCTAACTTAGGTACTCCTTGTATTTGGCTAGAAAGATCTACTCCAAACTTTCTCGCAGTTTCTACAACATCTTCTTCGAAAGAAAGCCAAGCTCCTTTTTTAATTACCATGCCCCAACCTTGAATAAAATCGCTAATTTCTTTTTCTATCCAATTTGATGTGCCGTTTTTTCTTCCATATTTAATTGGGTACCGTATTACAGAATTAGTTCTTTCGTTAGGAGATTTTTTAACTGTGACTTTTACTTGGTGGCCTATATATGGGTTTTTTTGGACATCTGGAATAGCTTTTTCGTCTTGAAGAATTAAATCAGACTTATGCCTAGCTTCAAACTGGAGAATCCAATTAGCGAAATGCAAAAGAGCGTTACCTCCTGTAGCAGAAGTTTGCCTGATTGGAGCTTTGCTGTAAGGATCTAATTTAATATTATCTCTAACTTGAGAAATGAATATTGCAATATGTCCTCTTTTCTGAAGAGCTGCTGCGCATTTTTTCATGAATGTACCTGCAACAACTGCACCACCAGCAACTTTTTGAGATTCTTCAAAAGTTTTGGCTAAATCGTCTTTTCTTAATAAACCATCTAAAGAATCGACAATAAAAAAGTATTTATTATTTTCTTGGTTTTTCCCTACTAGTTGTCTCATGGCGTCAACAGCGGTCTCGTATATATTAGTTTCAAATACGAAACAGGTTCCTTCTGTCCAGTCTTCAGAATTTGTCACGAATTTAACTCCTGACCGCTCTGAAATTTCTTCGCCTAATCTGCCTTCAGCTTTAATATAAAAACCTTTCCTGTTTTCGTTTTTAACGTCTAAAAAGCTTTTTAGAAACTGAAGTGCGCAACTGGTTTTACCTCCTTCGTTCATTCCTACAAATCTATGTAGCCCAGTTCCTAGGCCTCCGTTCAAATAATAATCAAGAGTCATGCTGCCGCTTGGAACTTTATAATTAATAGTTTCCTCAAAATTAAAATGTGAATCTTTATTTTGTTTCAAAAAGCTACTTAACTGTTCTTGTGAAGTTAAAACGCTATTTCCAACATCCTTTTTACTTGTTTTTTTCATCGTTCTCTATAAACTTTCTTATTGTGTTTACTTTCTTTTTTATTTTTCTTGTTCTACCTTCTTTATCACCAATTTTTATTTCAGGATTTATGTATTCAGGTATGTGTTTGCTGTAATGATAATCAACGTACCTGAAGAAATTATTATTTAAAAGACATTTTATCGATGGAGGTTTTTCTCTTATATCAAATTTCATCCAAAATGACATATCAGGATATCTTTCTAGCACTTTTTTCAATAACTTGTACTCTCTGGACCAAAAAGATGTAGTCTGCTTTTCTGGTACAGAAATAAGCTTCTTAAGGAGATCCTTTTTATTCATCAATAACAATTCTAAGCTGAAAAGCCTACAATGTCAAAAGAAAAACCGCCGAATCGGCGGTTTTGATGTTATTCGTTGGTGGGAGTGAAAGTTGGGCTTTGTAAGCCCGGATTTTTCAGAGCTTCTTCTACATTCTTCTTTTTTAGCTCTTCGTCTATCTTTAATCCTTCTTCTGCAAGTTTAGGAGTAATTTCTCCTGTATCTGGAGCGGGTTTTTCCACAAAAACTGCTGTAGGTTCCGCTTTCATTTCCATAGCTCCAGCTAGACTTTCTAACTGTTTTTTTCCTTTATCTGACAAAGTGCCAGCTTTTTCGTATCTTTTTAAAATTCCTACTTTTAATCCGTCAGGCATTTTTTTTTGCTTGTCTGTTAATTCGCCCTCTCCTTCCATGAGCATCATCTTATTCTTTTCGTAAGACATACCACACATATATTTAGCATCAGATGTTGACATTCCAGCTGTGTCTACAAACATGGCTTCATCCATCATGCAGTGGTGTATATAAGAGGCATACGTTTCTTTTTCTGCCTCTTCTACTGAATTTGAAATGTAAACTTCTGCTATTAGTTTTTTATTATCTACTTTAAGATTTGATTTCATGTTAATTTAAGATTTATATTTTCCGTTTCTTTTTTAGCGATCACAATATCGCTTTTAACCAAAACCTTTCGGGTTAGAACAGTCTATGGATTTTTATACCGTAGGCTCCATCTTGTTTTCATTCCTTCTCTAGGCGCATTTTCATTTACTTCTAAAGCTTGTAGCTGATCAATTGTTTTCTTTAAAATATCACCTTTTTTGTAAGTTGGGCCATCATTGATCACTTCATAGGCAACAATTTTTCCCATATTTTCTGGGAGATTTAAAATTTGTTTCACAATGCCTTCGCTGCCATAATGTTTACAATCAGCATTAACATTCATGATACGTATACCCTCTTTTAAACCAGTTTCATCTTCGATCTCAAAACCTTTTTGATCGCTAGGATAAACCATGTAACTATGAACAGAAGCTAAATAATCTTCTATAATGGTTATTTTGCTTTGAATCCAAGGCTCTAATTTACTAGCTAAAGCTGGATTTTTCCCTAGTCTTTCAAGTAAGTCTTTAGAAAAATCAGCTATAAATGCTAATTGACCTAAAGCCATCCTGTAAGCATCTTCGATCATATCCGAATCATCGGCTTCAATTTCTTCAGAGATTTCTTCAGCTTTAGATAAATAAGGGACTAAATTAATTAAATCCTTTTCTTCCCAGTATGTTAGCCCATCCCATTGATGAACTACATCGTCAATAGAGCCTTTAGAGAGGTAATCTGTAACAGATTTTTTGCTTTCCCACATTTTACAGCTCCAATAACGAGCTTTCCATCGTGGTCCGGGGTTTGTGTCGCATTTATGGCGAGCACGAAAACTTTTTCTGCGATTAGGGTCATCGCGTTTAATTTCCATATTGGGGTCACCAAAATTAACTTTTACGATATTGCCTTTTTCGTTTTTAACGTAAACAGCGAATTTTTTAGGCCCTTTAGATGTTCTGAAAGGCTTATTTAAAGTTTTTTTCTCTTTTGAAGCTTTAATTTGACTGCTTAAGTTAACTGAGATGTCCATTTTATTCCGTATCTAGATATTCTGAATTAAATTCATTATCATTTACACCAAATCCCCTTAAATCAGAAGTAGCTTCTTCAAAATCTCGTTCATCGAAATCAGCGAAATAAAAAAAATCTAAATTTAATTGTTCCATAATTAGTCTCTAGCTATATCTTGATCCGCTCTTCTATAAGCTTCTTTAACTTTTCCTCCTCTTCGCATTTTTAAAAACATATTTACTCTGGCCATAGCCCACTGAGCACGACTTTTCCCGGGTCTATGAGAAGAACTAAAAGCCCCGAGCCCTCTTCTGTAAACTTTTTTAAGTTGACCTAATGTAACTTTTTTAGAATATTTAACATTATGGTCTTTAACTTTTTGTTTTAATGCGTTAGTGACTTTTTCGCTAAAAGTTATTTTAGCTTTAGAGACGAACTCTTTTTCGTCTTTTTTCTTCAAATTTTTTTCAGCTTTTTCTTTAGCATCAGGAGAGGTCCCAGCCGATCCGGGCTTGTTTATACTAGAACCTTTTTTACGTTCCTCTGGTTTAGCGGGAGTTTGAGCAGAACTTTTAGGTCCTTGTCTTTTTTTTGCTATAGCTTTTGAAAAATCTAAAGTAAATTCCATTACGTAAAATTTTACACTAGATTTATGATGCTTAGAATATAATTATCTAATAGGACATGCTCCACCTTCACACTCAATACCATCTAAAGTATCTCCTGAAATATTTATTTTAGAAAGAGGTTTTACTTTAGATTTTGCTTTATCGTAATCTTTTTCGTCAATTTCTTGATAAGGAGCTTGTTTAAAACCGTGCTCTTGTCTTAAAAGAAAACTAACACTCTTGATGTTATTTTTATAATTATCTTTCAGCCATTCTTTTAACTCATCTAATTCTTCTGGCGAATAGTAAGCAGTAACGCTAACAGCATTGTCGCTCCAGTTTTCTTGAAGAATTTTTACCATTTCAAGTTGTTTAATTACGCCCATATCTTTAGCTAAAATTGCTCCATCTGGAGTTTTACATGGAAAATAAACGACAACTGTATCTCGATTTTCAGAACCATCAAAATTTAACAGGAATTCTGTTTTGTAGCCTAAGTCTCTGCAAATTTGCACTAATTGATCGCTACTGCTCATTCTAACAGTTCTAAAATAATATTTAGAATAGGCAGGGTGAACGCCGGGAGTAGATCCGGCTAAAAGACTGAGTGTTCCAGAAGGCTTAACAGTTGTTAACTTAATGCTTTCAGGCAAACCTTTTTGTTCGCTCCATTGTTTGTCGAATTTTCTTAATTCTTCATAGCACTCGTCAAGCCAGCTAATTTTGTGCATGGACTGGCAAATACCTGTGACACCTAAGCCAAGGCGCATGTTTTTATGTACAATTGCATTTGTTTCGTCATGTAAGAATGGCAATCCAGCGATAGCTTTTTGAGCTTTATAAAGTAATTTAGCGCACTCGTTTAATTCTTTTTGACTTTCTATGTTATTTAAATACAATTCACAAAGATTGCAACACTCATAATCAGAGAGGCTAATTTCACCGCAAGGATTAGTTCCTACGACGTTATCAACTTTAGTGGGGTAAATCTCTGTATTCTTCATTAAGCCGTCTTTTAAACGGCCATATTTTCTTGACAATGGTAAGTTAAAAAATCCATACGGTTCACCATTTGCGAACCCTGTCTTTTTGTTTATCTCGTAACCATTTTTCCAAAACTCTTCCATAAGATGAGAATAATCATCGACATATAAAGTGTTGTTGCTCATTGCTCTCCAGTTAGGAACATTACCGGAACCCCAATTCTTTGCTCGAAGATAAAGAACATCATCAGGATCACCTAAAGCAATCTCTGCAGATCTGCGAACATTACCGGCGACAACAACGCTACCAATAATATTGCAAATATCTAAAACATCTAAAGACCTAAGCTTTTTGCCTTCTCTGTCTTTAAATACTTTACAAATCTTTTCGATACCTTCCACAAGAATAGCAGGACCACTAGCTTTACCACCAAAACCTTCAATTTTTTCACCAGCACCTCTGATTAAAATTGTGCTATAAGAAAAACTCTTTCCAGTTTCAAAAAAAGCATTTAGAACATTTTCAAGTAGTTTGACCCATCCTTCTCTAGAATCTGGAATAATAAAGTCAGCATCTTTCTTGGGTTTATGAACAATTTCTACATCTTTTTTAATTCTAGGTAATTCATGGACATCTTCTCTGCGAATGCTATACCCAACTCCGCCGCCAAGCATAAGGTTTTCAAAAAGAAATAAAAATGCTTTAGGTTCTTTCATGCTAGCAAACCAGCAATTAAGAAGAGAGTTCGCGCCAAACCTATCAACAGTGGAGGTGCCGAGTTGCCAGAGCATTCGTCCAGCAAAATTACATTTTAAATTAAAAACATAATCATAAATTTTTTCTGCTTCTTTTTTAGTGTATCCAGCTCCAATTTTTTGTGCGCCTTGTACGCATCTAGCAACAGTTTCGTGCCATTCTTCTGTTGTGTTATCGTCTTTTAATCTGGCATAAGTACGTTTGTAAACAATATATCCGAGCCCGTTAAAGCCCCATTTTGGTTGTTTATTCTTATATTTATCGAGAAAATCCTGAGAGAGTATGCCTTCGTTTTGTGCCATTGTATTCCTAATTATACACTAATTTTTGTAGTTGTCTATGTCGAACTTTACCATTTTCGAAACTAATTTGTCAAACGATATCTGCGGCTCCCATTCAAGTTCTTTTCTGGCTGAAGAAGAGTCTCCAAGAAGAAGTTCTACTTCGGCAGGTCGGTAAAATTTTTCATTTATTTTCACTAATACAGAAGATTTAATATCAGATTCGTCCATGATATAATTAGGTAATGAATACTCTTCTTTTGTTCCTTTTCCGTGCCATACTCCTTCTATGCCAGCTTCAGTAAAAGCTTTTTCCACAAATTCTCTAATAGAGTGAGTTTCATCGCTAGATAGTATATAATCTTTAGGTTTTTCTAAGTTTAACATTTTCCAAACACCTTTGACAAAATCTTCGCTATCGCTCCAATCTCTTCTTGAATCTAAATTTCCTAACTCTAAAGGTTTAAAGGGTTCTTTATTATTTATAGCGTGATGTATTCTAGCTACATTTTTGGTTATTTTTCTTGTAACAAATTCTTCTCCTCTCTTAGTGCCTTCGTGATTGAATAAAATACTATGAATAGCAAAAATATTATAAGATTCTCTGTAAACTTTAACAATATGTCGCGCAGAAGCTTTAGACGCTCCGTAAGGGCTTCTGGGTTTTAATGGGTGTTTTAAATCTTGAGGGCTGTAATCAACATTTCCCCATTCTTCACTAGATCCAGCTGAGTAAAATCTACAAGAAGGTTTAATGTTTTTGATGGCTTCTAAACACCTTAAAACTCCAATAGCGTTAACATTAAACATTTGCTCCGGCATTTGCCAGCTACATCCAACATAACTGTTTGCTGCAAAGTTAATAAAGTAATCTGGTTGGACTTTTTTCACTATCTGATTGATACTGTGGGGGTCAGATAAATCACCATATTCAAATTTAAATCTTTTATTGTTTTTAAATTTATCGCAATTGCTTAAGTTAGGGTTAGACGAACGTCTCATCATTCCAACCAATTGATGATCTGTGTTTTCTAACAGGTACTCAGCCATATTAGCTCCATCTTGACCTGTTACCCCTGTTATTAAAACTGTTTTCATGTTATAGATTATTTATTACTGAAGTTAATTTTTCTATTTGTTTTTCTTTCACTTTACTGTGTAAGCCTACGTAGAATCCGTTTTGATGAATGTATTCGCTATTTATGAAGTCTTGAGGGTTGCCGTATTTCTTGAAACAAGTTTGTCGCAAGAGGTTTCCAGATATGACTGGTCTTGTTTCAATATTGTTAGTCTCGCAATAACTTAAAACTCTATCTTTATCTTTTCGAGAATTAAAAATAAGAGGAATACAAAAAGGAACGTCTGAACTATTGGTTAAGCTTTTAGGTAATTTAATTTTTCCACAATCAATTTTAGATTTAAAAAAACTAAAAAGTTTTAATCTGTCAGAGACATATTTTTGTTTGCGTTTTAAGTCTAGCAGTCCTATAAATGCGTGAATGTCACTATTGCGAGAATTATTGCCTAGAAGATAAAAATCAAATCTAGAATCAACATCTTTGTTTAAATATTTTTCTTTATCTTCGATGCTTCTGGTCATGCCGTGATTCCTATACATTGAAAATAAATCTTTCTCTTCTTTACTGTTCGTGAAAATAAAGCCTCCCTCTACGCTTTGTAGCTGGTGGCCGAAATATGTGCTGGTTGTGCTAGTAAAATAACTTGAAGCGTTTTTCATTTTGTACTCGCTAAAAGTGTTTTCGCAGTTATCTAACATTATTTCTATTTCGTATTTGCTTTTTATTTCAGAAAGCCTATTAAAATCTGGATTGAAGCCAAGTAAACTGGTTAAAAAAACACATCTTACACTTTGGTGGTTTTCTTCTAAATAATCTTCTAACTTATCTAAATCCATAGCATAATTGTCTAAACTTATATCTATGAATTTAACATCGAAACCTTCTCTTATAAAGGGGCTCACCGATGTAACCCATGTTGTGGATGGGAAAAGTATCACATTTTTTTTAGTTGGTTTATAATAGTAATCTTTTAAATAGTAAGCTAAAATTGTGTTCGCTGTAGAGCCACTAGAGACAAATAAAGCGTATTTACTTCCAGAAAGCTTTGCCATTTCTTTTTCAAATTTATTTACATTTGAACTCATGGTCCAAAAGTTATTTGAAGAAAGAAAAAAAAGACAGAGTTTTAATCTGTCTAAAATAGTGAAATTAGATTCATTTAACTTCCAGTTTTTCATGCTATTTAAATTTATCGTTATAAACTTTGCTTATTCCGTCTTTTAATTTTGTGAATTTAAAATCAGGATACTTTTTTGAAAATTTTGAACTATCTGCGTCTTTCCTGTATTGACCGTCAGGTTTGCTGCTGTCCCATTTTATTTTTATTTCACTAGCATCGCAGCTATTTAATCCGATCTCGGCCATTTCTTTAATGCTTAAATTTTCATTATTACAGATATTATATAGAAATGGTTGGCTTTCTCTAGATGTTATTTCTATAGCTTTAGCTAAATCTTCGGAATACATGAATTGCCTGAGTGGGGAACCTGTTCCCATTAATTCAATGTGCGAAATTTTGTTGATTTTAGCATTGTTTATTTTTTTGACTAAGCTAGATAAAAAGTGCGCTTTATCTCCTTCAAAATGATCATATTCAGAATAAAGATTACATGGAATTAAATTGCTGTAGTTAGTTTGATATTGCTTGTTATATGTTTCACACTGAACAGCTAAACATCTTTTTGCGTATCCGTAAGAAAAGTTTGTTTGCGTAGGTGGTCCTTGGTGCAATAAGCTTTCTTTCATAGGATATTGATCACTGGAAACTTTATCTGGGTAAATGCATGTGCTAAGAATACCCGTAAAATTAAAAACATTATTTTTAAAACATGCTTTTAAAATATTAGTGTTTATGTAAATATTTTTTTCAAAAAAATCAACAGGGTTATTTATGTTATCCATGATTCCGCCAACTTTAGCGGCTAAATGAATAACTCTATCTGGTTTTACATCTTTTATTAAATTGAATGTTTGATTGTAATTTTCTAAATCACAATCTTTACTGCTCAAATACAAAGCGTCAGGCATAATCTTTTGTAGATGTTTGCCTACCATGCTAGATCCTCCTGTTGCTAATATCTTCATTTCGATGCTATGTTGTTAAATGTTTCTTGTATTCCAGTTAACAAGCCTTTGTAGTTAATATTTAAATTTGTATGCTGACCTACATAATTTTCTGCTTTTTGTTCGCTGCAATTTATATCTACTTTGTGATCTCCAAGGGAATTTATGTGCTCCGCAATATTTTTAAGCGTATAAGAGTAATTGTAAGAACAATCTATCTCTTTAGGGGGGGTAGGATATTTTAAGTAGAAATCAATTAAAGAAATTAAATCACCCATGTAAAAGAAGTCCATTTTTTTGTCTTCGTGAATCTCTATGGGTTTTTTGTTAATATAATTATTGATTGACCTTTTTATAAATCTAGTAGGCAATTCGTTATTGTCGAATACTCCAAAAATTCTTATGTTAAAAAAGTTTTTTTTATGCATTATGGATTCCCTTATTACTTTCTTGCTTAAGCCATAATAAGAATCGCTATTGTATATTTCGGCTCCAGATCCAAAATGAATAAATTTATTATAATTGCTTTTATTTTCTAGTAGATTGTAATAGCAGTTTAAATTATTATCTAATGTTTCACTGCTATCACTTTTTAGTCTAATACCACCTTCTATTGCTGTATGGATTACTGCATCAAAAAACCCATTTCTGTGGAAAAATAAATCAACATCTTTTTTGTTTTTTAAGTCTATGTTTTGCCTGTTTATTTTTACTAATTCATTATCTTTCTGCAAATAAGAAATTAAACTGGAAGCTATATATCCATTTGATCCTGTAATTAAAATTTTCATCGCGATTAGTTTAATTAGGTAGTTCGCTGTTTTTTATATTTTTAGCGATTTGTAATATAAGATCTTCTTGTCCTGCTACTAATTTTCTATTGCCCAATTCAAAAATTAAAGAACTGTATTCTATGCCGTTTAATTTCGAAGCCTTAATGATTGGCTTTTCAAAGCCAGAAAATATTTTATTGAGTCCTGTTAACACATTGATTGGAGATACTATAGGGATTTTTTTAACTAAGTAGTTTATGGAGTCATCAGCTTCAGTTATTATTTTGTTAAAATCAATATCTGTTTTGTATCCATACTTATTTAATACGGGAACAAGGATTTCAAGCTGGGCATTACCAGCTCCAGCGCCAAACCCTCTTATACATACATCAACAATAGAAGCTCCATTAAGAGCAGCGGTTACGGAATTATAAACAGCGCAGCCTAAATTATTGTGTCCATGAAATCCTATTTTAATATTTAAATTATCTTTAAGGCCTCGGATTCTTTCAGATACATCTTCAGGAAGGTATGTTCCTGTAGAATCCATAATTATGACAGCTTCTGCTCCATAATCTTGCATTTTTTTAGCTTCATTTATCAAAGTAACCGTATCAGCTAAAGCCGTCATCATTAAAACACCAAAAACAGTTTTTTGTTTATTTTTTAAGTATTCTATATGCGTTTTCGTTATAGACGCCTCGGTGCAATGCGAAGCGACTCTAAAGATGTCCACTCCTAGATCTATAGCTTTGCTTATGTCGTTTTTAATAGTTGATATGCCCGGTATACTGTGAACACATAATTTTGTGTTTTTTAAATGTTTTTTAGCGGAGACAATCATTTGTTCGTCAGTATAATCGGATTGTCCTATTAATAAAGATGAAGCTCCAAGTCCGTTGCCGTGACCGACTTCAATAATTGGAATTTTAGATAATTCTGCAAAACGACAGTATTTTTCAATTTGAGGTAAAGATATTTTATGAGATACAGCATGGTTACCATCTCTTAATGTATGATCGCTTAATATAATGTCATTCATAATAATTTTTCTGATACTTTTAGAGCAGCGCAATTTATTATATCAAGATTTCCAGCGTATTCAGGAAGATAATCTCCTGCACCATTGACTTTCACGTTTATTATAAATATGTCATCGTTTATTATTGGCAAAGATGTTAGTTCGTAATTTGGGACATAACTTTTAATTTGTTTAATTTTACAGTCTATTTTAGATAGTAAATTTTCACTCTTAACTGTTTTGAATTTTAAAAACATTGTTGTTTGCATATTTACGCACGGTTCTGCTGGGTTAAGGTTTAAAATAACTTTGCAGTTTTTAACGTTTGTGAATTTTTTTACAGCTTTTTCTGTTGTGTGTATATATTCATCTATATTTAGTCTAGTCGCCATTCCGGCACTTTTAGAAGCTACCTGAGAAACAATTTCAATGTACTCTAAATCTTCACAATTATCGCTTATTAAATGAAGTAAAGGTATTGAAGCTTGACCTCCACATGTTATCATATTGACGTTATTTTCATTTAAGATGATGTCATCATTAATAAAAGGAACGCAAAGTTCACCTATTTTGGCGGGAGTCAAATCCACCGTTTTAATGTCTTGTTTTTTAAATTCTTCGTAATTAATGGCCGCAGAAAAAGCGTCTGTGCAATCAAAAACAAGATCACATATCTTGCTATTTTTTTTAAAAAAATTTATACCTTCAGTAGAAGTATCTACTCCTAATTTTTTAGCTTTTTTTATACCTTCTGAATCTTGTCGCCTCCCTACAAAAATAATAGGTGTGATAAATTTAGATTTTAAACACTTAATCAATAAGTCGGTGCCGATATTTCCGGTCCCTATAATTCCTGCTTTTATACTCATCGTGCTATTTGTTTTGATTTTTCATTTATTCCAGAAATCATATTTTCTTTAACTTCGTTATATGGAAGAAGTGGAGACATTTCTTCTATAGGTGGAGCAAAAATTGTATTGCATTTTGTTTTTATACCTTTTACTTTAGGAATAAATTCTTGCTCTGGGTCCATATATACTTCGCAAACACTTGGGCCTTTATAATTTAAGAATGATTTTATGTTTTTGTCAAAATCTTCCCATTTTTTTATGCGGTAATACGGAAAGCCAAATGCATTTGATATTTTTTTGAAGTGAGGCAGTGAAAGCCCAGTATCAGCGTTGACTCCATTATAATCACCATTAAATAACATTTTTTGAGTGTGCTTAATCATTAGATAGCCATCATTATTAAATATAATTATTTTGATTGGTAAGTTATGATGTTTTATTGTTTGTAATTCTTGAAGATTCATCATAATTCCTCCATCGCAATTTAAGCAAATTATATTTTTATTTAAATCAGTGAAAGAAGCGCCTATGGCTCCCGGTAACCCATAGCCCATTTCGCCTAGACCTAACGAAGTGAACATTTTTTGGCCATCTTTAATTTTTATGGCGTAATGACCACTTAGTAATGCTGTTCCCATGTCGGTAACAATAATATCTGTATTGTTTAGTTTATCGCTTAGTTTGTCTATAAATTCATAAGAATTGATGTATTTATTAGATTTATGTTCTGGTATAATTCTTGGGTATTTTGATTTTATTTTTTTACAATATGTAGTCCATTGGCGCTTATCGTTTTCGTAATTTGTTTCTTTAAGTAAGTTTTTGATTAATGTTTTTGAATTTGTAGTAAGTAAAGTGTGTTTTTTCGTTTTATTTTTAGAGCTTTCATTAATGTCAATATCGTTGATTATCAATTCAGCTTTGGGAGCAAAATCTCTCACATCGTACCCTGTTTGAAGTAAAGATAATCTACTGCCTAGAACAATAACTAAATCACTATTTTGTATTATAAAATTAGAAGACCTTTGCCCTTGGACTCCGAATCGACCATAATTATGATCATTATCATCAGGTAAAAGATCGATTGCTGACCAAGTTAATAAAGTAGGAATTTGTAATTTATTAACTAAATCAACAAATAAATCGCTCGCACCAGACGTTCTGACTCCATGCCCCCCTATCAAAACAGGTCGAGAAGATGATTTTAGCTTTTTATATATGTTTTTGCAAAATGAATCAGGAATTAAATCTTGTTTATTTTGGGGTTTATTTTCTTTATGGCCGTCTTTATATTCTTTAGATTGCACATCAAATGGTAAATCTAACCATACAGGGCCGCATCTACCCTGAAAAGATATTGAAAACGCATTTTTTAATTCTAAGTATATATCATCTGTGGTTGAGAGGGTTTTAGAATATTTGGTTACTTTTTTTACAGAATATGGAGAGTCATAACCTTGGACGCCATACATTCTTAAGTTTTTGTGATTTTGCAAAAAATTTTCTTGTTCTTGACCTGAAATTATTAAACCGGGAATTGAGTCTGCCCAATTGCTAATTACTCCAGTCAAAGCATTTGAAGATCCAGCCCCAGCAGTTACTAAAGCTACAGATGGCTTGCCGCTAGCTCGAAAATAAGCTCCCATAGCCATAACAGCAGATTGTTCGTGGTGAACATAAACTATTTCTGTATATCCTAGTTTATTTATAGAATCAAAAATATGAGAATTAGCTGAACCAATAATTCCGAAAGCATGTTTTATTCCTTTTTCTTTGAGGAATTTTGCTATCACATCGCTATTTCTTTTTTTCATATTTATTATTTTTATGTTACCATATAAATTTGTTTTTGTAAAATTCAACTATCGCTGGTAATTCTTTTGAAAAATCTTTGCTAGTTGACCAACCTAATTTTTGAATCTTTTGATCATTTAGGGCGTATCTAATATCTTGGCCGACTCTAGAATAAGATAAATCTAAATAATCCTCAGTGTCAACTTCTTTATTGAAATACGAATTTATGATACTTTGAACGGCTTTAAAATTACTTAATTCAAACCCGCCACAAATATTGTATATTTCATTTTCTTCTCCTTTTTCAATTATTTTGAGAGTAGCTTCGGCTGAGTCTTCTGCATGAAGCCAGTTTCTTATGGGGGAGCCATTATTGTGTAATGGTATTTTTCTATTGAGAGATAAAAATTTAATTGATTTAGGTATTAGTTTCTCGACATATTGACCTATTCCATAATTGTTAGTTAGTCTGAGTATATTATATTTGATTCCATAAGTCCTAGACCAAGCTAAAATTAACATATCAGCAGCCGCTTTAGTTGCTGAATAAGGGTTGCTTGGTTTCAATAAATCAGATTCGATATGCTCTCCTTCAGTTATATCGCCGTAAACTTCATCCGTACTAAAGTGAATTAATCTAGGTTTATGATTATTTTCTTGTCTGTAATTTTTTAAAAGATTTAAAATATTATAAACACCATTAATATTAGAGCTGATGAAATCGTCACTATTAGTTATCGAATTGCCGACATGAGTTTCGGCTCCAATATTTATGAAGTAATCACAATCATACAAAAATTTAATATCATTTATGTCTTTTCTTTCGAAAATAAAATTACTGTGATCGTTAAATTCTTTTAACAGTGAAAAATCAGAAGCGTAAGTTCCTTTGTCTACGCCTCTAACATGCCATCCTCTTTCTAGACACTTTCTTGTAACATATGACCCTATAAAGCCTAAACATCCCGTAATATAAACTATTTTCATATGTTTTTTATAATAAATTTATTAAGTGTTTTTTCGATATAACTGATTTGATCTTCTGTTATTACTGGACTAGTCCCGAGAAAAAATGTATCTGTTGTGACTTTTCTTGAAACTGGATACTTTTTGATCACATTTTCCGTGTTCATTATGCCGGAATATGCTGGTTGAAGCATTATGTTACCGGCAAAATAGGGACGCGTTTGTATTTTATTATCTTCAAAATATTGAATAATGTCTTTTCTTTTGAATTTACAGTTATTTTTAAGTGTTATTGCGAACGCAAACCAGCTAGGATCTGATTTAGCTGTAGCTCTTGGTATATGGAATAAATCTTCATATTTTTCAAAAACTTTCGTTAGTAAGGAATGGTTTCTTTTTCTTAGGGAAACTATTTCATCTAGTTTTTCTATTTGAGCTAATCCTATGCTTGCTTGCAACTCTATGGGTTTTAAATTATACCCTATTTCATCGTAAACATATTTATGATCAAATTCTTCATCAGGCAATGCAGGTAGCCAATTAGAAAATCTTTTACCGCAAGATCCGTTTTTTAAGAGGTTTGCTTTTTTACCAACACAATAACAACCTCTGCCCCATTCTCTAAAACTTCTGGCTATTATTTCTTGCTGTTTGTTTTTTGTTGCGACAAATCCTCCTTCGCCCATAGTTATATGGTGTGCTGGATAAAAACTACAACTAGCCATTTCACCGAAGCTGCCTAAATATTTACCATCATAGGTGCTACATAATGCATCGCAGCAATCTTCTAGTAATATTAAATTATTGCTTTCTACGATTTGCATTAGTTGGTCCATGTTAGGTGGATTTCCTAAAACGTGAGCAAAAGTTATAATTTTAGCCCCACTCTTAACAGCTTCTTCAACTTGATTTAAATCTAAGTTTAAACTATCTATTTCTATATCGACAAATACTGGTTCAAAACCTACTTGAAAAATGGGATTTATTGTCGTAGGGAAACCTGCTATTGGAGTTATAACTTTAGTTCTTTTTGGAAAATTATACAACCTTTTAGATGTCATTGATGACATCATTATAAGATTAGAACTGCTTCCACTATTTGTTAAGATTCCATAATTTTTGTTAAAATATTTTGGAAATTTATTTTCAAATCTTATAGAGTCTTGTCCTAAGGCGAGCCAACCACTTAGTAAAGATTTAGTAGCTTGAGTATATTCTTCGCTTGAAAAAAACGGACCAGCATATTGGACCCAATCAACTCCTTCTGTCCATTTTTTTTCATTATTTTTTTCTTCAGTATATTCTGAAATAAGTTGTAAAATAGTTTCTAGCTTGTCCATTTATCTCTCCATTTTTTTTGAATTAATTTGTCATATTTTATTTCATCTTGCTGCATTTTCCAAGTAGCTTGATTTTCATGCATTCTATACATATAACCTAACCACGATTTAGTGTTGTGAATGTAATGTCCTTTATCAATAATTTGACAATAAAGATCATAATCATTAGCTCCCGAATATTTTAGAGGATTAGTAGATAATTCTCCTGATTTCATAATAGAAGAATTATAAAAAACAGTTGGGGTGCTAATGTAGCAGCCTGTTAATAGTTTTGATTTTAAGTCTTCAATATTAGAATAGTTAAAATTAACGAGCGTGTTTTCGTGCCCTTCAGAAAGAATATCAGTATACCATTGATTGCTAGATTGCAAAAAATTAGCATTTAGCTGTTTTAAATATTTAACATTTTTACTGATATAATCAGTTTTTATTTTATCATCAGAGCCTATTATTGTGTAGTATTCACCTGTCAGTATTTGCTTGGCTGTGTCTAAGCATTCGTCCCAACATCTTGGGTATATATTTTCAGCCGTATCAAAAATAAAGTTACTTGATTTATATAATTCTTTTATCTTTTTAACGCTGTTGTCTTTACTTTCGTTATCGATAACTATGATTTCATAATCATTGTAGTCTTGATTTAAGCATGAGTTTATGCACTCCTGAATGTAATTTTCAGAATTATAACATGGAATTACTATGGAGATTTTCATTTTGTAATGCTTAACAATTTTTGAACTCTATTTATGTAAGTATGATTAGATTCGACAAAATCAATATTTTGTTTTTTTATCTGTCTTAGCTGATCTGGGTTCATACTGCAATATTCTTTAGTTTTTTCAATTAATTTTTGAGGGTCGTTAGATAAGTAAACGTCTGGAAATAAAGATTTAACTTGATTTACTTCATCGCACACTAATAGGCCATTAATACCTAAAGATTTAAAAGTTCTTTCATTGCTGTCATAGCCTAAAACTCTTTGATAGGCATCATGAATATTAAGAGAAACTTTTGATCTTATAATTACTTCATTTTCTAATTCATGAGATATGTTGTGACCAACAGAAAAAGCGCATTTTAAACCAGATTCCATAAAAGCGTTAAGAATATTATTCATGATAGGGATTTTTTCTGAAAGACCATTATCTACAGAAGCGCCTACAAAGCAAATATCATATTGATAGTTATCATCAGTTCTAACTAAATAATTTATGTTATCGAAAGCTAAGGGTAAAGAAATAGTGTTGCTCCATTTAAAATGATGTTTGGTTTCGGAGGAAAAAGTCCATTTAAAAACATTACTGAGAGAATTAACTTTATCGATTAAATTATCCGGTATAGATGTTAGGTAGGCAGAATGATTACCCCAAGGCTCTGGAAATTTATTAGGTTGAACAAATAAATAAGTAGAATAACTATTTTTCATTTTATCAATAGTATTTTCATTCAGCATAGCTTCAGTGCAAAGAAGTCTATATTTTTCTTTTGTCTTTATTTCATCAAGGCTATTAATAAAAACAACGTTTTGATCTAAATATGCGAAAGCGTGGGCGTAACCGTTGTAAATCCATTTTCCTGCGTAATGAGGATGTTTTTGTATGTATGTTAACATAAAGAATTTATATTTCTTAAGGTTTTCTCTAGTCTAATTTTAGATGTATGATCTTTTAAGAATCTTTGTCGCCCCATCTCAGATATTTTTAACCTTGAAGTTTCATTTTTTAAATAAAAATTGATTATGTCTATAGCTTCTTCTGGTGTATTAAAAACTTCTATTTCTTTTTTGGGTTCATAATACATTTCTAAGTTTTTGACGTTTTCTGTAACTAGTAAAGATTGGCTGCATGTAGACTCAAAAATTCTAAGTTTCATTTGAGTTTTTTTCTCAGGATCATTATCATTGACAGTAGGATTAATAGCTATTTTACAAGAACTGTAAAATTCAATCAAATCTTCATAAGATAAATCAATAGCACAAGATATATTTTTATTTAATTTTTGAAAAAAAGACTCTCTTTTTTGAGTTATTCCTCCGCAAAAACCTATGTCATATAAAGGACTGCTTTGAATAAAAAGTTTTTCATTGCAATGCCACTGACCTAGAATTATATTTTTGTAACCATCCTCTTTATATTTTTCTATGTGATCAAACTCTGGAGTAGAGCATACTGAAAAATTATTACAAATATGTTTTGAGAAATCATTATATCTCCATGAATCATCGCAAAACCAATTAAAAGTAATTATATTTCCTTTTTGGGTGATTTCTTTTATATCACTGATTTCTGGTTCATTTGGAGTTATAAACTTATTGCCTGTTATGCAACAAAAAATTAAGTCTGGTTTGAAAGTTTCAACGGTTTTTTTGAAATTATTAAGAGCTTTAGAAGATGTGTCGTAAAAAAGAACATCATGGCCCAATTCCAGCATAGGAATATAAAGGTTGAAGTAACCGCTATCAAATTTATGACGGTTATTTCTGGCTAAGGTTTTATTTATTACTAATAAAATTTTCATATCCTAAAACTCTTATACTTTAGTTTTCATACGCAAAAGTAAGAAAAGCTTCATGAGGTCCATGAAGGCTTAAAGCTTATTATTTTTTAATGTCAGTTTTATTTTCTAAGCTTTTTAATTATTGGGACTTCGCTTTCATAAACTTCTTTATTGCCGTTGCCGATCATTTTGCTTACCTTAAATAAAGCGTCAGTTAATTTTGAAATGTCCTCTATCGAAGCTGACTGATCAGAACCATACATTGTTCTATCTTGCGTTACATGAAATTCAATACATTCTGACTCCATTACGCAAGCTCCAACACAGGCATCATGACCGTTATAATGGTTGGAAAAACCAATTTTATAATCGGGGTATAATTTTTTAAGTGTGTTTATATATTTTAAATTAACTTCGTTTTCTTTAGTGGGGTAAGTACTTGTACAGGCTAAAATGTATTCTACATTATTCAATACTTGTAAGGCATGTTCGATTTGATTCGAATCACTCATGCCGGTAGAAACTATTACTGGTTTTTCAGTTGAATTAAGTTTTTGCAAAAACTCGTCGTTTGTTAAAAGCGCTGAAGCAATTTTGTGGTATTTTACATTACAATTTTTTTCTACAAAATCAATACTCTTTAAATCCCAACATGAAACAATAAAATCCAAACCTAAAGATTCAGAAAACTTTTCTAATTCTTTATATTCGCTTTCGTTAAATTCTAATCCCTCTTTTTGCTGTCTGAAAGTGGTTCCCCAAGGAGATTTTCTTTTAGATTCTAGCTCTTCTTTAGTGTAGACTGAATCAATGTCTCTTTTTTGCAGTTTCACAGCGTTGCATTTTGCTTCTGATGATTTTTTTATTAAGTCTTTAGCTATATTAATATCACCATTATGGTTTATTCCGATTTCTGCTATAATATACATAAATTATTCTTTCTCTTTGTAATGTGATAAATATTCCGAAAATAGATGTGGGTATTCTTTTTCTAGGAATTTGTCTATTTTTATTCTGTCTTCTTTAGTGATTTTTTTGCTGTGATAAATTTTTTCGCTATTACTTTTATTTGGTCCGAATTTTTTAACTTCACTGTAAACAGAAAAGCTAATATTTTTGATTTCTTCAAAAGATAGTATTTCTTTCCTTGTTATTTGCGGAAAATTTTCCAAAAATAAATTATGCAATTGGTTCAGAATTTTTTCACCTTCTTTTTTGTCTATTAAGCTTTCATAGTAAATAAGTAATTTATTGCCTTTATATTTATCATAAGTGTCTAGTAACCTGATATAATCAACGGCTACAGTTCTGTTTAAAAGACGGATAATATTTTCATAGCTTGGATCGTCGATATGTGAAATAATACATTCTTTGTAATTTCTTAAAGAAAAGATCATTATAGGTCCAGATTCATTTGATAAATTTTTTTTCCAAAACCTTTGAAATGCAGAAGAATTTCCATGCCTTCCTAATTCGTTATTGTCTTGCTTGTAGTTTATTAGTATATTTTCTAATATAACATCTACAAAAGTATTGCCAGATCTAGGAAATCCAACTTTGTGTATAAATTTATTGGGCTGATAAATATTAACATCTACCATACTGTTTTTCCTCCGTCTATTACTATATTTTCCCCGGTCATATATGAACTAGCTTCAGAGCACATAAAAACAATTGCCCCTTTATATTCATTAATATCCGACATTCTTCCCATAGGTATTATGTTGCTTAATTTTTTTACAAAATCATCAGGGTGATTATTAAAAACTCCCGTAGGGCTTAAACAGTTTACTCTTATATTTTTTTTAGCAAAATAAACCGCTAAATATTTTGTCATGCCTATTACTGACCATTTAGCTGCTGAATAAGTTATAGGCTTTACATTTTGTTGATCATCTTCTAATCCTTCTTGCTTATAAAGTCTCTGATCTGGAGCTATAACGCCTAAATCAGAAGATATGTTTAAAACAACTCCTTTGGTTTTTTGAAAAATCATTTTGTTACAAACAGCCTGTGTCACAAAGAAAGTCCCGTTAATTATAGCGTCTATTCCAGATCTCCAATATTCTTCTGTCATGTTTTCAAATCTAGATTCGGGGCCTAAATTGCTATCTTTTTTTACTTTAGGGTCTTTTGCTGCGTTGTTTATGAGAATATCTATTAAGCCGATTTGATTTACGGCTTCAGTTACAGAATTTTTATCAGCAACATTCATATGGACAGCTTTTACTCTACCTTCTCCGAACTTAGAGTTAAGTTCTTCAGCTTTATTTTGAGCTTTTTCTAAATGCCAATCAGCTAAAACACAGTTACCACCATGTTCAAGTATTGCTTCTGCATGTTTGGGGCCTAAAAGACCTGCGCCGCCTGTTATGAGAGCCGTTTTCTTTTGTAGGTCAAATAAATTTTTCATTATAAAGTTTGTCAAATTTTCTTATATGCTGAGCTATTGTTAAATCTTCTTTGCCGGTATCACCTCTGGCTGTCTGTATAGTAAACAAATGATTGTATTTGTTTTCAGCTAAAATTTCAAATATTTTATCGAACTTAACATCTCCAGTAAAAGGTTCAACTGTTTTTACTGGATGAATAGTTCTGTCTTTAAGGTGAACGTTTTTTATTTTAATAAAGTTCTTAGAAAGCCAATCATATACATCTCTTTTAGATGAGGTTATGTTTCCTGTATCGAATGTTAGGAAAAAATTTTTATTTATTTGGCATAATTCTAGAGCTAAGTCGCTATTACAGTCAACTTCGAATAAAAAGTTAAGGTTTTCAAATCTAGCTAAAGATTTTTCAACCATGGTGAAAAAATATTTTTCTGTTTCATGGTTTAGTTCTGCAGAATCTAAAAGAGGTATAGTTACATTTTTAACGTTATTTCTAATTGCAAAATCACAAGCTAGCCCAACTTGTTGATGAAAAAAATTAGGGTTAAAGATATTATCTGTAATTAAATGATCGCAGCAAATAGAAGATATTTTACTAGAAAAACATTTAATATTTAAATTTAGTGCACCCTCTTTTATTGATCTACCTGTCAATATCCATTCAATATGATCTAAAGTTAACGATTTAAGTTTAGCGAATTCTATTTTCCAGTTACTTTTAGGAAATTCTTGAATGTGATTATCAATAGGGGGAAGTAATCTTCCTTGCATTAATCCTAATTTCATAACTGTTCGACTATTTCTATAAAATTAAATTCAGGGTCTAGGCAGAAAAAGACTTTTGCCAACCCGTTATCAGAGATTTTAGGTCCTGATAAGCATTTGTAATTATTCTTACTTAATTTGTAAAAGATATCATTTGAATTGTCAACTGTTAAAGCAAAATGGGTTATTCCTTTAGAATCTAAGCAAATGTTTTGACTATTTTTTTTTGATTTGTAATCTAATAGTTCTAAAAAAATTTGGCCGTTTTTACCGAGCTTGATTATATCAGCTTCAGCATTATGTATGTTTGTTATTTCAGATAAAAATTTTCCCTTTTCTGTTTGTTGGTATAGAACTTCTAATCTAAAAAAATCACAGTAAAATGATTTCATTATCGGCAAGTTTTTTACAACTATACCTACATGCCTAAACATTCTTCTAAACTTTCTTTTAAAATTTCAAGACCTTCTATGAGTGCGCTTTTAGTGATTGTAAGAGGTGGACCTATTTTTAAGGTTCCACTCATGGTTCTGACAGACAATAATCCTTTTCTCATTGCCGTTTCAATTATCTTGTCTACAAAATCACTATCGTTACCATCTGGGGAATTTATGAAAACACTAGCCAAAAGACCTCTGCAAGAAATTCTTTTTATTAAATGAGGTTGTTCTTTTTGCCATTTTTTTAAAAACTTAAGCATTAAGTCGCCTTTGTTTTTTGATTGTTCGACAAGTTTATTTTTTATGAGATAATTTATGGAAGCTGTTGATGCTGCTACTGCTGCCGGATTACTTCCGTGTGTACTATTAAAGCTGGAACTTGTATCAACTATACTCGATTTAGAGATAACACAAGAAAGAGGTAAAGAAGATGATATTCCTTTAGCACAAGTTATAATATCTGGAGAAATTTTGAAATGCTCAAAAGCAAAAAATTTACCGGTTCTGCCGAATCCTGACTGAATTTCATCTACAATTAATAATATTCCGTTGCTTTTGCACCAGCTTTCAAGTTTTTGTGCGTACTCTATGGGTAAAAATGAAGCAGACCATCCTTGGTAAGGTTCTATAATAAAAGCTGCATATTCGTTAGGTTTTAAATTTTTTACGGATTGTTCAAAAAAATTTTCAGGAGATGATTTCATATCCCATTCATTTGGGAAAGGAAGGTGTTTAACAAAAGACTTTACGGGAACCCAGTCATTACCTTTGCCACAAGCCATAGATGAACCCATAGTTTTTCCATGAAAACCTTGATCGAAAGATAGTATTTTTTTTCTTCCTGTGTAAAGCAAAGACATTTTGATTGCTGCTTCTACAGATTCTGAACCAGTGGACAAAAATAAAACTTTACCTAAATTTTTAGGAGAATTTTGCATTATTAGTTTAGAAAGTTTATTTCTCTCTTTGGTGGGGTAATAATACGAATTCAAGAGTTGTTTTTTGCATGTTTTTAAAATTGCTTTCTGTACATCTTTATTGCTGTGCCCTACATTAGTTACAAATATTGATGATGTAAAATCTATCCATTTATTACCGGATTTATCATAAACATTAAAATCATAAGCTTTATCCCAAGCTACCGGTAATTGATCGTTCATTGATGCTGGCTCATAAGTTATGCAATCTTCAAGAATTGATACCGTTTCTGGAGATGGTATCTTTGTTTTGATGGTCCTGTTTTTAGTTTTGATTTTTGGGGTATCTACAGGTATGTGAGAAAATTTATACATCGTTTTTAACCTTATATTCTAAATAATTAAAATCTTCTGAAGTATCTATTTCGTGCGAGTATTCTGTTACGAAAGATAGTATTTTATTTCCATGAAGAGTATTTCCTTTTTGCATAAAATATTTAGGGTTAACTATATCTACATAACCATTAGGACAATAGGTTTTTTGTAAAAGTTGTCTGGGCTTGTTAGATTGGTCAAAACTAGATATAGGCGTCCAAAATTCATTGTTTTTGAGGAAATATTTTAACACAGATTCGGGAGTTTCGTGTCCCGATCTTAAAGAGTCACATTTATTCTTTAAAAATTTGTCTATAGCTTTATCTACGGTTTCACTTTTTATGAGTGGAGTTGTTGCTCTTAAATGCACAATAATATCTTCGGTTTTATTTTCAAGACAAAAATGTTTAAAAGCGTCTATGTCTGGAGAACTATCTCCTGCTAAGTGGTTAGGTCTATGCGTTACTTTAACTGATAAATTTTTGCAAACTTTAGATATTTTGAAACAATCTGTTGAAACGTGTATCTCGTCGATAAATTTACTTTTTTTAGCCTGAAGAATCGGATATTCTATTAAAGGTTTATCGTTAAGCAGTTTGATATTTTTACCCGGAACGCCTTTACTTCCTCCTCTAGCTAAAATTAAACAAATTATTTTTTTATTGCCGTACATAATAACATAGCTTCTTTAGAAAATCTTATTGTTTTATTTATAGTGGAACTTTTAAAAAAGTCAGAAAACGGGTGGTATGGTAATGGCAAAGAGCTAACTAAAAATCTTAATAAATGAGCAGTTTTATATTTCCAGAGTAAAGGTAGTTGGTAGAAATACTCACATTTGGCTTCAAATCCAGATATTTCGCAAGCTGTTTTTAAAGAGTATCTAGTAAATGGAGTCACATGGGTATGGTCTATGTAAAAGGCTTCCTTAAAAGAATGTTTCCAACTTGGGGTCATGCATATAAAAATGCCTCCTTTTTTAAGTAACCTAAAAGATTCATCGATTAAAACATCTGGATCGCGCATATGTTCTACTACAGATTTAGAAAAAACGAAATCAAAGGTTTCGCTTTTTAATGGATACGGCGCATTATTGAGGTTAACTTTTGAAAATTCATGCTCAGCTAAAAGATGTTTAGACGAATTAGAAATGTCTATTCCGTGAACTTGTAAGCCTAAATCTTTAAAATTTTTAGTTATATCGCCATTCCCACAACCTATATCTAACAGTTTGCTTCCCGGGGTTATTTTATACTTTTCTTTTATATGTTTGCAAAATTTAAGGGGGTAGCCAGATTTTTTACTTGAATAGGTTGTTTCTACATATTTTTCGTTAAATATTGAACTCATTAATTTCCTTGTATCGTATGACAGAATTTATTGGTGAATTTTCGCAGCAAGAAAAAATATTAACGCCTATATTCTGAGCTGATTTGTTGATTGTTGAAAAATCTTCTATTATTTCTCTTAAGTAAGGATTGAAAGAATCGTTATTGAAAAAATTAGAATTAGCATATCCTTTGCTATAATCTAAATCTACGCCAAAAATATAAATATTCTTGCATCCTGACAAAATAGACAGAGAAAGCATATGCAAAGAAACAGTGGATCCGCTACTATAAAGAGCTTTGTAACCCGTGTATTCTTTAAGCTTTTCTTGAATAGTCACTCTCCTTGAGTCTATGTGTCTACAGCAACCATTAGATCTGTCTTCATTATAAAGCTCTAAGCACGTCTTATTTCCAAAATGTCTTTGATCGTAAGTAAAATAATTTACATTAAGTACATTTTCTACTAAATTTTTATTTGTTGTGTCTACGGTGTCTGAATAACAAAGCACTGTCGATGGATTACGGTTGAGCCTTTCATACTCTCTTTTTACTGTGAAAATGCTATTTGCAACCACCCTGTAATCAGCATTTAAATAAAACATTTCGTCAAAGTCATTGACGCTGAGAGTGCAAAATTTATCTTTCGAGTTAGAGAGTTTACCTATTAGGTCAATATAAAGTTTATAGCTAGGTCCAGTAGCTACACATAAACCTGTTTTGCTTTTGTGTTTATCAATTATATCTTTATAAGAAAGTTTCATTTTAGAGATGCTTGCTTAAAAGTTTTTATATTTTACTCCAGAAGATTGAGGGTGCCTTATTGCATTGTTTTTTAAATTCTTCCATTCCGAATTTAGCAATTTCGCTAAGGCATCCTATTTGTTTTTGACTTTGTTCGTTTGAGAGTATTTTTGTGCCACAAAGAATTGCTTCAGCAACAGATCTGCAGAACGGTTCTTTAACTAGCGGGTTGTAAAACATTGTATTGTATTTATTGTAGATTTTCGGCATGTCTTCGTATTTTTTTTGACCTAAAAATTCTATGTTTGGTAAGTTTTGGCACAATATTATATGTATACGATCAGAAGACCATCCAGAAACTACAAACTTTTTATCTGGATTTTGTAGAACGTACTCGAAAAACAAATCTGATCCTTTGCCTTTATGCATGTATCCAGAATAAAGTATTTTATCTTCTCTTTCATTATTATAATTGTAAAACTTAGACACATCTATTGGGTCCGCTACAATTTCTGTATTTTTGAAGATGTCACCAAAAGTTTCTTTAAAGAATTTAAGATGGTAGTCAGAGAGAAAAAATGTTCTTTTGCAATTTCCAAATAATTTGACCATCTCTTCTTGCGATAGATACCCATTTGCGTCGTGTTCTAATCTAACGTGAAACGGGTGTACGCTTAATTCATCCACAATGCCCGGATAGAAGTGGTTTATTCTTGCAAGATTTGAAGATATTACAATATCAAAATCAAAAACTCTTTTAGGATCTTTTAGAGTTTGCCAATTAAGTTTTAAAATATTAAGACCTAAAAGTTTACCTTTATCTATCAGTATCTTATCACTTCTTTGAGCCCCTCCCGGGGCATTTTCCAAATCATTGTCTGCAAGCCATAATATTTTTTTATTGACACAATTCATAAAACCTGTTAATTATATTTTATGTTTAGAGACATAGAAAGTCAAGACTTTTTTTATCTGGTAGGGTTAGCTAACCATGAAACCGTAGTATTAGCTGAAAGCCCAAATGAAGCAGCGTCTATTGGTGCTAAAAAAATATTAAAGAAAAATGGGAATGATACTAACGTTTCAATGGCTATAGTTGTTACTAAAATTAAAGAAAACATTGATGATTGTGAAGTTTTTTCTTTTTCAGAAGTTTTAGGAGACATAGGTCTTTTTTCTCTTGCTAAAGAAATGTCTAACATCAGTGATTTTTTGCTTGACACAAGCAGAAAAAGCACTTAATATCTGAGTGCAGCGAAGATATTAATTACTTTAAGATACCTTAACAGATTACATAAGCAACCTTAAAAATGCCACAAGTAACCCTTAACATATTCTTAAGACCTTAGGAAACCTATGATTACTCATGTTTTAAAAACACAAAGAAGAACTAAAATAGTTTACAAAGAGATGCCTTTAATTTTTGGAATATCTGGTTTAGCCAGATGCGGGAAAGACACTTTCGCTAAATATTTATCTCTTAAGTTAAAAAAACATCAGTACCCTGTGTCTACTGTATCTTTTGCCTCCGCAGTAAAAAAAGATCTTGACAAATTTACTAAAGAAAGCTTAAATATATCTTCTTTTACTGAAAACAAAAAAGAAAAAGAAATAATAAGACCACTGCTAGTTTCTTATGCAACAGATGTTTGTAGGAATAAAATAGATAAAGATTTCTGGATAAAAAAAGTTTCTAAAAGAATAGAAAATTCGGTAGAAAACAAGATAATAATTCTGATACCTGATGTTAGGTATGGAAATGAAGCTAAGTGGATTAAAAAAATGGGTGGTTATGTTATCCATATTCACAGAATAAACAACAAGCCAGCTAATTTTGAAGAAAAAGCTAACGACCCAATAGTTAAAAACATGGCTGATTTTAAGATAAAATGGAAAAATTTCAACAACGAAAAACAAACTTGCCACAACCATATTGCCAAACTATTCAAAAAAAACGGATGGTCACTATATGGAGAATTTAAGTGATATAGATTTAATAAATAATATCAAAAATGATATTAGAACAGAAAACAGTTTAGAGGAGCTTATATCTAGACACTCTGGCATATATTTAGACATTGTTAATTCTTACATGCGAAACACTTACGGCAATGCCTTAAAGCAAGACATCATAAACGAAAAAGATTTAACAATTTATAATTCCGCACTAAAATACAACGAAGAAAAAGGCGCTAAGTTTTCCACATTCCTAGGCAATGAAGCTAAGTGGAAGTGTTTAAATGCTTCTAATAAAAATAAAAAAAACAATAAGTTTATAGAAATAGAAGATGGCACTTTTAATAACGAAAAAGAAAAAATAATATTCATAGAAGCGCCCACAAAAAGAGAAGAAGAAATACTGACTTCTTTCGGGAAAGAAATAGAAAAACAAAAAGACAAAAGAATTAAAAAAATCTTTAAACTCAGATACAAAGGCAACAGAAAACTCACCCCTTGGAGAAAAGTCAGTGAACAAATGAATCTAAGCATACAAGGCTGTATAAACATACATAATTCAGCTTTGAATAAAATATCAAAAAAAATTAAACAAAAATATGAAACTATTACTTAATGCCCCTATTAATTCTTTATCTTTTGGAAATGTTTCAGTTAATATTCTTAAAGAAGTTTACAAAAAAAACCATGAGTTAACTTTTTTCCCAATAGGAGACAAGGTTCAAATAGAAGCTTTTGATAAAAGTAGTGAAGGATTTATATCTTTCTTAAATGATTGCACAAAAAAAAGATACCATACCATAGACAAAGATCTCCCTAGTTTGAAATTATGGCATATTTTTGGTAGCGAAAAAAGACTTACTAAAAATCAATCCCTTCTCACTTTTCATGAAGTTTCTAAGCTAACAGAAATAGAAACTAACCTTTTAAAACTGCAAGATAATATTTTTGTCACATCTAACTACACCAAAGATATTTTTGAACTTAACGGTATCGAGAATGTACATTTCGTGCCACTTGGCTTTGATAAAGATTTCCATGAAACAAATAAAGAGTATCTGCCAGATAAAACTCATTTTGGATTGATGGGTAAGTTTGAAAAACGAAAAAACACAGGAAGAATAATTAAAATTTGGTTGAAAATTTTTGGAAATAATTCTAAATATCAACTAAGCTGCGCAATAACTAACCCCTTTATGGAAGCGAGCTCTTTACAAACAGAAATTTTAAAAATCACTGAAGGCAAGCATTATAATAATATTAATTTTGTCCCTTATATGCAAACAAATTCAGAAGTGAATGAATTTTTAAACAGTATAGATATTGACCTTGGAGGATTAAGTGGCGGTGAAGGCTGGAATCTTCCATCTTTCAACGCTACAGCTTTAGGTAAATGGAGTATTGTAATGAACGCCACAGCGCACAAAGAATGGGCCAATAAAGAAAATTGCATATTAATAGAACCATCTAGCCTTAAATCTTGCCACGATGGAGTATTTTTCAAACCAGAATCTAACTTCAACCAAGGTGAATTTTTTGACATTACAGATGAAGAAATGGAATCTGCGATCCTTGAAAGCGTCGAGTATGCTAAAAAAGAAAACACAGAAGGTAAAAAACTCAAAACAGATTTTACTTACGCAAAAACCCTTGAGACTATTTGCGACACAATGAACGCATTATGAGACAAAGCGACTCTAAAAAAGTATTTTTAATCCCAAAAATCACGGAAAAACTTGGCACAGCAGCTGCTGTAAAGAATATAACTATGTGGTACAATCATAAAACAATTAGATATACATACGAACCTTCTGACAAGGGAATCATTTTTAACTTTGAACTCCCCGGCAAAGCCAAACAAGATGTAAAGGTTTTTCACAAGAACAATTCATTGAACATTAAAGTGAAAAATAAAGACACTTTTAATATCGACCTAGATGAATATTCTCATTACTATAGCGAAGAAAAATACGATTTTAATAAGACTAAAGCTAAAATGCTAAACGGAATGTTAACAGTAAATATTCCAAAAAAGCAAGAACAACAACAGTTAATTGAAATAACTTGATGTTAGTTAAATTGTAAGTTAAAGCGCAGGGCAACCTGCGCTTTAATTTTTTAACAGTAAGTGTATAATCAATATATGATCTACAGTTTTAGAAACACCAAAACAAATGAAATAAGAGAAATCGAAATGCCTATGAAAGATTACAAACCTTATAAAGGCCAAAACGGCAAAGAAGATTTTTGGGAGCGAATTTACGAGTTACCTCAAGTTAATATTGGAAACTCTAAAGCTGGAGATCCATTTGATAAAAATTCTTTTATACATAAAACCGGAAACATGAAAGGTTCTTATGGAGATATGTTAGACTACTCTTCTGAGCTATCAGAAAAAAGAGCAGCTTTACATGGAGGGGAAGACCCAGTAAAACGCAAGCATTTTGATAATTACGAAAAGAAAACTGGCAAAAAACACTTAAAAGATCGCCCTAAAAAAATTGAAACAAAAAACGCTACAATAGAATTTTAAGAGAACCTACAGACCCCATCTATTGCAAAATTTCCAGACTCAGTTATAGGAAAAGTAAAAGCCCCTTGAAAAACGAAACTCTCACCTATCTGTGTAGCCATTTGTTGAGACACTAACTTAGCTCCTGTTATAGAATAAGTAAGTTTATCTGTTGTATAATCATCACAATCCCTTAATTTTATTTTAAAATTATAATCTTGATTCTGGAAAATAACTCCAGTTTGATTACCCGTGTTAAATCCATCAAATATAACATTCATTGATAGCTCCCCAACAGATGGATACATTAATTGTCGCTCAAAAGGATAATCGCTACCGAATCCAACCAAATCTCTTCTTTCAAAAGGTATATTTATTTGATAATTTTGTATTTTTCCAGAAGAAACAAATCTAACTCCCCCATCTTTTTCTGTTGAATCTTCTAATTCTAAAGTTATATCTCCGGGTCTAATAAAATTTTCCTCATTAGCAAAATTACTTATGTAATTCTCTTTTCTAAAATTATTACTTGCTAAAGTGTATGTGTAACTTGTTATGTTTCCGCTTTCTAAAGATGGAATTATATTCGACCCATCATAATCTTGAAATATTACATTTGAACCCGCAAAAGAAACGTTTGCAGAAGGTAAAGCTCCTACAGCTGCCGAGCAAGAATAATTTGTTATATAAGCGTTACCTAGAGCTAAAACCTGCACTCCATTAAAGTTAGATAACCCTGTCACATCCCTTACAGCAGTTCCAGTATCAAACAAGAAAAATAAATTTTTATCAGTTCCAGTAACATTTAAACCACTATAAATACCGACACCGCTAGCATTTAAACCCAAAACTAATTCATTAGAATTATTTTGACTAACATAAGTTATATCACAAGCAACCGTTGGAGGCATATAGTTCGTGTTATAAAGAAAATCATCATAACCTATATGTTTTTTGTTTGCTATATTATTTGAAATAGTGATAGAAGATTCTTGTACTCTATCTATTCTTTTTAGGGAGTATGTGCTTGTATGCGCTTGCGCGGCTGGGCTATCTGAAATTAAAATATCAGTACTGGCATATATTATTCTGTTCGCTCTTGTAGCCATTTACATATATTACACTAAAAATAAAAAAAATGGCAACCCTAAAAGAGCTGCCATTTATTTATCATATATTATTTATTTTAACAGGCAGAAGGCCCAGAAGGGCCAGATCCCCCAACATCTGCAGGGCCAGAAAATGTTACCTCATTATTTGCTGGACCTGTAGGGCCAGAACCAGCTCCACCTGAAGTAGTAGAGCTTAAAATACTAGCATCTCCTCCCGCTGCTTGAAATTCTTGTTGAATTTTTTTACTTAAAATGACTCCAGCTTCCGCCGCGTTAAGACCCTGAGCTCTTACCGCAATATCTAATAATTGAATAAGAACTTGAGCCTCATTTAAATTGAATTTTACATTAACTTCGTTTTCCATAATATTATATAATACAGTATATTGTAAAAGATTATTGTGGTTTTTCAATAACATCCTTTAAAAATTTTACCTGTCCTTCTAAATCTTCTATTTTTGTTTGATGCTCTTTAACTAGCTCTAATAATACGGCTAATATTTCTCCAGTGCTTATAACTCTTTCGTCTTGATAATTTTCGCCTTCATTACACGAAACTGCGCTTGGAATTGCTTTTTCTACTTCTTGAGCAATAAAACCGATATTACATTTGTTTAATTGTTTTGGGTTAGATTTAACTGCTGGTGAATCGCTTTTCCATTTAAAATTAACCCCCCTCATTGACATTACTGTACAAGCTAAACCTCCTATTGTTTTTATTGACGTGATATCAGTTTTGAATCTTTTGTCTGAAGAACAATGCACTCCTACAGTACAAACACATGACGTGCCACATAAAACAGTACCTGTTATATTCGAAGCAGCAACAATATTAGAGCAAGCGCAAACATCACCAGATAAACAAGACTTACCCCCGTTTAGTAAGGCATATCCTCCATTATCTTTATTACCTACTACATTTATATATCCATAAACAGCTAACGCCGCATTATTGCTAGCGCCTATCGTAACATCATTAGCATTAGTTGTTATATGAGCGGGAGTTGTTCCAGCTGAACCAGATGAACCACTTGATCCAGATGAACCACTTATTCCAGAAGATCCAGATGAACCACTTGATCCAGATGAACCACTTGATCCAGATGAACCACTTGATCCAGATGAACCAGATGATCCAGATGAACCACTAGATCCAGAAGAACCAGATGAACCACTTGATCCAGATGAACCCGAAGCTCCATTTGTTCTTACATGCAATTCCCCATTACCATCAACAACTACAAAGTTAGTCAAACTTGCATCCGTATCAAGAGTATCGATGGTTACTTTACCTGCAACATGAAGTGTAGTTGACGGACTTGCTGTACTTATACCAACTTTGTCACTGCTTCCATCGACAAAGAAAAGGTTTGAATCAGTGTCGCCTTCTATTCTAAAATCAAAAGCAGCACCACTTTCGTTAAATACAGTATCTCCATTTCCGTTTATAATAACACTGTTAGAACTAGTGGCAGTTCTTAGTGTCAGTTCGCCTCCAGTCGTACTAACACCTCTTAGATTAACGTATTTATCAGCTCCTTGTCCAAGAGAAAGCTGCGCTCCCATAATAATGCTGTTATAATCATAAAGTAATAATTCTGCCAACACTATACCTCCAGTATTATCCCAATAACGATTCTCTACTAAAGAGTTAACTGCTGTAGAATACTGCCAAAACGCTCCATTGAGTGCAAAATCACCTCGCACATCTAATTTCTTAGATGGATCTACTGTGCCTATACCAACTTTACCATTAGAAAACACAAAATCACTTTCAACAGTGGCATTAGGAGCACTGCCATTCAATGTGATCACACCGTTATCTGTTGATCCCGTTAAACTCAATAAACCAGATGTTCCACTTGATCCAGATGAACCAGAATCACCAGCACTTCCTGAAATTCCACTTGATCCAGATGAACCACTTGTTCCAGATGAACCGCTTGATCCAGATGTTCCACTTGATCCAGATGAACCACTTGTTCCAGATGAACCACTTGATCCAGATGAACCAGATGAACCAGATGAACCACTAGATCCAGAAGAACCAGATGAACCTGAAGAACCAGATGAACCTGAAGAACCAGATGAACCTGAAGAACCAGATGATCCAGATGAACCCGAAGCTCCATTTGTTCTTACATGCAATTCCCCATTACCATCAACAACTACAAAGTTAGTCAAACTTGCATCCGTATCAAGAGTATCGATGGTTACTTTACCTGCTACATGAAGCTTGGTTGATGGACTTACAGTACCTATACCAATATTCCTGCTACTATCAATAACAATGGCAGCATTAGTAATACTACTATTACCAATAAAATTACCGGAAGAATCATTGTTGAAACGAAGTGATAAACCTGCTTTTTTGCTTTGAGGATCAACGCCTAACTGAAAGTAAGAGGTTATATTAGAAGTGTTTTTAGCATTTATTTCTATTCCTTTGCAATTGACATTAGTATTAAAATCATTTTGAAATCTAGCTAAAGTATAAGTAGTATCAATATCAGCACTAACACGAAGCGGCTCACTGTCAGTAGAGCCATGAACCCCAACCCCATCAGCCGTTAAAACTAAAACATTTTCAGTTGCAACACTTTTGAAACTCATATATTCTCCACCGCCACTATGATTATAATGAATCCAACCAGCATCATTTTCAGCAGCGTCACCAAAATATATGTATGAGTCACCATCATTCTCAGTATGTAAAGAAAGAGCCGATATAGTAGTATCTTTTATTACCAACTGAGCATTAGTATTTGCATTCGTACTAGTATCTGTTTCTGTTATTGTTAGAGTGCTGCTATCAAAAACAAGATTGCTTTCAACAGTAGCATTAGGAGCGCTGCCATTCAATGTGATCACACCGTTATCTGTTGATCCCGTTAAACTCAATAAACCTGAAGAACCAGATGAACCACTTGATCCAGATGAACCACTTGATCCAGATGAACCACTTGATCCAGATGAACCACTTGATCCAGATGAACCACTTGATCCAGATGAACCACTTGATCCAGATGAACCACTTGATCCAGATGAACCTGAAGAACCAGATGAACCAGAATTACCAGCAGTTCCATCTACACCTGAAGTTCCACTAGATCCAGAAGAACCAGATGAACCACTAGATCCAGAAGAACCAGATGAACCAGATGAACCACTAGATCCAGAAGAACCAGATGAACCAGATGAACCACTAGATCCAGAAGAACCAGATGAACCTGAAGAACCAGATGATCCAGATGAACCCGAAGCTCCATTTGTTCTTACATGCAATTCCCCATTACCATCAACAACTACAAAGTTAGTCAAACTTGCATCCGTATCAAGAGTATCGATGGTTACTTTACCTGCTACATGAAGCTTGGTTGATGGACTTGCAGTACCTATACCAACATTACCATTATTTAGAATTGTTAATTTATTATTATAACCGCCACCTGCATAAGTATAAAATTCTACTTTTTGTGCAGCTCTTAATACTATTGAATTAGTCGAATGGGCTGCGGTAATAGTAAGGTCATTACTACTTGCATCTCCCGCTTGGTTTGTTAAAGTTATATCAGCACCAATAATTGATCCAGACTTACTAAAGTTAAACCCTTGCCCGAAAATATTTCCCCTAACATCTAACTTAGCAGTCGATAAAACAGCCGTTGTGCCTATACCGACATTACCATCACCTAATATAGTTATACCATTTGTTTGAGTAGACTGGGTGTATATTTTAATAGCATTATTTTCAATATTATTAATAAATAACTCTGCTCCATTTAAACCTATTCTAGAACCGTTTGATGTTCCGTATCCAGTTGTACTGTTATGAAACCTTAATTTATTATCAACCCCAGACACTTCATGTAAATCCAAGCCAGTCATTTCAATTACAGGAGCATCAAAAGCTGTTGTATCTGTAGTGTAAACGCTGCCAGCGGATAAGCCGCCAAAACGGTTAGAAGCAAGATAATCTGATGAATAACCATAAGCTTTGACTGACACTCTTATTCCATTTCCTGTGCTTACTCTATGGGCTATTGTAATGTAGTATTGACCAGTAGTTGTGTTAAAATTAATTCCTTCTATGCCCCATTGACTAGAGATTGCCCCATAAACAGATGTATAATAATTTGTATTATCATAAATTTGTGAAGTATAATTTCCTGAAGTTCCTCCCGGGACGTTTAACCCAACTGAAAACACTTTAGTTAATTTACCAGTACTTAACTGGTTACTATAAGTAGAAGTGAGCGTTACTTCTAAATACCCCCAAAACAGAGTTCCGTTAAAATAAGGAAAAGATATGTCAACTTTTTGATTAGCTGTAGAGTTAGGGAAACTAATACCAAAAACTTTTTCTGCTGTATAGGAATTAGTACGAATAGATGTTCTATTATTATCTAATCCATAAGCTGGGGTTGTTGTACCTATACCAACTTTACCATCAGAAAACACAAAATCACTTTCAACAGTGGCATTAGGAGCACTGCCATTCAATGTGATCACACCGTTATCTGTTGATCCCGTTAAACTCAATAAACCTGAAGAACCAGATGAACCACTTGATCCAGATGAACCACTTGATCCAGATGAACCACTTGATCCAGATGAAC